ATGGTAATGGATGTTGGACCTTTTAGATTTTATCGTGTTCAAGAGGGTGGCACTCTTTGTGTCAGCATCAAATGGTTGGATAATTTACCCTTTGGTTGGGAATATAGTTGGGCAGATGTAGCTAGAGGTGAAGAACATCCCTGGATTAATTTAAGAATTGGAAAACTTAATATTTTTTCTTTTGAAGCTTGGAGATGGGGATTGGAATTTTGGTTTTTGGGATTTTGGATTATTTTATAAGATAGGAGAAAAATGTGGAACCAATAAATGAACGTGAAGCCCGTCAGTATTTCGATGACATTTATTTGGCAATTTTAGGTTCAAATATAAAGAACGGACATACTCAAGATCCAGAAGAACTTTTAAAAATAGCTCATCGTCAGTGGCAAGCATTAATAAAACACATGAAAGAGTTAAGGGTAGACGAGATTTAAGCAGTACGATATAAACTAAAAACACAAAGGAGAATCAAAATGGCAAGACGTACATTATCAGCACAAGTCAAAGAAGGAATCCTACGCGATTTAGCGGCAGGTGTTAGTCCAGCAGTTGTAGCAAAAACGTTTGGAATCAGTATTCCAACAGCGTATAATTATAAAAATCGCGCTGCGGCTTCAGCAGTACCAGTAGAGCAGTTGGAGAACACGGCTGGTTGCTAATGGATCTGCATTACAGCATAAGAGAGCTAAATGATATCGAGGCAAGGGTGAGCCGTTCCATTGGTGCATTAGAGGCCAATGGAACGCTCATCGGCACCGAACACTCTCTGATCGTAATAAAGAACTTGATTGAAGAGAATAAGCAGCTTAGGGATGAATTGGTGAAAAGGAATTCAAATGAATCTTAAATTCTTCGATCTCGCTAAGAAAGTTTCAAAGCTTTCCAATCACAAGCATCATAAGATTGGTAGTGTGATTGTGCGTGGAAACAAAGTAATAAGTGTCGGAATCAATAACATTAAAACCCATCCTCGTAGCTTGCACCCGTTCTTCTCGCTTCATTCGGAGATGGCCGCTATCTTGTTGGCCAAGCAGGATTTAATTGGTTGTGAAATTTATGTGTTCAGGCAGATTAAGGATGGCACTACTGCAATAGCGAAGCCCTGCCAGTATTGTGAGCAGATGATTAAAGAAGCATCGATAAAAGAAATACATTACACTGTTACAAATGGGTATAAATCGGAGAAAGTGAATGCGTGAAGTTAAAGGTAATCTTTTCGACCAAAAGGTAGATGTCGTTTGTGTGACAACCAATGGCAGCTTAAAGGCTGATGGTAGAGCCGTTATGGGAGCTGGTTGTGCAAAGCAAGCAGCTGAAATGTTTCCAGAACTTCCATTGATCCTAGGAACGAAACTTCAAACATTTGGGAATTACCTTCATTATCTAAAATACTACGAAGATCGTGGTTACACAATCTGCTCATTTCCTGTAAAACATTTCTGGCAAGATCAACAAGCGGATTTAAAATTAATCGAAGCATCTTGTAAGGATTTGGTTGAATCTACAATGCCAGATGTCAAAGTTGCACTTGTGCGTCCTGGATGTGGAGTAGGTAGAAGGGATTGGGAAACAGAAGTAAAACCCCTTTTGTCGAAGTACCTTGATGATCGCTTCATCGTGGTGGATAATGGAAATGTGTAGCCATTCCCACACTAAGATTAAAACTTCTCATTATCCATTGACGGGTGATGGACAACGTGTGTGGATCTTAAACGAATTTTGTTTGACTTGTGGGGAAAAACTTAAAACGAAAGAAAGGATATTTTATGGAAACAATTAAAACAAAGAAAGAAAAGAAAACCAAAGCAATAAAGAAACAAAAAATTAATCGTAATAAAGTTCTTTACAAAAATCTGCTTGATCTCAGAGAATTATTGAAAGACAAAGAAGAGTACCGACTAGGATGAAAAAGTTACTCGTTCTTTCTTTGCTGTTGACAGGCTGTGCTTCTGTAAAGTATAGAGTTGTTGGGTGGTATGGGGTAAGTACAGATACGGCCAATCACGTTATGCTGGAAAATGGAAAGGTAGCTACTATTGTAGGAAACCCAAGAATTACCTGCTACACTGATTATGTGCATCTTTTAGCAGATGGGTATTTTGTGAACCTTTTTGGGGGATATTTAGTTGTAGATCAATTTGGCAAAGATTATGTATGGCTTAACGATTCAGGAAACTATTGTGTGCTTGGAGACAAAGAGTAATGTGTTGTCCTAAGTGTGGTGTAATACTTCATTTAGATCCACAGAGTAAAGAAACGAACATGTCTTTTAACACTACAAAGTTTGGTAAGGTTCCTGAAGGATTTTATCAATGCTGGGGTTGTGGCTTTGCAAGACCCGAAGTTTGGTGGGATGCGATTGAGCTTGATGTGCACACAGAAATTAAATTCCCAGAAGAAAAGAAAGAGGAAGAGTTGCCAGAAGAATTAACTGGATATTGTGAAAGCCCATGGGCGGAATAAAATGAGTGGTATTAGAAAACTTAAAATTACTTGTCCGAAATGCAGTGGCTTCCGTGCCATTGCTGGTAAAAGTACTGGAGCTTATCCTGGTGTACCTGCCACTCTGCCATGCCCACGTTGCAATAGCACAGGTGAAGTGTTCGAAGATAGTTTAACTGAAGCAGAAAGAAATCCAAAGCCAAAACAATTCTTTTTAAGAGATGACAACCCCTAATGTCAAAGAAACAAAAACTCAAAACAGGTCCTAAATCCAAACCTACCTGTGCTAAAGGACATAACATTGCTGTCGTGGGCCGTACTAAGTCGGGTAACTGTAAACAATGCAAGAGCGATTATTACAGAGTACGTAGAGAATTTATTCGTGACCATTTCAATGAAAAGCTCTCTTAAAACTATAATAAAATGTGGTATTATTAGATACCATACACGCTGTTATTATAGTTTAAGGAGCCACATATGAATGCTCATGCTGAAAAAGCAATTTTAAAAAATAGGAATGGATACAGAAAAACAATGCCAAATTGGAAAAAGCTTGATAGGAAAATTAAGCAAGCAAATAAAAATTTTAGGTTAGTCAAAAGTACTTATCGTGGATTTAAATATTATGCCCAATTTTTTGATGTAAAATTTGGATATTTTTGGGCTAGAGTTGCAGATGTATATTTTGGTAAAATACGACACCATCCTAAAGATAGTAACATAAGAGTCAAAACAGCAAAAGAAGTTGAACAACTTGTTCAACTTAAAAATCCAAATGTATCTCTTATTTATAAAACGTATAAAGGTTCTAAAATTTTATGCAAGTGGTTTGAAAAAGGTTACGGATATTTTTGGTCAGTTCCAAATTATATGACGGCTAAGAAAAATGAAACCGTTGGGCATCCGAAATCTATGGGACTTCGCATAACCAAAGTTAAAGAGCGGAATTTATTAAATAAGTACGGTGTTACTAACGTAATGCAGATTCCTGAAATAGCCTTTAAATCCCAACATAACGGTCTTTATATTACCGTTTTAAAACATTGGAAAACAGGTAAAAAACTTTTTTGTAAAGGATCTTATGAAGTTAGAGTTGTAAGCTTTTTAAATTTTAATAAAATAGATTTTAATTGGCAAATCCCAATTAAACTCCTCAATAGCAAACGTTTATACATTTGTGATTTATACCTTCCCGATTCTGATGTGTATATCGAAATTAAAGGATGCTGGAGGGGGCCCTCTCGATCAAAATGGTTAGAATTTAAACACAAATTTCCAAATTCCGTCTTATGGTCAACGAAGGTGCTTAAGCAATTAGGAATATTATGAGTAAAAAACAAAAGTATAGTGACAATTGTATACTCGTAATTGATATCGAGGCAACATGCCTTGAAAACCAGAATGGTCAACCACAAGAAGAATTTATTAGCGAGATTATCGAAATTGGCTACGCCGTTCTGGATTACAAAATAAACGAAATTAAAGGAACGGGATCAATAATTATTAAACCCATACAATCAGTAGTTACGAAATTTTGTACTGATTTGACTGGACATACTCAAGAATCTGTAGATCGTGGAATTTCTTTTGCAGAAGCATGTCAGACATTGCAAAGTGATTTGATGTCTGGTGGTAGGCTTTGGGCTTCCTACGGAAATTACGACCTTGACATGTTTAAAAAGGAATGCCAGAGAAAGAACGTTAAGTATCCGTTTGTTGCACAGCACCTCAACATAAAAGCGATGGCGACTGTGCTTAATGGCAGTGTTAATGGATTAGGACGCACCCTATCCTTACTCAAGATGAACTTTGAAGGGCGGCACCATTCAGGCCACGATGATGCTTACAACACTGCCAGGATTCTCCAGCATTACAAGAATAAATTTGGAGCACAAATTTTTGCATAATTGTATCTGCGGTCATTCTGAAGAAGAACACGAAGCACATAAACTTAGTATGATGAATCTAGGTGGTGTTCATTGGTGTAGAGGGTGTTCTATTGAAAATAGATTTTCTCCTCCAAACATGTTTCACGATTTCAAATTAGACAATCTCTCTTATATTGAAGATTTAGCTAAGAAAAAGGGCCTAATTTAGTTGATTTTTAGATGCAAAATAACCCTTGACAAACCTTCCTTTTTCTGCTATACTTAAGAGACAAGGAATAGAAGCAAAAAGGAGATCAAACTATGACTCACAAGAGCGTAATTTTGTCTGCCATTGCCCTTGCTTCAATTCTTACCCTGGGGATCGAGAAAATTATTTATTTGCCCAGCACAATGAAGGTGTATCGTCGTAATTTGAAGGATCTGCATTATTACAAAGAAGCTACACTCTTAACTGACTGTCTTTATCGTGAAGGCACTCCAGTCAGCACTAGAACGATTAAAGAAACTCTTGAAGCTATTGATAAGTTTGTACCTAAGTATTTTCCCAACGGTCCTTACACTCGTGAAGATTTTGTAGCTATGGCATGGTTGGAATCTGGGTTTAATCAGTTTGAAGTGGGAACTCATGGAGAGAAAGGTATTTTCCAAATCATGCCGGATGAATACCAGGATAACAACATCAAATTAAATAAATACGATATTGCTACCAACACTGAACTTTGTATGACTGTTTTGCAAGCAAAGTTTCACAAATTTCCAGATTATAAAAAAGCCGTGATTGCTTACAATGGGGTTGTTCGAAATAAAAACGGCAAATGGTCAGAGAAGTATTGGAAAGGTTTTGAGAAGCGCAGATCTGTGGTGGATACGTTATTTAATTCATGAGGATAAAAGTTTTATGCAGATGTGGGCATGAGAAACGGGAACACCAAAAAGATTATATAGTTTGCGTTGGATGTTTTACTAAATATGAAGGTTGGAAGAGGAACAAAAATACAAAAGCTTTGGAACTTGGATGTAGAAAGTTTGTTCCAGATAACCTGGATTACATAGAAAAGTTGGCAAAGAGTAGAGGACTTGTGTGAGTACATTTTGGCTGTCTATTTTATTCTTTGTGATTGGATTGATTGAATTTGCGGTCGATCAATACGAGAAATTAGTATCGGTCAGGTTAAAAATACTGCCCACGTTGCTTTACAGTGTCATAAACAACTCGATTGATTTTCTTATGTACGTTTTTCTCTTTAAAATTTTGATTCAGTTTTGGGAGAATTGGCACGATGGGGTTCACGACTATTACAAACTCATTCCCTTCATTGCGTATACGGTTGGTAAGATTGTTGGAACTGTCGGAGCCCTTTACGTTTATTCTGAAACAAAGAAAAAGAAAGACAGAGAAAAAGCTTTAAAATTAGCTGAGCGGCAGCACAAGAAAACAAATGGCAAGAAACGAACCAAGAGACAGAAAGCTAAAGATGACAAACATAATTCAGATGTAGCAGCTACTATGCTTGATCCTGTTGAAATGGAAGATTTAAAAGCAGAAGTGAAAGAACGCGCCATTGAAAATGCAACGCAGCAAATTTCTAAAAAAATTGACGAGGCTCTAAATGAAAACAATTAAAGCAAGTTTAAAATTAAATAAGAATGGTAGGTTGTTTTGCAGCGTTCACAACACGTACAGAGTGGTTAAACCGCCAAAGAGTAATTGTAAAATTTGTTGGGTTCTTTACAACAACTCTTCCAAGCAAGATATCATAGATTATTTAACAGAAATCTTGGATAGGAACGGAACATTATAAATGAACCCAATTAAAGCGCAACGTACCTGGCATTCCCTTTCAACCAAATGGATTAATGCTTCTCCCTACGGGATGGGAAGTTTTTCTCCACGACCCAAAAGAAATTCAAGACGCAAATCTAAAGTGAAGCGAGGGTTGTTGGTGAATTATATTCCCGTAGAAGTGGTAAACGCTATCACAGGTGAAGTATCAAAAGGGTATATGCGTGACCTTTCAATTAAACGGTTGCGTAAATGGCTTGAATTCCACAACCACAAAGCCCAGGTGGAGCAAGTGTACCTTTCAAATAAAACTACCCTTCAGCACTTATCTGAAAAGGATATAAAAGATTTCCCCATCCTAATAAAATTAGGCAGGTATCAAGTACCCTACTTGATCGACCACGCTAGAGCGGATATAATTGTACGTGGTAGGAAAACAGTGACACTCAATTTAAAAACTGTGGATAATTTAAAATACCTTGAAACTATAGCAGATAGAAAGAGTAAAGTGATTAGATTATTTAATAAAATTAAGAAAACTAAAAAGTCTAAATGATAAATAAACAGTGGATGAATGATTTTGCTTATGAGGTAAAGAAATGTCCCAAATGCCATCAAAAATCCTTCTGCTTGATTTTTAGCAGCGAAGAGTTTGGAGATGAGTGGGAATGTGCTGAAGACAGGTGTGGATACAATCCAAAGTGTTCATGCAACAATTGTAAAATAAGATGAAGTATCCAGGTGATTGGTTTTGTAAATTGTGTGAAAAACAATTTAAAAGCCACCTTCAAATCGGTGAAGAAGCGATTGAGTTTGATTACCTAAATGAAAACGGTGGTAAAATTAAAGTAAAAAACAACAATAATTGGTGTTTTGAAGATGTCCCCACCGCCAATACAGAACAAAATAGTTGGGTATTTGAGCCTGTAGATAACTTGACCCAGGTTGAACTATTGGCTAAACAGAGGGGCATAACAAAAGGGAAAAACCCTAGTAAAATACCCCTTGACAAACAAGAAGATAGCAGGTATACTATAAAATAAAGATAGGGCAGAGAAGGTTGAGATATGAAAGGTAAGAGCTTAATAGGAGGTGTGGAACAAGAGGGTAAGAGGATTTACCCTCCAGATTGGCCTTGTAAAGCTTGTGGTAGAGCTTGGAAGGTTCATGTGAAAAAAGGGGAGCCCTCTTACGATAAAAGTCCTTGGCTAGATAATTGGTGTTGGGGACGGATTAAAGGATCAGACAAATTAATGGAGAATCAATTAAAGAAGCTACTCTTCTTCATACCTGTAGACAATCTTTCATACATTGAGATTAAAGCCAAGTCAGCAGGGAAGTTGAATAAAAGGAATAAATAATGGGCAGTTGTCTTTTGTTGATAATTTTATTGCTTTCTGTTAAGTGTTTGCTTGCAGGACATATTTTAATAGGCGTACTTCCATGGATGATTTTAGGAATTGGTGCATATTTTCGACCCAATTATCCGTGGGGTCCTGATGGTCCTCGCTAAGGAGAATGAATAAAATGTCTTATCCGATATCTAGATGTCGCTTTCCAAATGACGTGCTTAAAATTATTTCCTTGGCAAGTAGCCACGGAATAGCAGCTTCTGTAATTGAAGCAGAAAAAGCATGGGAAGAGGCTTCAGATGATGCTTGCGCTGGATGGCTTGGTGTAAATGCTTTTAGCGATGAAGAGATTTGGGATAGGTTGCCCAGTTGGTTTAAAGGCGAAGAAGAGGATGATGATACAAATGATTAAATGTGTCATAGATGACGGAGCAAAACTCAAAATATACATTGTTGGTCTTTTTCTTGGATTCTTGTGTGGACTTGAATTTGGATATGCCATCTGGGGGATAAGATGAAACGAGAAATGAACATCCTTGACAAATTCGCTTACTGGGTATATAATTTTATTATGTGGGCGACAAGGTGAGTAGAGCGAGTTGTCTCTGTCCAAAGTGTTCAGATGAACAGTTTGATCCATCTGAATGTATGTTTTGTGCTAGGAAAATAAAGGGTAAAGGGAATTTGAGAAGCACAAGCGGAGCTAGAATGTGTGTTGGATGTTTGAAAGAAGCTATGAAATTACTGGCAGAAATAATCGAGAAAGAGGCTAGTTAAAAATGTTATTCACTTTTTTGTTTCATGATGGAAGTGAGATTGTATTTCGCGCTTCCGATGTAAAACATTTTACAGGTCACGCAGCGATTACAGATGCTACAATCGTAAAGAATACAAAGAATGGAGTTCCAGTTGGAAAGCATTTTGATAGATTTAATATTGCATTGAATTCAGATCTTTTTGGAATGTATCCAGAAGAGGAAGCAAAAGAGTTTGTTGCTAATTGTACTGGTTTTTGTCATATCCATCATTTGACACTTACATATTCTGGTAAGTGCCCTACGTGTGCCGAAGGAGAAATACCATTCTAATGTCAAATAAACTCTATCGTTGTGTTCGCCAAGGACATGTAGCTAAGCTCTTCGTAGATAATACAGAGTTATTATTGGATGTGGCTAATCAATTACACCCTTCTGATGCTACATGCGAATTTGGTTATTTTGGGAGTGGACCTTCACAGACGGCACTGGCCATTCTCTTTGATGCGACTGGAGATAGAGAAAATTCATTAAAGTACTACCACGATTTTAAATTTGAATTCATCGCTCCTGCTCCTTACGATCTTGGGTTCACAATTTTAGAAGAGCAGGTAAAATCATGGCTTAAAAACCGTATCGAAGCTAACAACAATAGTGGGCCAAGTGGGTGGGGTTGGGGAATTTAAATGAGAATTGGAGGTTGTTTTCATGCGTAAATTGGAAGCAGTATTTGCTGTTGCACTCGGAGTAGCGTTGGTTGCCGTTCTTATCTGGGGTATTGCAAAAGCTACCAAAGATTTGGCTAATACCATTGCGATGGGTATTGGTAACATTTCTACTCCTGTTGAATAAGTGGAGAATTTTATGATCCCTTGCGTGATGTGTAATAAAGAGTTTGAGAAAAATCAGCTTGACTTTCTTGGCCGCTGCGACGATTGTTTTAAGCTGTTCATGACAATGCCAGAAGCAGATAGGCCGAAGCTAGGTGTGCCCTTCGTACCTATTTATAATGGCGATAAATAATGATGACTGAGTTAACTAGGTTGTTGTGGTCTTTATTTGCTGTCGGTATACTATGGATTTTGTGGCGATAAATATCTCTTGACAAAGGGACAAATAGCTGCTACACTAAGTTTATAAGAAGTTCCTTGATAGCGGGAAGATAACCACAAAGACGTTAATCAGTCAGGTGTGGAAAGCAAGGTAGGAAAGTGTCCCCTTCTTCTAAGGGCTACCGAGAAAGTATACGAGAGCAGAGGATGTTGCTAGGAGTGATTACTTACCAATACCCTCTCTCGCTACCAAGGAATAGATTTGAAGGAGGCCACGGTTGGTCTTAAACCCTAAACGATCCTTCACCAATTTATGAACAAACTAATTAAAATAGCTGTGTGGGCATTGGTAATAAGCATTCTTGCTTCCAGTGTGGGATTGATAGCAAGGGCTTTTGGGGATGATTACAAAACTCTATCACATCAATTCAACGTTGTATACGCTGATCTGCTTTCTAAGAAAATCAAAGCATTCCCAAAGAATGCTCCTGTTATTTTGTTCCTAAAGAATGGTTCTGAAGTGGTTGGAATATTTAAAGGGTATAGCGAATACGATGAAGGTATTTGGATTAAAGAAAGAGGACATTGGTTGCAATCAGTTTACGGAATCAATGAGCTGTTTGACGTTTCTATTAACGTGAAGGAACCAGTGTAGAGGAATTATAATGATTGTATACTTATCTATTCTTGGAAAATTATTTGTTGATGGTGTAACAATAAGTATATTTCCCCATGGACCACTTCTTTTCGATGTATACAACTTAACTGGATACCTGATGGAAGTTCTGTTTAATGGAGATCGATTGAACGTTATGTTTGCTCTGTTACATTTTTGGGGCGTACTATGATTACAACTGAAAATGGAATTACGTGGTATTGAATAAATGAACATTGAAAACTTCTGTGAGTTTGTCAAAGGCATTCATGCCGATCCCTTCAAATTGGTTAAAAATTTAACTTTGAGAGAGTATTACGCTTTGAAGGATCACATCCAGATGTGTAATAAATGTACACAGCTTTTAGATGATGTGAATGAAAAGTACAGAGATTACAAACCAGATCCTAATTTTAATGATGGGAGGTTTAATTAAATGTTTTGTATAAATTTACACAATTTCTTTGCAGATGCTGGCGAATGGTTTCTTTCTTGGCCACATCCTAAAGATTTTAAACGCAAGCCTTTTAGAGAGTGGGGCAGATAACATGAAATGCTGGTGGATATTCTTTCATGAATGGAAAATATGGGAAGATGTTCAAATTTATGACCCGTATGAAGGATTGGAAAATAGTGGCCAAAGACGTTACTGTACAAAGTGTGGAAAGAAACAAGTAAGAAGGGTATTTTAATATGGCTGATATGCAAAAAGTGGCAAGCAGCAATATTGATGAAATAGGTTACGACAAAGTTGCTTGTGTCCTTTATGTTCGTTTCACTTCAGGCACTCTTTATAAATACTCCAACGTAGATGAAGGAGTGTTTGACCGATTTAAATTGGCTAAAAGTAAAGGAGCCTTCTTTGCAAAAGAAATCAGAGCGAGTTACAAAGCCGAAAAAGTCTAAGAAAGTATTTACCCCAAGTACACTTGAAGATCGCATAGAATTTTTGAGGAGTGCTATTAGAAGTGCAACCGAGAGAGATGGAGTACCCTGTATGTGTATTCTCTGCGAGGCATTACAGTTCGACTACATGGCTAAAATGGGTGAAATAAATTTAAAGACGGGAGAACGAAAATGATTCACTTAAAGAGATTCGGGATAGGGTTGTTATTTATTTTGTTTATTTCGTTCATGTTAGCATTTATTTTTACGTTGGCAACATTTCCACGAGTAGCTCTTGGTTCGCTAATTGTATGTTTAGCTTATTTTATTGGTGCATTTATATCATCGGAGTAAGTAGTGCAAGTAAATCCTCAGAATTATTTGGCTGAGCACAATCTTTGGGATATTGATAATTTAAAAGCTCACGCCGAACAGAATAATGTTCAAGTGATTGAGTCTAAAGATTATCCGTTTCTTGTTATGTTGCATTATAAAAATGATTGTGTTTGGGATAATAACTGGAGCCCTTTTGCGCGTATGTGTCGGGGACTTATTTTAGATATGCACGATCAAAGGGTCCTAGCCTATCCCTATGATAAGTTTTTCAATATGTCCCAAGTTCCCGAAACTAGCTACGATGTTTTAAAAGATAAGAAAGAGTTCGAAATCTCTGAAAAACTTGACGGCTCAATGATTTTGGTGTTCCAAGATCCTTCTACTGGAGAGTATGTAGCCACCACTAAAGGGTCCTTTGGAAGTGAACATGGCAAATTCGCTACGTCAATATTACCAAATTCTATTAAACAAACTAAATGGGTTGAAGAGTATACATTAATGTTTGAGTTGATTTCTAGAGAGTTTCGTATAGTAATCGACTACAAAGCAAAAGGATACGCAGAAGGGCTTTATTTAATTGGCGCAAGAGAACGCAAAACAAATAGGTTGCTTACCTACTCTGAGGTGGCCGAATTAGCTGCCTCGCTTTCGATTCCAGCCCCGAAGAGTTACTCCTTTGACTCCTTGGACCAGTTGGTGGAAAAGACGAAGGATTTGCCTATGTCCGAAGAGGGCTTTGTTTTACGTTATCCCGATGGGTTAATGGTTAAAGTGAAGGGTGCCGCTTATTTAAAAGCGCACAAGTTTATAAGCTGTTTGTCTGATAAAAATATCCTTGAAGCGGTAAGTGAAGGCGTAGAAGGTCCTTTCATAGAAATTTGTCCAGACGAGTTTCAAGCTGACGTGATAGAGAAAATTGCTTATTTTAAAAGCCGTAAGGTTGATCTTTTGAATCAGTGTTATAAATACTTTGCTGAGGCACCTAAAGAAGAGGGACGTAAAGTTTTTGCTCTTTGGGTCCAAGCCAATGTGACACAGAGCTTGAAGGGCTGCTTATTTCAATTGATGGATTGCAAGATGTTGAAAGATAAAGACTTGTATGATATAATTAGTAAGACAGAGAAACCGAGTGTGAAAACCAGGATATGATTAAACAATTTGCAATTGCGGTAGCTTTGGTACAACTAAGTGTGCAAGCATTTGCTATTTGTATTTATAATGCTGACTATAAATTGGTATGCACACATGAAGCTAGTGTTGTATTACCAGCGAAGGATGCACGAAACATTTTAATGAATCACATGTATCAACAACATGTAGAAGCTATTGATTGGTGGCTTAAGGAAATTAATAGTAGAATAGAAAAGGAATCACGACACTTAAATGCATCTACTCGTATAAATGTAACGGCAGCGAGTGGAGAAGTGCAAGAATATTTAGCCTTGACATATGAGGACGAAGGATATCATTCTGAATTAACACCAGGATGGGATATGAAAAAGAAGATGCCTGATGGAAGGACATATTTGAGTTTATCGTGGTAATTAAAATATGAAGCCTGATGAAATTATGTTGTTGGCAATAGCCGGAGTACTTATTGGAATATTGTGCAACTTTCCAGTTCTAGCTTTCTCGTGCGTTGTTCTAGCTGGTATTTCCTTTTGGATTGGTATTCAATGACATCTGCATGGGGACAGTTCAGGGATTTTATTAATTCCAAAGAAATTGGATATACCTTCAATCGTCAAAAATTATTTGAGAGTCTTTCTAGAATTAACCCATCTACTATAGATGCGTATCGTTCTCTCATTCAACAAGCTAAGTTTATTGTGAGAGTCGGTCGTGGACAGTATAAACTTATTTCGCATTTGCCAGAAGGATTGACAATGGGTTCTCTCTTTGCGTTACTGTGTGGAGACAATCTTACGTATGTTGAATCGCTGCAAAATCAAAAAGATTTTAAAATACTTAAAGATCAATTTATAAAAGAACGTAAGGTAGTACTTTCACAATTGATAGAAGATGCTCAAAAGCATGTCGAGTATGCACAAACGATTGAGTTTCCAGCTCTTGGATTAAAGAAACAGATACGAACCTGGAAACGGGAACTGGAGAAAACTCCCAATCCAACCAAAGCATGGCTACAAAAGAAGAACAGTAAATGAAAAGAATTCATAAAATAGATTTTGCTGAAGAATTATTTAACAGGCCAGATGAACGTAAGCCACCGTTAAAAGATGGTATTTTTTATTTGAAAGCGACTTTTATTTGTCCAGAATGTGAATACAAAGAAGATGTTCTTATTAATAAAGACAAAGAAGTTTATCATGAATGCAATCAGGGTAATTTTAGAGCTGTAGTTCCAGAACTTAAAATACCAACATCATCACAGCCAGTTGTAAACGTAAAGGCAATCGAGGCACCGAGAAAAAGGAGAATCAAATGAATAATTTGTTACTAGCTTCAGACGTGTTTCTTTTAATGGTGGTCCTATTCTTACTTCGTCGTGATTTTCAAGTGAGATTGGCACGTAAGCATCATAAACGATTGCCGAGGTAATAGAATGTCTACAAAGATACAAAAGAAAAACTATAAAATTATTATTGGTACTTCTTTCATCCTATTAGGTTTATTAGGTGATTGGCGATTATTTTTAAGCACCTTACCAATTGGGTTATTATGGTTTCTTCTCGGTCTGACAATAAGTAAATAAAATGTTAAAACTATTTGTTGATGATTATCGACCCGCTCCAGAAGGTTGGCATTTAGCTAAGACAATTACGGAAGCGGTTCGTATTTTGTCTGGGCCTGTCTATGCCGATGTTGTGAGCCTCGATCACGATATCATTTACCGTGAGGGGAAGCATTCTTTCTCTGAAGAAACTTTTGCTACTGTGGCTCGTTATATTGCATTGATGTCAAAAGAAAGATTGCCTAAGATCGTATACATCCATACTGCGAATCCAACAGGTGCGAGGGACATTGAAGAAATCTTAGATGGAATTGTACCTACAGAAAGAGTTGGAGATTCTGTTAATTTTGATTTAACAGCTCCTTCAACATACAAAGAAGATTTAATTAAAGCAGAACAAGAACGGGAAAAGAATGCCCAAGAACATAAATTCGAAGGAGAATTCTAATGGCTAAAAATAAACCAACTAAACCAAAAAATATTTGGCAATATTCTAACTGGCTTTGTAAATCTGGAAGGATTACCCAAGAAGAATACGCAACCCTTTGCCAATTTGCGGATAAATTGGAACAAGATACATTTGATCTTTGCTTAGAATAAAAGTATGCATTGGCCTCGGCACTGCTTTACTTGTAAAGTGTGGAGAAACAAAACAATTCGTGGATGGTGGTGCTTTTATTTTCACAAGACATCTTGTATAGTTTTAGGATGTTGTGCGGAGAAATAGTATGAAGAATAAAATTGGTTGGCCCGAAGCATTGAAAGCGGTTGTTTATTATCTGGTAATAGGTTGGGTTCTTTCTTCCATAGCGTCTTGTACGGCCAGAGCTATTGAAGCAGGAAAACAGATTGGACAACCACGACATATACATGCAGTAGGAGAAAAATATGAACGATGACAACATTGTACCTAAAAGACTTTATAATATAAAATTATTGAATGAGGATTTACAAAAGCAAAATAACGATTTCTTTACCGCAGAGAATGTAAAGATTTCTCCCGCAGGTGTATTAGAAGCCGATAGAGTTTGGCAGGATGTGGAGTTTACAACCAAAGTATTTTATTCCGGCCCATATTTAATTACAGAGCTTGGACCTGATGAATTAGAAGAATGGTTTTCTCCAGAACAGAATCATCACCACCATCATGAGCACGAAGAGGATGAGGAATAATTATGGATGACAAGAAATTTAAAGAAATGGCTGAGTTTGAAGCGCAGAATGATTGTACCGTAATTTCTCCGTTCTTTGCTAGGCAAATTGAAGAAGCAAAACAAGCCGAAGAACAAATTAAACAAAAGCAACATTTCTTTTATGTTATCTTACAAGACAGGGAAAGAAAGATTGTTGACATTACACATTACAACGATTATGATGTTGCTTTAATGCGCGGAATGGAAAAGTCTAAAGAGACTGGAACATACTGGTCGATCTATTCCCTTAATGGTAAATTTGTGGATGGCAACTTTGTTGGAAAATAAGTTACCTTGTATTATTTGTAACAAAGAATGGATTGAGCATCATCTAGCAGAATATTATGGAGATTTGTTTCTCCCTTTTTGTTATCCTGTTAAATCAAATAATCCTATGGCACATTATACACCAATGAATAATCTGGATTACATAGAGTACCTTGCAAAACAGAGGAACTTGGTGTAAAGTTATGAGAAGGGATTATTTAGATGGGTCGTGGAATTGGGACATATGTGGCAATTGTAAACATCACCATCTCAGCCATACAAATTGGTCCGAGGTAGGATCAGGAAAATTGGAATGGGTAGAACGTTGTCGTGTTACACATTACGGACCATCTAAATTAGAAAAGCAATGTAGCTGTACTGAATGGGTACCAAAAGATAATCTGGACCTCATTGAATTTTTAGCTGAAAAAAGAAATTTAGTTTAAAAGGAGAGATTTGATGTTACATGGATTGTTATTTGTATTTTTAGCTAGTGTTGTTGCACGAGTTGGTTGGGGCTTTGGTGGGAAGCTTGTTTTCGTTTATAATTGGACCGTTTGGAAAGTGGTACCAAACAAAATTGTTACTCAGTTAACTATTAATTAAAAAATGAACAACCGTTTCGGAGAACTTAAGCCGAAACTATTTTAACAAAAGGATGGATAAATAAAATGCCTGAAAGACCGTTAGGACCCGCAGATTGGCTAAAGAGAACAGTGACGGACTTTGACAAAGCAAATGCACCCGCACCACAGGTTGAAGAAGTAAAGAAAGAACTCGTAGAAGAAGTAGTAAGACTTGATCCAGCCGCTCCACCAGTGAAAGTAGAAGAGCCCGTGAAGGTTGAGGAAGTAGCAAAGCCAGTACCACCCGTTGTTGAAGAGCCTAAGCTTGATGCAACACCAGCTTCAACGGTGCCACCAGCAGTAGCTTCACCAGCACCTGTTGTTACACCAGCTCCAGTTACAACGCCTGTATCTGCACAGCCACCTACTTCTCCCCTAAAGTAATTTAGGGAGAGTAGGATGCGAGTAGTACATTGTAAAAAAGAACCTTATGATGTTTATATTGGTCGCCCTGGACCATGGGGAAATCCATTTGTTATTGGACCCGATGGTACCAGGGAAGAGGTTGTAGAAAAATATCGAACGTGGCTGTTTACAAAGCCTGAATTGATAGCAAAAGCTAAAGCAGAATTGGCTGGAAAAGTATTAGGATGTTGGTGCTCACCTCAAGCATGTCACGGAGATGTCTTAATGGAGATTGCTCAAGAAGGAAAATTAATATGATAGCTTTCCTTTGGGGTTTAATAGCTTGGACAGAAGGACATCCTTTCAAAGCTGCCTATAAAGAAATGAAAGAATTTAACAAATATCATGATAAATAATCCTTTTCATTTGGATATCAAAGGTTGTGTGAAAAGCAAGGGGGTTATTTGTATCCCCTTGCCGGAACTTATTAAATTGTTTGATAAGTTTCCTTATCACCTTGGGAAGGATTTTAAAGAACTTCTTGGACAAGCAAATGTATCAGAGAAAATTCAGGAGGTTAACGAGGAAGCCAAATGAATAACAAATTAAAATGGGCCATTGGAATATTGGTAGCGGTAGGCTTGGCAACATTATTTAGATGGGCTTATTTATACGAGAAACAACAAGAACAACTATACTATAACATTTGCCGTGAGCACGGTGGTTCAGACGCTGATTGTAAATTGTTTGCTACTTATGCGGGAAATATAAAGATCCATCTTGCAAATGGAGAGACAATATCAAGAAGTTAATGAGGAAATGAAATGAAAAGATTAATCGCATTGAGTGTGTTGGGATTATTACTGTCTGGATGCAGTGTTTCACATTCTTTAATAAATAGAAAGCATGAAATAGTTTGTTACGATGTTACTTCTAAAGTTACAACATATAATATTGTAACCTCTGGAAATGTTTATGCTTTTGTGGTACAAGGACATTCAGTATTGGCATTTTATGTAGACGGCGACAAGCAAATACAACTCATTTCTCTCGTTAAGAATAGTTGTACGATTTACTAGGAGGTGTAAGATATGCGTGTTTATCTGTCAGGTTCAATGGGTTCTAGGTTTGCAGAGGAAGTAAAGGCTGAACGTGCCGAAGCTTCTGAAGCTCTCGCAAAGGTTGGTGTTCATGCCGTAGATCCAGCAGCCGCAGAGAAACAGCTGTGGGGTGAACACAACAAATCCAAGATTCAGACAAACATGAAGATGAGAATTATGGAAGCAATGGTTCGCCAGGATCGCTGGTTGATTAGGCGTTGCGACGCACTACTTGTTCTTACGGGCGATAGCCCAAGTGATGGTACATGGCATGAAACTGCCTATGCTCTTCAACTTGGAATTCCTGTAATTATGATTTCCCCAAGACGTTGCCAGAAGAAGAACCCATTGGTGGGTTGGAGCAATGTTTTAATTAGGGACATTGTACCAGACCTCAAGGCAGCTTGTCGTCTTCTCAAGCGCAGGTACTTGAAGGATGAAGAGGAACATAAATCGTATTTCAATGCCGCCATAAAGAATGCAAAAAGAAGCATTAAAAACGATAAGCGCAAAAAGCATTGACAAACATAGCAAAATCTGCTATACTGTAAGCATGGAAAAATGTATAATTTGTGGGCATGATCGAACTGTCCATGGCCGCCCAAGTGGATGGCACCCAGGGTTAACATTTTGTGTGAAGTGTTTAGAACTAACACTAGATTTTCCAAATATAGAATCATTACCTTCATCACATCAAATGTATCACAATTTCAATGACAACCTTCTCTACATTGAACGCTTGGCCAAAGAAAGAAATTTGATATGATGATTAAAGCAACACATTTATGTCGTTGTGGGCATCAAGCAAATTCACATACTTCTGGAGTATTCCCTTGCGACCATCCTGATGGGGTTCCTCTTGAAGTAGTTCAGAACAACAGCTATTCTAATTGTGGAAAATGTTCTAGTAGCGGTGGTACTTGTAAACATTTCGAATTACCTAATCTGGACCTTATTGAATATTTAGCTGAGAAGCGAGGATTGATTTAATATGGAAGATAGGGATAACATTCGCGTTGACCTTCTTAAGTTTCGCCGTAAAGCGTATTTGTCTTATTCAGAGAATTCTCCAGAAAGAAAGAAGTTCCTAAAAACAATTTTAGAAAATGAATTACGATTTAAAGAAAAAGACATTCCTAAAGATTTAGTTAATTTCCTGATAGAAGGGGATAGGGTAGTGTTGCAAGATACTATTAAAGAAATTGTTCTTTGTGTTATAGGGATTGCTTTATCTTGGACGGTTGCTGTTCTTGGCCGTCCGTTATTTCATGGGATTATTTCTTCTATTTTTGCTGGTGCGGGTATTGGATGTTTGTTGGCTGCAATTCGACATGGGTACGATTATTTTAAATATCGTAAAAGTCTTAATGTCATAAAGCAATATTCAAATGATATGAGACAGCAAATGAATAGAATTTCTAACGAGATTAAACGATTGGATGGACCGTATGGATTTTAAAGCGGGGGATTTTGTTCATTGCTCTGGAATGCCAGAAGAAACTAGGATAGTAATTCATCCAACAGGAATAGGTTTGGGTCACACAGAGAAAGAAATTATGGTTTTGGCACTAGGAGAAAGTTCAAAAGGGTATTACAATAATGTAATTAGAGGTTCTGGGTATGTAAAAACAACCCCGTCTAAGAAACTCGTTGAAGATGCAAAAGATAAGATTAAAAAGTCTTTGTTAAGTATACGTAGGAATGGACATATCTACGTAGATAATTTGACATACATCGAAATAACTGCTAGACTGAGAGAGTATGAAAAAGAAATTTAATTATTGGGAGATTGTTCATACCGTTTATCCAGAGGACGCTGCCGCAAAAGATGCTTATGGAATTGTATTCGATAACCGTAATAAAAGTGGACCTTATGGAGGTTGGTACCCATTACAGCCAATCATTGGGTATTTGAACTGGAAAAGCGGAGATCAAGAATTTGTTAATATCCATAATATTCGTGAAATAGAACAGTACGGTTATAAGATGCATGTAGCTAAACCCGTCACAAAAGAGATTATTAAAGGACTTAAGTATAATTTTTATTTTATGAATAAACATTACAAATGGTTTGATAATCTTTCACTAATAGAAGTATTGGACAAACTGAATGAATACAGTCGAGCAATTTCATAATTTAATAATTACCTGTCAGCCAATCGATCTCAGAGATTTCAAAGAGATTATTGGAGAGCTTTTGCCTTTAGAAACCTGTCAACAAGATCCAACATGGCATGGCGAGGGTGACGTACTTTCCCATACCAATCTTGTGATGAAAGAAACTCTTGAACAGATGCAAAATGTCCGTGAAGGTTTCCCAAGAATTGCTTTATACATCGCCGCACTTTTGCACGACATCGGCAAACCAGATACAGCCAAACCAAAGAAGAATGGATTTAATAGCTTTCACGGTCATGAGAAGGCAGGTGTATGGAGAGCAAAAGAATTCCTAAAGAAATACTTCCCACAATTTAATTTTCGCCAACGTGATCTTATTTTAAATTTGGTTGAGTATCACGGCCATCCCAAACGAATGATTGAAGATGGTTCTAATGATGATAAATTTAAAAAGCTTTCTCTTGAAGTTCCTACACATCTAGTTTATAATTTAGAGATGGCTGATTTCAAAGGCCGTATTGCAAACGACATTCCAAAGGCACTTGTTGTTCTCGATCAGTTTAAAAAGCGATGTGAGGACTTAAATATTTATGGGAAGACTTATCAAATTCCTAACTCTAAAGACCTTACAAATCTCCAGTATTCTATTTTTCGATGGAACATTCTGATGCACCATAAGAAAGAAGATGATCAAAAAGAGATTGACAGGATTATCAAATTGACCGATAAGCCGAATCATCCTTTAGAACTTACCCTATTGATTGGTGTTCCTGGGAGTGGTAAGACCACGTATCGAAACACACTGACAAATAGCAAGGTTATTAGCATGGATGAAGAAAGAATTAGGTTGTGTGGTGATGTAAATGATATGTCCAAAAACCAGGAAGTATTTAATAACTGCTTTAAAGAGTTGAATAAGAGCTTAAGAGTTGGTGAGAATGTTATTTGGGATGCCACCAACCGCACAAGAAAAATACGTAAAACGCTCATAGATGCCGCTAGAAGCCACGGAGCCTGGGTTTCCATCATCTACTGGGATCTTACGATAGAAACCCTCTTAAAACGAAACGCTGAGCGTGAGAAGGTCGTTCCAGATGACATTGTGTGGCGGTTTTACAAGGACCTAGAAACCCCAGCTTCATATGAGTATGAGAAGTTGCATGTGTTTGAAGAATGATTTGTTATAAATGTAAACACGAGGAGTATGAGCATAGGTGTTCAGAAGCATACCCCAACATCCCATTATGTTGGTATTGCTTTGGAAGTGTTAACCCCTGGAAAATAGATCCTTACCACAATTTCCAAATGGACAATTTGGATCTTATAGAACATCTAGCTAAAGAACGTAATTTAATATGAAAGATTATTCACCCATTCCAATTGATATAGAAGCATTCAAGGCCGCTTTAAAATCTGAATTTGACAATGGCTACATAGACAATCTTCGATATATTGAACTTCTTGATTGGTTAAAACAATATGAAAAAGAAACCTGAATTTGTTGAGTGGGTAGATTTGAAAGTGGGGGATTTCGTAGAATCAAAAGACTCTTATCTTTTCTGCTTTTCCATTGGAAATGTTTTTGGTGGGCCAAGCTGTTTGGGACAAGGCAAACCAAAAGTTAATAACCCCGATATTGAATACATAAATCAGTGGCTTATTTTTGGAAAGTATAAACGATTTACACCATCAAAACCATTTATAAAATTGTGTAAGAAATTACTGAAATACAATCTTAAACAAAAGCATATAGACAACCTCTCATACATAGAATCCCTTGCGTCCCTTAAAAAATATGACTGAGTATTGCATCTGCGGTCATAAAATAAGTAAACATACTTCTTTTGCTGTGTTAAGTACTTCTTCTAGCGCACAATATTGTTCGGAATGCTTTCACTCTAAAAATTTTATACCTGGGCATTGGGTACACCCGTTCAAACTTGATAATCTCAAACTGATAGAAGACTTAGCAAAACAAAAGAATTTGATATGACACCCATCAATGAAGTGCCAGTTGGAAAATTTTGTAGGTTTGCTGGAAATGTTGTTTATATTTATAAAAATAACTTTAAGGATTTTTATGGAGTAATTCCTGTAGTTGGAGTCGTGCCAAGGTATAAAAAATTTGGATATAGTGTATACGTTTACAAGCGAATTAAAAACGAATGGATTAAAGCAGCAAGAAAACACATAGATAGAATTTACAAAACTCCAGATCACATCTTAATGAATAACGGAGTTGTGGTAGAATCTGAGGTAAGGCTAGACAACCTCACTTATATCGAGAATATAGATATTTTAAAATCGTATGGAATTTAAACCAGGAGATATTTTATACCGTAAGTATTCAGACAAGAACGATTTGTATTGTGTAATTGTTATTACAGAAGGTCCGTTCAATATCGGACAAAATGTTAAATTTGTACGTTCCTTACCATACTATTATTCCCCTGAATTTCATTCGGGAGTACCGAAACTTTTAGGCGAATCAAGCAGTTCAGTAGAAACTTGGTACATCAAAGTGGATTTAAATAACTACGATATTAAAGATAAATTTTTAAAGAAAATAAAAGATTTTTTGGAAAACAACTTGGGCAAATTAGTAGTGAGCGACACAATTTTAGACAATCTTCTTTACATTGAAATCCTTGCAGAACTTAAGAAATATGAACCCAAAGAAAAAGACGATAAATAATTTAAATGTTGGGAAGTTTGTAAAGTGCAACGGCTCAACGCTATACACATACAAATCAATGAATTCATACATGAATTATCCTTCTCTTGACGGTTTACTAATTATCGAGAGACACCCAGAAAAAACTTTAACATGGACAGATCTTAAAAATTATTCTTTTATATCCAAACCAAAAAAGAAACACATTGACAACGCTATTAAGCAGTTAAAGAATACATTAAAATTTCAAGGTATTGATAATCTTTCTTATGTAGAAAACCTTGACATCTTGAAAAATTACCTTAAATCTGATATAGTAGAAGAAGATTAATTTGTTATGTTTAATAAAGCTGAGTGGGCAAAAAAGTACAACAAAGACTATTATCAAAAACATAAAGATATTTTAAATAAGCATAAACGAGAAGAACGAGCTAAGAAAGGCGCAAAACCAAGAAACAGAAATAAACAAATAGAATCCAAAAAGCAAATAAAAAATAAACTACCATTAAAACCAAAAATAACGAGAAAAAGATATCCAAAACAAGTAGCTATTTGGTTATCTATGATAAAATCTAAATACAGATTATCACCAAAGGATTGGACAAATTTAGTCTTAAAATCAAATGGTCGTTGTGAAATGTGTATTGAACAATTTAAAAGTGGAAGAGATTGTTGTACGGATCATAATCATAAAACAGGAAAGGTTAGAGGGCTTCTTTGTTTAACCTGTAATTTGAAATTGGGTATTGTTGAGAAGGGATTAGATCCTATAAATTTTTTTGAAGTTTCGTTGAAATATTTAGAATCAAATTGAATTTTAGTTTGAGACGTAAGCTTTTATTATCTTCTTATATATGTTATAGTGTATGCAAGGGATTACGTCTCAAAACTTTAGGGAGTTGTAAATGGTCTTTATTAGGCAAGTATACATGCAAGAATATAATCAAAAATATTATAGTACGAATAAAAAACAATTGAACGAGCAAAAACAAAAAAGACGTGATGATGGCTACGGAACCTTCCATGGGCATGTTGAAGCTATACATGATCCTATTAGGCGATATGCTTCTCAATGGCATATTCCAATTGACAGTCTCAAGAAATTTAAACGTTGGTCCTTTAATGATCCTGAGTATGAAAAATTATTTAAAGTGTGGGAAGAATCTGGATTTGAGAAAGCATTGGCTCCCGTAGTTATGAGACGGATTAAAAAGCGTGGGTTTGTACTTGACAATTTGTTCTGGTCTACCAAAGGGCAACATGCTTGGTGGAGTGGAATATTGGATGATATTAAAAACATGAGCAAAGAGATGGAGAAGAGACAGACTAAAAATAATCCAGCTAGTGAAAATGAGCAACAAGAAATGATTAACAGATTGAAAGCAAAGAGGAAAAGCAAGTGAATAATGGCAATCTTCACATCCCGTACAATATGAAATGTGGTGGATGCCAGCATGATGCTTCAGATCATTGGGCCAGTTGGAATGGAGTTGTGGTTGCTGCTGGAACATGTTATAGTTGTATAAAGGAACAGCCTACCTGTAATTTTGGCCATTGTGCATCTTTTAAATTTGATAATTTAAATTATGTTGAAGTGATGGCAGAACGAAGGGAGCAGAAAAAGAATTTAATATGATTCGTGCAAGGATTAATGAGGAGCCATTCGAATATCGTGATGCTTCATTGAATTCCTATGCCTTCTCTCAGGAATCCATAAAGATTCTACCAACGCTTAAGACTTTCTCAAATCGGGTAGAATCAATGTCCAAGGGTCTTAATCTCTTTCTTTGGTCGCCTAATAATGGCGCAGGGAAGACGTACCTTTCGTATGCCATTTTAAAGCAAGTAAGACAATTTGAGCAGCCTTTGTGGATCAGAGATAAAGAAGCCACACTGCCGTGCGGCAATGTAAAAACAATGGCTATTAATTTTAAACATTTTGTAGACCTTTGCAAAACATTCGATGATGGTGCGAAGAAATACCAGGAAGCCCTTTATAATGCTGATTATCTATTGATTGATGAAGTATCGTCGAACATGCTTTCCCAGAATCCCCATGAAGATAAGAGACAGCTACTGGTTGTATTAGATGACAGGTTATCAGAGTTTCGTCCAACAATTATTACAAGCAACAACTCACCTGAAGAGTTTCTAAATGCTTTTGGCCCAAACATTTATTCCAGGTTACAATCTCGAACAGAGTTCATCGAAGTTCCTGGACGTGATATGAGGCCGATTTTAAAGATGGTGGATGCAGAGAATGCATAATTTGTGTAAGTGTGGGCATTCTTTAGAAGAACATACAAGCCCCAATCTATATTTAGACGATTATGGAAACATGACCAACTTCGTTGGTAGGTGTAATCATGATAAATCTTATTTTAAAAATATGTGTAGTTGTGGTTGGTTTAGCGAAGTGGATAATTTAACTCACATTGAATTGCTTGCAAAGCAGAAAGGTTTAGTGTGAAGAAAAAGAACAAAGATATTCTTTGCCAATGTGGGCATGAGAAGCATTTTCACAAAACATTAGGATCTCCAGTTTGGGATGAATTTTGTAATGGAGGCAAAGTTAGGGATCGAAGTATACACGGTAGTTATATTTATGTTTGCATTTGTTCAGAATATAAACCAGATAACCTTCTCCACATAGAAACCATTGCTAAAAAGAGAAAACTAATATGAATAACCACAAACTTTTTCGCCACATGTTTGAATTGCCAGAAGAAGATAGAGGAGATATTAATCAGCTTGTTGATATTCTTAGTGGTGCGGAGCACGACTTCCGAAATGTAGGAGTTGAGCTTACATACGAAGGATTTAAAGAATATTTTAAAAGAATGCTTGGCCCTTTGCCTGGAGCTGCTAGTAGTACTCGATCAAACTATTCCAGGTTATTAAAAATCCTGGAAGGTGACAACTTGGATATCATTGAAGAAGCAGCAGAGAAAAAAGGACTATTGTGAAAACTCCAGGTAATTATGGAGAACTCATTGCAAACTATATAGGTGGAACTTTGTGGTCTTACGTTACATATGGAGATTACCAAGGAGATTATGTAGCCTTAATTTATAAAGATTCTAATTTGCTAGTGTACAAAGGATTATATGGTTCTTGCGGTGGTTGTGATTGGTTATCTGATTATTATAGTGACGAAGAAATCCCAGAAGAAAAGATTAAAGAATACATGATGGATATACAACCATTTCTTACGATTCCGTCTGATTCCCTTCCTAAAACCGAAGGGGATTTGATTGCGCTGTTGCCAGCAAATACGAGAATTTGGTTGGACGATGAATACGCAGAAGTTAAAGTGCGTGACATATTGAAACAAATAAATGAACCTACATGTAATAATTTAGATATTATCGAAACAGAAGCAAAGGGTAAAGGATTGATATGAAACGCATTCTTGGATCTGGGTATATCAAGAAGATCGATTCGAATGGCACGGATGGTATTTTGATTGAAACGATTAAAGATCTTCATTCAGATTACAAAGAATCTAAATTTCCTATTCAACGAATGTTTGACGATGGTCCAATAGATGCGTTTGAACACTACAATTTTACATTTAAGTTTAAGATTCCTAATTCTCTTCTTCATATTTTTAAATATTATCGTATTGCTATTTTGACTGAACTTCCTGAGATTGAATTAAATGGGTACGTGCCTCCTATATTTTTTAAGGATGGTCAACAAGTAATCGCAGCAGAAGATAATGAGCTGCATACAAAATTTCATAATTTCTACAAAAATCTTTTTAATTTCTTTAACAAACTTTACGAACAAAAAGTAGCCACACACCAGCTTGAATATATCCTACCCTGCGGTAGAATGATAGAATTTTATTGGACAGTGAATCTAAACGATTTGATGTTGTTTTTACGCACAAATTTAAGAAGCCAAATGCCAGAAGCAAAAGAGATTGCCCAAGCAATTTTAGAGTATTTTAAAGAGGAATTTCCATTGCTTTCGTCTATATTTTTGAAGCGGGAATTTCCACCAAAGATCGTCTGAAAAACGTAATAAAATTTGGTGTTAGAGTAAGGAGTATAAAAATTCTATGAGCAATTCATCTATAGTAGGTTCCAATACGACCTCAACATGGGGCTCGGCCACATATTCAACAGGTCAATTCTTGTCTGCTTCGTGTAGTGCATGTTATCAAACGTATAATGTCAACAGTGGACATTATTGCCAAGGCACTACGTTGCCAATTACTTGGACTACTACGACAGGTACCACCCTTCAAAATATGGGCACCATTACCTTTGGATCGAATTTTAAAAATGTAAAAGAGATTACAACAGATATTGAGCTGATTTATGAATGGAGTGACTCGTCATTTAATATGAAACTTCCTGCGAAATTTGGGGATTGTTTTCTAAAGGTGGGTTACACTTGGTCGCCATTGTACCCACTCATCTTCTCTGCCATTGAGAACGATTCTAAAGAATTATCCTTTCATTTGGTTACAGGTATTACAGATAAATCGTTTGAAGGAGACACAGTAATTTTGAAATCAGTAACATCAACTAAGATTGAAGATAATTTAACTTTATTACAGTTAGCAGAAAAGGTTCGTAACCATTTTAAAGAATATGATAAAACCAATCCTACTTTATAATCAGGCCATACTTAATACAGCTTGTAAACCCGTTACAGATTTCAACGATCCAACTTTGGAACAGTTGGTTCAGGATCTTTTGGATACGTGCGCTGCTAACAATGGTGTTGGATTAGCTGCAAATCAAATTGGAAGCGAACTATCCGTTTGCGTTTTGGACGTGGAGAACAGAACAAAAAAGATGGTTTTAATTAACCCTAAAATCATTTCGTACTCAAAGAAGAAACATAAGATGGCAGAGGCTTGTCTATCATGCCCAGGGTTATCCGTTACACTTAAACGTCCAGAGAGTATAATTGTAGATGCGAATTTATTAACTGGTGAATTGGTTCGTTATCAATTTGATGGGTACGACGCTAGAATTTTAATCCACGAACACAATCATTTATTTGGATTTACGATTGCGAAGACTGTAAATAGCTACCTTCCCAAGTTATAATTAAGATATGGAAGAGATTTGTATTTGTGGTCACGAGATAAATGAACATCATGATGGTTCAATTTCAAACATACCAGTTTGTAATTTGTGTAGAGAATTGAATATGGGTATTGGTGAAGACGATTGTTATCACGAATTTAAACTTGACAATTTACGATGTATTGAACAAGAAGCTAAACGCAGAAATTTAATAAACTAAAGAGGAGATAAGAAATGAGAGACGGAACAATTCACAGTTACTTTGAGAACGTAGTTAAATATATGCAGCAAGTTGAGCAATCAGCAAGGTTGGGAATTACTGGGGAGGCCGTTCGTGGAGCCGCATTGCAACAGTTGTTGGTAAAGAAAGGTTTGATTACGGAAGCCGAGTTGACCGAAGCTATTGGTGATGTTATTCGCAAAGCAAATGAAGCCAAGCCTGATCCAGCAACAGAAGCTCCAAAGGTTGAGATTGTTCCAGCCACCCCAGAACAAACGCAAGCAGTTGAAAAGAGTGTGGTTGAGGAACCCAAAGCATAATGGCAATCCACACTAGCGTCTTATCATTTGCAGATTTTATAAATAGCCAATCAATGTTGAAAATTATTCAACAGGAGGTAGGGGTGATTAAAAATATGTATGTGTACCAAGATCCCTATCAGGCAGCATATTTAATAAAATGGGAAATTAACGATTCAGATTCTAATTGGATCAGAGAAGATTTTTAAAGGGAGATTTAATACATGAGCCACGACCTATACAAAATCACTGTTTCATTTGTTGTGTGCGATGGTATGAGAGATAAAGTGTTAGAAGAAATTCGTGATTTAACACAACACATAGAAAAGAATGCATTGGATCATGCTTCCAATAAAAAGATTAAAGTGACGCATGAACCAGCAACAGAAGAAGATCTGCATTAGGAGTGGGGAGATAATAAATGAATTTTAATCCAGAATGTTATCGATGTTCCAACGAGGGTTGGGTTATAAACTCTTTAGGTACTTATATAAATTGTCCTGTTTGCCACGACAGCCGATTAATTAGAATTTTAAAAGCCAATGTTTTTAAATTATTGGTTTGTCTTTTTAAATTCTTTTCTGACTCTTTGAATAAAATTAATTGGACTTCAGAAGAGATTTTGAGATTTGAGCGATTTTATAACGTAGAATTGGAAGGGAAAATTGAACAACGTCAGGAATTGCCTTTTAATTCATACGACGAACTTTTTAAAACTGGAAATACGGTTTTAAAAAATAAATATGCTTATAAAATTATAAGTAGTTACGTTGTCGGTTATACGGAGTCAATTACATTAGTTGGAACGGCTTTAGAAGTGCTCACAGGATCGCAGGATTTGCTTCCCTTGGCCGAAAAGACGCATAATAATGCCGTTATGGGGAAAGATACAGCCAATGAATTTTGGAAGGCTGTAGACGAAGTAGTTAAAAACTAGGAGATATGACATGAGTGAAGAAATGATACAAAATCCAGAACCAGTAAAAGAAACTGTAACGATTAGCAAAGAGCAACTTGAAGCTATGCAAGAACAGCTTAGAGTTCTTTCTCAACAATTCCAAAAAGATGTTGTTCATCCAGTTCAACCTATTGCACCAGCACAAACAGTCATTACGGCTGATTCTAATGCGGCTAAACCAGAACAACCTAAAGAAGTTATTTTAGAGGAAGTAGATACAGCTTCTTTATTTAAACAGAATCCTTGGAGCATTGGAAATAAAGTAAGGGTGTCTGAAAAATATCCTCAGATTCAGGGTGGTGTAAATTGGAAAGGCCGTGTAGGAACTATCAACAAGATCCTGAAAGATCCTTCGGGCGTAAAGATGGTTGAGGTTGCTTTTGGTGATGTTCAAGTACCTTTTCATCGTCCACACCCAACAAAGCCTGGAGTGACACAAAAAGGTTATCGTATTCAAAAAGCCGTCCAAACATTCGATGATTCCTGTTTGGAGCCTGTATACGAATAATGAAGTCATCTTTAGAAGATAAATGCGTCTGCGGCCATACTTATGGGAGACATTCAAAAGCTCCTTTTAGATATTGTTTTTTAGATTGTTATTTTGAAAATAAACCTCAAGAAGAATGGCAGCATACGTTCAAGTTAGATAACCTCACCTTAATTGAAAAGCTTGCTAAAGAACGAGGGCTTGTTTGAATTGTGGTGCCCGAGGAGCTGTATCAGTAAAAAAACTTCAAGTAGAAGTTTTAAATTGTATTTGTGGTAATAAACCTTGGGCTGGAATAGAATATTGGGATGATGAAGATTTAAAGATGTTTTCTATTAGGTGCCCACGATGTTATACAAATATTTGTGGAACTTTAGATGCAATCGATGATACCGTAAATCTTTGGAATGCTTGGGCGAGTGGGGAACAGAAAGAATTATCTTGGTTTTAAAGAGGAATTTAATATGATTCAATGGAAACGTCAGAACATTTTTAATCTCCTTTGTCTCTTTGGTGACGACAAACCCCATTCTTGGATGGAAACAGTCAATCTAGGTACGCGCTTCTTTGCGAACATTCCAATTCAAAATCACCAATATAAAACCCACCAAGAAAAGTTCGAAGCCTTCTTTCAAAAAGCCATTGAGTATGGTATAATTGAAATGATAGCAACTCCATATGTAATTAAAGAACGCACAAAGAAAGTGTATCAGATTAGCAAACACGATTTTAATTACAAGCTAAGTGAAAAAGGTGACAGGTTATTGCGGCAGGAACAGGCAGAGCGTACTAATGATGGATTTTATTACAACATGTTTAATCGTTCAACCGAGGGAGATTTTGGCATTGATCGCTTTGCGCCACTAACTCCTACAAATCTTGGAGTAAAAGATAAACAAATTTATAAAGCAAGAGATTTAAGAAAAGGAATTTAATATGAGCAACCTTCACAAGATTTTCAAAGAGTTACAGAAGCTCGACTTCCAAGATTTTGATGCTGTATGTGATGCTTGGCGCGAGCACTACAATGTTAAAATTAATTGTAAAAATATGGGGATTAAATACTCAGATAAATACTTAGTTAATTCTCTTACAAAGAGACGAAATTCACTAACCAATGCTGTTGCTACTTGCCCACCAACACTAAATCAAAGCGGCAGAGATAAGAAAATTGAGCAAATTATTCTTGGAGATAATCTTGATATTATTGAAGAAACCGCAAAGAAGAAAGGATTGATATGATACTAAGCATTTTAGCCGTAGTTTTGGGACTCGCAGTAGTAATTGGAATTCACGAAGCTTCTCACATGCTTGTTTCTAAGTTGTTTGGTGTGAAGGTTTTAAAATTTTCTTTAGGGTTTGGACCCGTTCTTTTCTCCAAGAAGATTAAGGGAACATCTTATGAACTGGCCGCATTACCATTGGGTGGTTATGTACAGTGTTCAGGCGAGAACCCAGAAAGTAATGTAAAGGATGGTTTCTTCAGCCTACCCTGGTGGAAACGTTCTCTAATCGCTCTAGCTGGCCCTGTAGCGAACTTAATCCTTGGGTTTGGTCTTGTATTTGCATTACTTGTTTTATTCAAAGGTTGGCCCATTGTAGCAGGATTACAGAAAGCATGGGAACTGTTTTCATTCGTTATTGTAACCACATTAAAATGGGTATTTGGGATGCTTCCAAAAACCTCTGAAGCAGTAGGTGGTACATCTGGATTATCTGGACCCATTATGGTAACAAAGATACTCCTTTCTTCAGCAAGAGAAGGGGCAGCACAATTTCTATTTGTGTTATCTCTTATTTCTTTAAGCTTAGGGCTATTTAATTTGTTTCCGATTCCTGGGCTTGACGGAGCACATATCCTCATTTATATATTAGAAGGTGTATATGGTCGAAAATTTCCGTCCAAAGTGTATTATATTTGGAATTTGATTGGAATAATTTTATTAGGAACATTAATGTTATTTATGTGTGGTATGGACATATTCAACTTATTTAAATAATATGAAAAAAGGTCAGTTAAAGCAATTTTGTTCAAGAGGACATGATACTTTTGCAGTTGGGAAAGATAGAAATGGATATTGTAAACAATGCAAGAAAGAATGGCAGTCTTCTCCAAAGAATCAATTTTGTCCTAAAGGGCATGATACATTTGTTACAGGAAGATACAAAAATGGACATTGTGTTGAATGCAAAAAAGAATGGAGTCGAGAATATATTATTATATCACAGCCACAATTCTGTATGAATGGGCACGACACAAATATTTGTGGTAGACATAAAAATGGTAAATGTGCCGCTTGTGACAAACTTTCTAAGCAAAAAGGAAAAGAAAGAACTAATTTACATACCAAAAAGCGGTTATTGATTGATAGTTCTTTTAGGTTAAAAAAGAGATTACGCAGTAGGCTTAGAGAGGTTTTAAAAGAAAACAAAAAACAAGGTTCTGCCATTAAAAATTTAGGTTGTACAATCGAATTTTTGAAAAGGTATCTAGAGTTTAAATTTCATGATGGTATGACTTGGGATAATTGGGGTAAAGTTTGGCAGTTGGATCATGTTGTGGCATTATGGAGATATGATTTAACAGACAAAGAACAATTCCTAAACGCCTGTCATTACACCAATCTTCAGCCCCTAACTATTGAAGACCACAATAAGAAAAGCTCTGAAGATCTTAAAGATTTTTTTGCTCATCAAAGAAAATTAAAACTAAACGTATAATGAATCCAAGAATAATCAACGATACATTTGAACAAGAGCAGCATATTTGTTCTTTTTGTGAGTGTCAATCTGGAAATCATCTAGTATTTCATCGTTGTCCTTTATTCGACAATACTTTTATTTGTAGGGAAGATTGTCAAGTTTCTATGATGAAAGAGGATATCGATGTTCAAGTATCGGCTAAGCTTGGCAGACTTGTTACAAAAGAATTTATAAATGAAACATGCAGAAATTGCGGATTGAATAATGCTTGTCAAAATCAAAAACTTGCAGATCAATTAGAAAAAGGATTACCAGGAGATAATAATGGGACACAACCAGAAGGGCCAGCTAAAACAAGATAGCGACGAAGAAATTTCCCTTCCATCAAATGCCAATCCATTTGATGAATATGCTCACAATACGTATGAAGAATTACTAGAAGAACGCATCATACTTTTGAATGGGGATATCAGAGAAAACATAATTGAAAGAGCAGCTATCCCTCTCATGCAAATGGCGCAAGAAAAAGGTCCCATTCAGATTTATGTGAATAGTTTTGGTGGGTCTATTAATGATAGCCAAGCCATCGTTGACATCATGCAAACGGTAGATAACCCAATTATAACGATGGCTTTTGGTAAAGCAATGAGTGCTGGCTTCGATATCTTTTTAGCGGGTGATTACAGAATTGCATATCCAAATAGTTTGTTTATGTGTCACTCTGGGTCAGCTTCTTTGGGTCTTCAAACCCTCCCAGCATTAAATATTGAGGCCGAACTTCATAAAGAATACTTTAAACGTTGGTCATCGTTCTACGCATCCCGAACCCAGATGTCAGAGAAGGAATGGTTAGATATTTTAAATGTGGGTAATAACAGATATTTCTTTCCAGAAGAAGCACTTAAGCTTGGAATTGTACATCATGTTGTTAGTCTTGGCAAGAAACCACCAATGAAACAAGTGCTTAAGATGAAATGGTAATTTTATGAAATTGTATATAGTGACTCTTTTCAGCCCCTCTGGACTAAGTGACCAAATTATTAAAGTATTTTCCACCAAAGATAATTTGGATAAGTGGATGGAATGTGCTAGGTTGATGGATAGGGAGCTTTACGGAGATCAGGGTAGGGATGTAACGCAATCCTATAAGATTAAATCAGCCGATTTAGACAATCTTGATTTCATAGAGTTGTACGCTGATGCTAGAAGTCTTGGAGCCCAAGTTAAATCTAGTCAACCTTAGTGACGGAAACACCTTTAAAAATATAATAAAAACTGGTATAAGTAGGGATTACAACATCTCTATGATTAATTTTATAAAAGGATCGACGAACTAGAGAGATTTATGAGTAAGAAAGAAATCAAAATACGTAAGAAATGGCCCGTTCCAGATTTTGACCCAACAACAAAGGTTCACAAGGTTGACACTTCTTACCAACGTAAGAGCAATAAGAAATTGATTGAAGATGCTCTATTGGAAGCGGAAGAGGACGACCAAGATTTAGATTTTAATTTCTAATAGGAGACTCATCATGAATTGGATTTCAGAGATGTTCGAAAATAAAGGTATAACCAAAGAAGCATCTACAGATGCTGCTCAAGAATTTCAAAAGAAAGTAAAAGCTTCTGGATGGGTTGAAGGTGCAATGGGTATTGATGAAACTTCCATAATCAAAGAAGCTGATGCTAAAATCGAAGCAGAGCTAAAAGTTCGTGACGAGTTGACCAAGGAAGCAGCCTATGAAGCTTTCCAAACAACTGAGGAAACCCTTAAACAAGATTACGCCAGGGACGCTTCTATATTGTCAGATTTTACTTTAGCATCCATGATCGCAGAAATGCGTGGACACGCTAAACAGGATTTTATGGAGAATGCAACAGAGTATTTTGAAAAGGCAAAGAAAGATGTCAAATCAGATCGCAAAGCTGCTGAGAAAGAACTTCTAGAGGGCACGGGAATGTCAGCTCAACTCGACTGGCGTAAATCTTTTGCTGATTATAAGAAAGATGAAACTCCTAAACAGGCTACTGAGAAGGAACTTTACAATCCTAAGCTAAAAGATGTCAATGACGATCTTTCTAAGGGTGGAAAGGTTGATGCCTACGCTGAAACTGATGAACAACACGCAAAAACTATGTTGGGCATTGGCCGTGAGGAGAAAGAGCGAACAGATGTTACAGCACAACCTGGAGAGATCCAGAAGGATGCCGCTCTCGTCCGTGACCCAGATACCGAACTCAAGGTTGGAACAATCATCCGTCTAGCTCGTTCCATCATGAGCCACGAAGGGCAGATTCTTAATGAAGGCACAAGCTGGGAAATTACAAATATAGATGGATTTCATTATCGTCTTTCAGCTAATGGCCAAACACACGTAATCAGTTCTCATGACACACCAAAGTTTAATAAAATTGCTTCTCAAGAAATTGAGAATCACGCAACCAAAGAACAAATTATAACAAAACTAGCCGAAATTAATTCACCTTGGGCAGTAGTGGTTGATAAAGACGGAAAAGAAGTTGTAGCCCGTATTGCTGATGAACAAGTTTCAAAAGAATCTGAAGAAGAGTTAAAAGATTTAAATAAATAAGAAGTTGTCCCCTCCCCATTAAAAATATTGTAAAGGATACCTATTATGGCTATTATTATACGTTCCGTCACCAACAATACACCTTATCTACTCACTTTAAAGGTTCCAAGTCTAGAAGCAAATCTTTCTCCAGTATCTGTTGCACCGTCAGCAACATTGGATCTTCTTTCAGTTGTTACCGAAGACGACCTGATTGCCATGCAACTTTATTTGGAAGGAATGGTTTCTAGAGGAAGTCTAACTGTTGCAGCTACGTTTGATACAGCTACATTAGAAGAGGGTTATAATGGTGGAGGTGGCGGCGGAGCTAATACGACGTTAAGTAATTTAACGTCACCCACAGCACTAAACCAAGACATTCTTCCAGCTTCTGATGGTAGTCGATCTTTAGGAAGTTCTTCAGTACAATTTGGTCAACTCTATACTTACAATGTTATTTCTAATAATGATGATTTGGATCTTACCTCAGCATTTAATGTTTATTTAGCTTCAGGACCCTCATCCGACATTATATTAAATGCGGGTTCAGGGCATATTAATGTAGATACACATAATATTACAAATATGGCAGACCCCGTTAATCCCCAAGACGCTGCCACAAAGAATTACGTTGATACGCATAGTGCAGCTCCCGCCGGAAATCCAAATGATATTCAGTTCAATAATGGTGGAGCTTTCGGTGCAAATGATGTTTTTTTCTGGGATAACAATACAGAAACGTTAAATGTTCCAAAAACAGGAATTGTAATTAGTCCGTTGGGTGGTGGCAATTCAGATGGATCAATTGGGGTTGATAATGGCCACAATCTTCAAATTGCTGCAAGTAATACTAATTCTGCATCGTTAATTTTATTTGGTTTTACTCCTAACATGTTCTTAAATCCAACAGGAGCATCGGGTGTTAATGATACAAGTTCTTCTAATACTGCCGATCCTTCAGCAGCCTGGGATATTCAATCAACTACAAAAGGACTACTTCTCCCACGTCTAACAACAGTTCAAAGAGACGCTATAGTTTCTCCAGCAACAGGTCTTGAAATTTATAACACCGATACTAATCAGGATGAATATTATAACGGAACTACCTGGAACGCAATTGGAAATACAGCAGTTGCAGGTGCAAATACTCAGCTTCAATTTAATGCCAGTGGGAGTTTTGGTGCAGATTCCAATCTTGTATGGGATAATACGAACAAGGTTTTAACTGTTACCACTGGAGATTCACAGTTTTATGCTATTAGTGCCTCTCCCGCCATAAAAATTCTTGGACACGCCTTATCGCCGTCTGCCGAGTTAGATTTTTATAAGAGCGATAATAGTTTTGCTTTGGGATCTATTTTCACCGATGAAACGACAAATAACTTTGCCATTGCTGGTGGTAATTCAGCGGGGGATATTGTTATCAGTCCTTTTTCGGCTAAGGGTGTATTAATTAATAGTAACTCTTCTGCACATCCAGATGCGAGTGCAATGTTTGAAATAGATTCTACAACACAAGGTTTTCTCTCACCTAGAATGACAACGGTGCAAAAAGATGCAATAGCTTCTCCCGCTGAAGGATTAACAGTATACGATATAACACTGCATAAATTAAGTGTTTGGACTGGAGCAGCTTGGGAGACTGTAACATCGGCGTAATAAGTTGAGGTTGTTAGCTATGCTTTGTGACAAGGATAATGTCCCGTTAAAGATTGGTGACACTGTTACAAAGGATGGCTGTCTTTATATTGTTCGAGACGTTGTGGTTTATGAGTTGGCAGTAGAATTGGTATGTGAGGATAAATTAACAAGAAATTATAAATCCTTTCAGCCACGAGATGTAATGAAAATTTAGAGGGTAAATAGAATGGGAACACTTTATACAGTTTCAAGTACTGATGGAAGTATTACTACAGCGGGAGCGATTACATCCACGTCAACAACTCATGGTTTTCAACCTCCCAGTATGACAACAACTCAGAGGAACGCCATTCCCACACCAGCCGATGGTTTGATTGTTTACGATACGACTCTTCATCAACTTTGGGAATATCAAAATGGAGCGTGGGCTGAAGTTGGTGGTGGTGGAAGTACTCCTCCAGCTGGCGCAAATACACAGGTTCAATTTAATAACTCAGGTGTTTTTGGTGCAAGTTCAAATTTTACATGGGATAACGGTGCTACGACACTTAGTTTAATTGGAACTTTACCAATTTTAAGTTTAAGATCAGATACAGAAGCAGCTGTTGCTTTTCAATCCGCCGATGGTTTAACTACTTTTGGAACATTGATTGATTTAGGAGCTACAGGAATTGGTTTAAGTCATCCCACTCTTGTAGATACAAATGTAGGAGCACTACATTTAAGTGTTGCTTCGACCCAAGCTTTTGTAACTGATGGTCCTGATACTCCTGATGATCCTAGTGCTATTTTTGAAATAACATCAACTACTAAGGGTTTTCTTCCTCCCCGTCTAACTACATCTCAAAGAGATGCTATTGCTTCTCCTGCTACTGGATTAGAGATTTATAATACAGATACGAATGATGTAGAGAAATGGGATAGTACATCGTGGAAATCTATTGGTAGCGTAACAAGCAATGAAAAAATCTATTTGGGGAATTCAGATAATGCTTGGATTAAATTTGACACGGGGATTAATCAGCTTCAATTTCATTCTAAAGCTAGTAATGTAGCCCAAAATTTTACTTTTGGGGCTGGAGAAGCTGTAGATGCAACTATAAATCTTTCGACTCTAAATGGAGGAACTGCTTCAGTTTCTTTAGAGAATTCTTCAGGATTTTTAGAATTGTTTGCAGGTACGAGTAATCAGATTAACCTAGAAGGTCATGTTTATGTTGATCCTAATGAGAATGACATTCTTATGGACGCTTCTGCTGCTTTGCAAATAGATTCAACAACACAAGGATTCCTCCCTCCTAGAGTAACGACAACGCAGAGAGATGCCATTTCAACCCCAGCAACTGGTTTACAAATTTATAATACAACTACAAATCAATCAGAATTTTATAACGGAACAATTTGGACATCTGGTGGAGGTGGTGGATCTCCTGGTGGAGCTAATACAGATATTCAATTTAATAACTCAGGGGCATTTGGTGGTGTATCCACTTTAACTTGGGATGGTACTTCAGTAAGTGCAACAGGTCTTTCTGTTGGTAATGGAATAATCGCTTTTCCTGGTGGGGATTTAAATATACAAACAGGTGGAAATTTAGCTATTACTGATGGCAGTAGTTTTGATATTAGTGGTGGTGGAAATATATTTGTTACTGGTGGTCAATTACAGGCCAGCACGAGTACTTTTTCCTCTAATCCTTCTGCTCTATGTCAATTAGATTCTACAACACAAGGTTTTCTCCCCCCAAGAATGACAACCACACAAAGGAATGCTATCAGTAGCCCAGCTACTGGATTGGTTGTTTATAATACTACTTTAAACGAAACAGATGTTTATAATGGGACAAGTTGGGTTTCAATTGGTAATGGTAATTTTCCATCAAGAGTATCTAATGTAGCATTAACAGCCCAACCTTCCGCTATTGCTACGACAACTTTATTTACTCCAACAACTACGGGAACTTACAGAGTCTCAGTATATATTGTAGATACAGCGGCTGGTAGTGCTGGAACGGTGGCAGCAACAATTGGGTGGACTGACGATGAACAAGCTCAGACAATTTCTACTTCTACTGTTCCATTGGCAACATTAGGTGCGTTTACGAACTCAACATTTTTTATTGAAGCTACTTCAGGTAATAATGTTACGTATGCAACCACATTTGTAGGAGCCCTTGGAAGCCCACAATATTCATTATATGTAACGGCAGAAAGACTTTCATAAGAATTTATAAGAGGATAATTATATGCTCGATAAACTAGCTGGTTTGGCAACTCAGATACGCGATTTGGAACGCAGTCTTAAAGAGATGGATACTAAGAAAGCAAATCCCACAAAGGTTAAAGAGATTACAGATGTAATCAAAGACCTGAAGAGTATGCTTGAAGAAAAAAAGCAGAAGAAAGAAGAGCGTAGAAAAAAGAAAGAAGAATCTGCCAAAGCTGAGCCAAAAGTTGAAGCCACTGTTCAGCCTACCGAGGTTGTTAAAGAATCTGCTCCAACTCCTACCGAAGAAGTAGTAAAAGAAGCTGATGTAAATAAATTTGCAATTGATTCTAAAGTGGAACCTATTCGCGGAACACCTGGAAGTTGGGGTGTCGTTATTCGTGAGGCAGGAATTAATGGAGATCCTCTTTGCTACGTGAAATGGCACGAAGGTACACTTAAGGAAGCCCACGGTGAATATGGTGCGTATTATCCAAGTGATTTGCGATTGAAAGCTGAAGTAATAGCTGAAGCTAAGGACCCAACAGATTACGTACCTCGTGAACAATTATACAATCTCGAAGCCGATCTTAAATCCAACTATGAGAAAATGATTTCTGATTTACAGGAAGAGATCAAAACAGCCCAAGACAAAGGTGAATATGCTTGGGTTGGAAGGCTGGAAGAGAAGCTTGCTGATGCACAAAAAGCTTATAAAGAGAAGTTTAGTGAGAAACACGCAGATTCACAATTTAAATGTGAAAACTGTGGTTCCGAACTTGGACCTCTTGGGCAATCCCATTTAGAGAATCTTCCAGGTGGAGAACAAAAGTGGACTTGTAATAAAAAGAAAGCAGAAGATGAAAATGGTTCTGGTGGAACTACACGTCTTAAAGTAGTTGATCAGAATCCTCCATATGATAAAGATCCTCAAGAGAAATCAACAGGATATGGCGGTGATCGTCCAATGGGTGCTATGATCGCTCCTAATAGTGACGAAAACTCTTTACCTTTGGAATCTTCTTTAAATAAAGATGCAACACACACTCTTAAAATTAAGAGTCTCGATGATGCTCAAGCCGAGTGTTCAGAAGGTGATTGGCATTTTAGTGGCACAGGGGCTAGAACAAAAGAAGAACTTGAAGAACAATTTAAGAAACATACACATAAGAAAGCGTCTCTAAAATTTGCCGACCTTGATCTAGACTCCATAGATAAACGTTGGGCTCTTTATGTTGATGGAAAGCTTGCTATTCGCACCCTCACCCGCTCTAAGGCAGAACGCATTGCTAAAGAAAGATTCCCAGAGCAAGTAGCTGCTGGTAAGTACGAAATTAAACGAGAAGATCATACACCCGTAGAAGCTTCTTTAGACAAACAAGCTATCAACATAACTGTAGGCGAAAAGCTTTTTGTTGTTAATCCTTTAGCTAAAACAGCAGATAACGAGTATTGCTACGATGTCAATTTAGCTAATGGTTCTAAACTGTTTAAAATTACTTCGAAAGAAGAAATGGGACAGGAACATCTCACTTATGTTATTGGCACAGAGCTTGGACAGAAGAAAGAAGCCAAAAATAAATGTGTAATTTGTAATATGGAGTTTGATACATGGCCAGAGTATGATGCACATAAGAAAGAAAAACATAGTCCAAAGATGGCTAAACTTACATCCAATCTCGCCTTTTTAAAGAAAGGTTCATTTGTTTCTATTCTAGATATTGATAATACTAAAAAGCAAGTTAAGTTTGCTTCCTTGGATGGTTCACTTAGAGGGTGGGCACCAATGCAAAAGTTTGCTACTATGGATGTTCCAGAAGCTAATTTAATTGATCATGAAGGGCATAAAGATGAAGTATTGGCTGACAACGGTGGGAAAGAGATTCTTGTAATTTGCCCAGCCGGATCAGTTAATGTTGAGTGGCGAACTATTGAAGCTCCTCCAGCTACACCAGAGAGTTTGAATGATATTGAAGCAGCGGGACGATTGAAAGTCGGAGATCGTGTTCGTGTGTCGGAAGGTTCTGGACTTGAATCTGGGGTGACTGGAACCATCGTTTCTATGTGGGAATTTAACTCAAATATTGGAACAAATGAACGAGGGGTTCCAAATATTGAAGGATATTATAAACCCGTAGACTGGTCACGAGAAGTTCCTCTAAAACTTGATGATGGTTCATACATAACGATGTTTAAGAACAGAGTATGGCCAGTCAATCCTGATGTAACAGCCAAAGCAGAATTCCCAGGTGGGCAATGTGCTGGATGTGGTAAAGATCTTCCAACTGTTTGGGGCGAAACTTATTGTAAAGAGTGCTCAGACAAAAAAGGTTTGCCACAGAAAAAAGCTGATGAAGAAATGCCAGAAAATGAACAATCCGAAGAGGATATTTATATTCATGATGAACGTGGGCAAACTATTGCCTCAAGCCCCGCTCATGGTATTATTGCTAAACAAATTGGTGATGATTGGGAAATGCTTTATGCAGATATCGATCAGTGGATGATTGACAATAATTTTTTTCCATCCGTTTGGTGGGTAAGTGACCACGGAAATGTTCATAAAGCAGAAAGTTTTTACGAGTGGACATCCAATAAAACTAAAACAGCATCATTAAACAAAGATGCCCACATTCGCCACGAAGATGGAAAATGGGTTATTTATAGTCATGACTTTAAAAAGAAGCTTGGAACATATGATTCTAAAGAAGCCGCAGAGAAACGCTTAAAGCAGATTGAATACTTTAAACATGAAGGATCTTTGCAGCCACTCTCGAAGAAAGAAGCAGTACAAAAAGAGGCTCTTGAGAATCAGCCTTGCGATGAGTCTGGATGCAATGAACCAGCCGTTCAATACGGTCATGGTGGTGTATGGTGTGCTAAACATAAAAAATCTTCTAATAAAGAAGCTTCATCTGAAGTTCCTATGCCAGCAGATAAATGTGAAGAATGTGGTAAGGAACTTGGTCCAGAAGCATTCCTTTCCAAATGGCCAGTTTGTGGTAAATGCACAAAGAAACGCCACGAGAAAGCTTTGGGTAAACATAAGAAAGCCGATCAAGATATTTCTTTGGAACAACAGGTTCAAGGATTTCGAGATCGCATGAATGCTGTAACCGAAAGATTGGCTAACCCCCCTGCCAAAACAGCCGATTTAGAAACAACTCAGGATCTATCTAATGTGGATGTTAAGGATCTTTCCGAAGGTATTCTTCACATGATTGATATGATCGAATCTAAAGTGGGAGAGAATGTTTCAGCCGATCCAGAACTTCATCCAATGCTTGAGGATCTTGAGAATAAGGTTTACGAGATTGAAATGAAGCTTGGAATTAAACCCGAACTTCCCGAACATGAGAAGGCAGAGCCCGAACATAAAGAGATTGTTGAAGAAGTAGAAAAAGAATCTGCTGTTGAAGTTAAAGCCGATGATGTTAATACACCACCGCAAACACTTCCACCTACAGGATTCAAATATGCTTGGGACCCCAAGAACATGGCTTGGATTTTAGTTCAGATTACTGGTGCTCCAGGTGGCGGCTACTAACAGGGGCAAATTATGAAAGAAATGCCCACGGCAATCCTGCCAGCAGATTCTGAATATGTTTATGTACCCGACACGGACAGTTGGAATGTTCAGAAAAAGTCAGGTAATAAAAAACTGTCCAAAAATGATTACGGCAAGGAAGCAATTTGTCCAATTTGTGGTGAATGGAAACCTTCCAAATATTCCCCCGCTGAATTACAAGAAATAGATTGGGCATGTTCCGACTGTCTTAGTAAACATCCTAAAGAAGTACAGGAATTAGAACAAAAGGAAGAGATGGGAGAAGCTCCCCCTACGCTTCCATCAAAACCTACTCCCCCAGAAAATCGTGGTCAAAAAGAAATTACCAAATTTGATCCAGAATTTGAATGGCTCCTTAAGCTTGTAAATGTTGCAATAAAAGCAGGAGTTCCCGCCTCTGAAATTAAAGCACTTTCTCAATCCCACCCTTTCAAAACCATTGATGATGCTGGCGATTTAGCCGCGCAGATTTGGACACTTGCTACCGAAAAATATCAGATACCGCGAGAATATTTGATTAAGAAACTACCTGAAAAAAGATCCAGTTTAAAGACTGCTTATGAAGGTGGTTATCCTACCGAAAATGATGCTACAACTTGGGGTACTGCTGCTCCTGGTACTTATGCGTATCAACCAAATATTACACACGATGCTCCTACAGGATTACGTGAAGGTGATACTGGGGAACCGATCACCATTTGTCCTAAATGTAAATCAGATAGAGTTGAGCAGTGTGATGATTAATTCTAAAATTACAGACTTAACAGGGAAAATATTTGGTAGACTCACAATTATTAAATTAGATAAGGTTGTAAATTATTGTTCTTATTGGTTAGCCAAGTGCTCTTGTGGAAACGTCATAAGTGCTCGAAGAAGTAATCTTATAAATGGACATATTCAATCTTGTGGATGTTTGTCGCATGAATTGCGCGTACAACGTGGGAAAGACAATAAAATACATGGGATGGAAGGAACAAGGTTTTATAGAATTTGGCATGGAATGAAAGGTAGATGTTTAAATCCAAATGACAAGGATTACCCAAAGTATGGTGGAAAGCTTTGTGAGAGGTGGTTTGAGTTTCTTAATTTTAGAAACGATTTATACAACAGCTATGTAAAGCACGTAGAAGAGTTTGGGGAGGAAAATACCAGTTTAGACAGGTTTCCTAATCAGATTGGCAATTATGAACTTAGCAACGTTCGCTGGGCGACTAGAGAAGAACAACAGCAAAATACCAGAATGTCTGCAAAAACGGGTAATTACGAAAAACATATTTATTGGAAAAATCGGATTCAAGATACAATTTGTCAAGCATTAAAACGTCAAACAAATAGCCCAATACTTGAACAATATGTAGGATGCAATTTGAATGACCTTCGTAAACACATTGAATCCCAATTTCAAGAAGGAATGACTTGGAATAATCATGGACGTAGCTACGGGCAGTGGCAAATTGATCACATTATTGGTTGTAATAATTTTGATCTTTCTAATGAGGCAGAACGAAAGCAGTGTTTCTATTATGTTAACTTACGACCGATGTGGAAAGAAGATCATGTAAAAAAGAGTGTTCGTAGATTACAAGTTACAAAAGAGATTGCCAATGCCAAAATTTAAATGCCAAGAGTGCAGCCATATTTTTGATGTAGATCGTATCCCCAAGATTGATAGAGGGTCTGATGCTCCAACAGTGAATGATTATTCAGGCAATTTTTTTTGGGGTCCCCGTGACCTCGGAACGGTACATCAGCATAGTCCAGCAGACTCTGGTTGGGCTCCCGCAGGTACAGAAAATTACGATGGAGTTTCATCTAACGTGATGATGAGTTCTTTCAACAGCTTTATGCACAAGCAATCAAATTTAAGCAAAGCAGCTCATTGTGGTCCCTGCTCCGTACTTAAGATGGAAGTTCTTCACATCCTCATTGATCTTTATTACAAAGACAATTCTTTATTCCCCGAAGAAGTTATTGAAGAACTTTCTGTAGCTGCAACGGAACTCAATATTGATAATTTTAATGATATTTTAGAAAGCGTTATCACAGAATATTTAGAAGAGAAAGCCGAAAAGGTTGGAGACAAATTGCCAAAGCTTAAGAATCTTTTGGTTGCTTTGAAAGATATTTCGCCTAAGCTTGGCAAAGATATTGAGGTTGTTGATAAGCAGGAGAATGTGGATAAAGAAGCTTCATCACATGTGCAAAATATTAATGGTGTTCGTGTATACCGAAATCCTCAACCAGAACAAGCTGTTAATTTATTTAGACATTCAAAAGAACAAGCGTTACGTTATATTGCTACAGAATATGGGGATATTTATATGTGGGATGCTTTTGATGTTGAGCATTCACAAATGGCTGAAGATCTTGGTCTAACAGATGACCCAAACTGGTATGACGGTGCAGGTACAATTATCTCAGAGAAACAGGCATATGAGAGAGCAAAAACATTTAATCCATCTTCTTTAGAGCCCCAAGTAGCTAATTTAAAACAAGCAGCCAAAGAAGTTCCAGCCCTTTCAAACAAAGTAGTTACAGATTTGATTCCGATGTTTGTTGATAAAACAGAACCCCCAGACCATAAGTGTAAGACATGTTCTTTTAAAATAGAGAAAGACGGCAAAGCCACTTGTGTGATTATGAAAGGTGAAATCAATTTAGAAAAGGGAAGTTGTAATTATTGGTCTGAAAGAGAAGTACCACAAAATGCCAATTCGTCCAAGATGGAAAGAAAAACTGCTGGATATGTAGAAGTAGATGGATTGATTAATTGTAGCACCTGCTCCTACTACGAACATGATTTTTGTAAACTCTGGCAGGGGTCTGTTAAAGACGAACAATGTTGCATGGCTTGGGAAGGAACTACAACAAAAGAAGCAAGTATAAATTTTCAACAGGCCATGGAGAAAGCTACAAAAGAGTTGATGGGGGAATGCAAATTAAATGATATAAAAGATATCTCTGGTGGTTATTGTGAAGATTGGGTAGCAACCGTAAAAAAATATTTTCCAAATATTAAACGAGTGGATTATTCCATTGGTAAATATATTCCGCATTCTGTAATTGAATATAACGGAAAATTTTATGATAGTGAAACACCACAAGGGGTTTCATCTTTAGATGAATTACCCTTTTCCAAACGATATGTAAATGAAGGACCAATTGCTTTGGAAGATTATACAAAAGAAGGATCATTAAATAAACAAGCCAATCCTCCGAGTAGATTTTGGATTGCACCAAATGGGAAAGAGTTTGATGCAGGTACTAACCACGGAGCTTGGATTAAAGTAAATAAAGATTTGCTTGACAAACAATATGGAATAAAGAATCCAAATCTTGGATACGTATGGGATGCCTTGTTAAATAATGGTTGGGTTCGTGTATCAAATGAGCCAGCAGGAACAGGATTTCAAATTCAAGTTAAAAATTTAAAAAGCTTACCATCTTTTCTCGATGATTTTGTATCTCAAAATTTTAATGAGGGTAATCGTATTGAGATGGGAGATCAAAGCGGTAATTTAGTGCAAATTTATAATCCCTTTCCCTCTCTTCAGAAAGCGGTCAATAGAGCGTTGTCATTAAGACAAACGGCAAATGCCAACTTAAAGCAAACATCCCTTCTCGATGAAGTATTGGATCAAACGACCCAGGACGCTATTGCAGCTGAATACGGTCCTTCAATGCTCATTGCACTTAGATTCTATAATGATGCTGCACGTTATGGACAATCACCAGATCGTGCGATGGCCTATGCTTTAGAAGAAGTAAAAAGAATGCATCGTCCATTGGAACAAAGAAAATTTTTAGAAGTGTTGGATACTTATTTTCAGTAAGACTTGACTCCTTTCGATAAGTGTGGTATAATAGAGAGAATGGAAATAAATAAACTGATTGATCATACTGAGTTGCAACCCAATAAGCCGCTTGGCCGTTATACGGAGTTAGTACGAGAATCTATTTTTCATAAATTTCATTCTGTATGTGTTTCTAGTTTTCATACACCACTAGTTGCCAATTTTCTTCATTCATACGTCCACACAGATATGAATTTAAATATTGCGGTAGCAACGACAATCGGATTCCCTTTAGGCACCAGCAGCATCCAAGCAAAAGTAGTTGAGATGCAACAAGCATTTAACGATGGTGCAACAGAGTTTGATTTTTGTATTAATACAGGTTTAGTGAAAACAAAAGAATGGAAGCACATTAAAGATGAATTTGTTACACTTCGTAATGCAATACCCACAACTGAAAAGTTTCATCCAATTTTGAAGGTTATTTTAGAAGTGGGGTTGTTGGAAGATGACGAGATAAAAAGAGCTTGTGATATTGCAGTTGCAGCAGGTTTGGATTTTGTCAAAACATCTTCAGGATTCCTTTCAAAATTAGAACCAAAACAGACCTCCAGATATGTCAAATTGATGTCCGATCAAGTTAAAGGTAGTGGGATGTTGGTTAAGGCCAGCGGTGGAATAAAGACTTTAAGTGATGTTAATTTGATGCTAGAAAACGGTGCGAATCGAATTGGCACGTCAAATGGTGTATCAATAATGAAAGAAATAGAGGAGAATAAGAAGTGACAAGTAGACGAAAACAATTTTGCCCTAAAGGACATGACACATTTGTATTTGGACGTGATAGTAATTATAGATGCAATGCGTGTAGAAAGCCAGTTTCTTTAGGCATAAGAGCAGCTGAGCCAACTATAAAAAAGCAATTTTGTCCACAGGGGCATGATACATTTATTGTGGGTAGGAATAAAAGTGGTGGGGGTTGTAAGGAATGTAGTAGAGAAAACAGACGGATTTCGTATAGAAAAACTGCAACTGGAAAGTCAGTTGGTCGGCCAAAATCTAGCAAAAACAAGCACATTAAACAAGTTTGTAGACGTGGACATGATCTTTCTATAATTGGAAGAGATCAGTTTGGTAATTGTAAAAGATGTATGAAGCTTTGCCATAGAGCGAATGCTGTTAAATATGCAATGGATAGACAACTTCGAGTACCAAAATTTGGTCAGCGAGGTATTTTACAAATATATAAAAATTGCCCTAAGGATAAAACTGTAGATCACTACATCCCTCTGCGAGGCAAAAAAGTATCGGGTTTGCATGTAAGTTGGAATCTACAATATTTAACTATGATAGAAAATATTAAAAAGTCCAATAAAATAAATCTTTTGGAAGCTTCCGAATGGTATGGTAAATTGTTGGAAAAAGCGGAGCTAAAATAACAGAAAAGAATTGAAAAGGAGATACGAAATGGACAAATATTACGTCAGCGATGGTAACGGTGGGAAAGAGATTCCCATCATAAAGAAAGAAGACCCCTACAAAGCTATTCTAGCGAAGGCTGAGGCACCTACAAGCCGCGAAAAGGTACACGATGAGGTTGTAGCTGGTGATGCCACTACAAAAGAATACAAGACTTCTTTTGCTGGAAAAGAAGAATCTGTTGTTACAGAACCAGAAAAAGAACTCGTTTATGGTCATTGCAATAATTGTCGTGTTGAACTTACTGAAGATAAAGTAACAAAGAACGCCATTGATTATCAGAGAAATGAAGATGGAAGCCTTAGCAAAATCGCGTCTAGATTTAGTGTATTTTGTAAAAATTGTATGAAGTTTATTACAATAATTGACAGGGATGCTGTTAAGATGCTCCAAGATATGATCAAAAAAGGTGTTCGATAAGAACAGGAGAAAGCACTAATTTTATGATTGCATTAGCTGAAAGGAAGGTTGCCGTGAAGAAATATACCGATGCGTGGATCAAGTGCGAATTATGCCACTACGGAAACAATTTCATCATTGAAATTAAAAAGAATGACGATAAATATTTCTATGCGGAAAAATGCCCACGCTGTAATTCTTACGGTGAATTTCGTGAATGTACTTGCCGTGAAGCATCAAAATATTTACTTTTGGACGACATGCCTTAAGCCGTACCCGCCCCACACAAATCTGCTGTATAAGGACTTCCATATGAAAAAGTTATTAGGCGTTGTTATTGCCTGTTCTTTGCTTTTGTCTGCCTGTTTACCTCGTGATATTGCTCTCGCTAGGCGTTGTCTTTCCTCCACAGTTTTAGTTCATATAAAAATTGCTAAAGGAGATAAGCGCGGCATGGGTACTTGCTCAGGTGTTTATGTAGCCCCCAATCTCATTTTAACAGCTAATCATTGTGTAGATATGGAAGATGGACTCGAATTAAAAGGAATTTGGATTCGAAATGTTTATGATGAAGCTGCAAAAGCAGAAATTGTAAAAGTAGATGCTGAGAAAGATTTGGCATTGCTCAAGACATCGCTTAAAGGCATTCCAGTTTCCTTAGCTAGGAAAGTAACAGTGGGAGAAGAAGTTTGGGTAATTGGGCAACCTCTCGGTTTAAAGTTTGTTGTAACTAAAGGCATCATTAGCAGCCTTAATGTTTCAACTTTGAGTTTTCCAATAAATCATTTTATTACGGATGCTGTTGTTTTGCCAGGAAATTCGGGTGGACCCGCTTTCAATTCAAGGGGTCAGCTCGTAGGTATTTTAACAATGAGTACGTCTGTATTTGGGGTATTTGGTGCAGCTGGTTTAGGTATTGTAGTTCAAATCGACGAAGTGAGAAAATTTTTAAAACAAAAATAACATGCAAAAGAAAGCAAATATCCTCGACTGGCCTAAGCCATCTTTAGAGCCAGCTATTTGGAATCCAGATAATACTTTAAAGCCTGAAGTTAAGGAATTCATTTTAGGTTTTATCCATTCCTTTGCCAAAGCGAATAATTTTAAAGATATTAATGCCTGGATAACAGATGTTAAATTTGTTGGTTCCCTAACAACAAATTGTTGGAATTCCAATTCTGATATGGATATTCATATCGCTGTAGATCTTTCCAAGTTTGTCGAAGTGGAACATCCCGAGATGTCTGAGCAAGAAGCCAGCGATTATTTAGACGGTATTCGTAAACAGGTTGATCAAGTGAAAGCTAAAGTTCCAGGTACTGAGCATCCTACAGAAATCTATTTTGAAACAGAGTTTACCACACATGCCAGCCAGGAATTCTCTGGTACGTATTCAGTTTTGCAGGATAAGTGGCTCTTAGAACCCCATATTGTTGGACAAGATTTTGACATGTCCACGCTACATCCCGACCTATTAAATTTAGCCAAGGAAACAGCATCAGAGTTGGATGCCTCTTTTGGTGAGCTTAAGAGAGATGTTCAGGATATTAAAGAGCTTGAAGAAACTCTTAATTATTGGCCACCTGAGCAAAGGGAACTGCTTGAAAAGAAATTGCAAAAGAGATTAGATGAACTTGAACAGGATATTAAAGTACTCGTAGAGTTACGTGAGGATGTGGCGGAGAAGCGTAAGCATTATAAAGCTTTGTCTGAGCAAGAAGTTCGATTTAAATACTTGCAGAAGTACTTTTACATGCATGTCCTTACAGATCTTAAAACCCTTCTAAAACAATCCCCTGAACTATCTGTTAAAGATATTCCAATTGTTGAGAATATTATGCAGCAAGCCTCCTTAAAATTAGCCTACCAAGAAGAAGAGAATCGAATTTTGGTAGATATGGATGATACTATTTGTCATGAAGCTTCCGATGGTGAATGTGGAGAGCCTATGGAAGGGGTTAAAGAAGCCCTTACAAAGCTCAAAGAAATGGGTTACGAGATTGTAATTTTTAGCCATAGAGCAGATGATAAACATGGCGAAGATGAAATCAAAAAGTATCTAGAAGCTCATGAGATTCCCTATGATTCTATATATAAAGGTGAAAAACCTTTAGCCAGATTTCAGATAGATGATCGAGCGATCCATTTTGATAATTGGAATAGTGTATTAAAGCAGATTGAGAAATCAGCTTCTCTTTCAACCAAATATTGGATTGATCCTAATGGCAAAGAATATCAAGTGGGGACAGCTTTAGGGCATTACGGATGGGTTGCTAAGAACATTTTAAAAGTTGATGATGAAGCCGTTAAGAATGATAAAAATCTCTTAAATCAAGTTTATAATAAAACAGAGCAAATGATGGAAGAAGGTTGGGCAAGAATTTCTTCTGAAAGTGGGGGGCAATTTGCTATAGAAGTTAATAAGTTAGAAAACCTACCTTCTTATCTGGATAATTTTATTGCCGCACATTTTAATCAGGCAGAAGCTGAAAACGGTGTTGGTATTGAATTAGATGACCAACAGGGAAGCTTTGTAACAATTACAGATCCCTTTCCTAATATTCAACAAGCTGTTACAAAGAAACTTAATAATCAAATGTCAGTAGCAGCAAAAATCCTTTCCAAAAAAGAAGCTACTGCTTTCAATCCATACCAAGATGAATCCTTGAAACAAGGACCTCCTTATGCTATTTATATTGGAACACAGGAGATGGGGGAAGGATATGCTCCTGTTAAGCTTTACAATATTTTTGGGGAGCATCCCAGATTTGGAAGTACTGTGGCTGAAGAAACTCTACAGGAATTGGGCATTCCAATACGAGAAACCAAAACGGCACAGTTAGGCTCTGAATACGACTTCAGTTCCACACATTTTTTGTTGCCAAAAGAGATTGCTGAGAAAATAATTAGATGGGCTGTGGAAACCATCCCAGAAGATCAAATAGTTCATGATAGCAAAGATCCAGGAACTAAAGGGGTTCAACTAGAATCTCACATCACTTTAAAATATGGTTTGCTTACCGATGACTTTGAAGAGGTGAAGAAAGCCCTTGAAGGTGAGAAAGCTCCCCATCTAAAATTTGGTAAAACCTCTTTCTTTGAACCCGAAGGGAAGGATTACGATGTTGTAATTATTCCCGTAGAAAGTGAAGACCTTCAAAAATTAAATGAGAAGCTTTGTTCTCAAGTAGAACATGATGATCTGCAATTTAAAGAGTACCATCCCCATGTGACAGTTGCCTACATTAAAAAAGGTTTGGGGCCAAAGTATGAAGGGAAAGATATTTTAGAAGGTGAAGAACTTGATTTAAATGTACTAACCTTCTCTCCCAAGGAAGGTTCTAAACAGGAAATGGAACTTGGTAAAGCAACAGAGAAAAGCTCTAGTTTTATGCCATCAAATACAGATTTGGCACCAAGTAATGATTGGATTTCTGAAACAGGCTACCCAGGCAATTCTGAAATGGATGCACCACAGAATGTTTCCGACGAGTCCACTTGGTATTCACCAGAGAATGATCGACCAAGAACGAGGAATTTTTGGCAGAAGATGCTTAGCTTGTTTCAGAAGCCTTTAAGTAAGAAAGAACCTAAGAATATCGTGCCTGTGAAAGAGGCTTCCTCCAATGTTTTCATGCTAGATACTGATTCTGGATTACAAACCAAAGCGTTAAAAGATCCTACATCAGAACAAGCCGTAAATTTATTTAACAGTACTCGTGGAGAAATTCATCAGCTTCGCTGGTTTATTCCTGTTGATGGCCATTTATATATGTGGGATGCTTATGATTTAACTCATTGGGATGCCATTAAACAAATCGGAATTCCAGCCACTCGATTAGCGGAAGATATAAATACAGGAGTTGCACGTACTGAATATGAAGCTGAAATAATTGCCGAAGAATTTAAAGAGTTTGGATTTGTTAATATGAATAAACAAGCAAAACAATGGGTTACACCAACCGAACATGTAAATCAGCCAGGAATGGCTTGGGGTTGGGCTGACTACATTTACAATTACGTAGAGGAAAACTGGCAGGATTTGTTAGTAGGTTGGTTAAATTTAGATCCTAAGAACTATGTGAAACCCGTTGTTCTAATTGAAAAGATTTATCAGGATGAGGGTGGAGTATCTGCTTGGGTTCATATTGAGTTTGTGAATACAGCAGCCAATACAGATGCTTTCATGAAGCTTGTTATTTCTGCTCGTATTGAAGGTGAACAAAGTATTGAGCCTGAAGGCCCAGAATATTTTGAGCATTTAACAGATTGGGAAATTGATGTGAAGGATTACGGAAAGAGTGATGAGTTGGAGAAATCGAGTAGCTATGGTCCAACCAACTATCAAGGCCCTTCTGTAGCCGATCACGGATATCAGAATAGTGCGTGGGATGATATGAACGTCACTTATTCTCCTGAAGAAGATGAAAAGTTCCTAGATCAGAATGGTGCAGATGGATATCCTAATCGTTGGATGGGCAGACATCGTGGACCATACTATACGAATGAAGGTAAAGTAGTTAAGATGCTTGAAGATACTAAGCCGCAAAAGCAAACTTCTTTAGAAAATTTTCTTCCTGAACAAGAATTCATCCCAGAACATTTAAATGCTGGGACAGCTATTATGACAGATGATGGATCTATTTATTGGAGCGACGAGCCTCATATGATTCATGTCAAATTAATTAAAGAATTGGGTATTCCCGTTGAGCACATTGTTTCTGGTGGTCGTATAGTAGATGGAGATTACCACGATTTAGGACCTCGCTCAGATGCAATGAGATATGTTGAAATGGAATTGGCTAAGCAGCGTGTTGAAAAAAAGAGAAAAGAGCGAAGAGCATTAGGAAAAAAAGATATTAAAGCCGATTTTACGGATAAAGGATATTGGGTTGATCCATCTGGAAAATTTTATTCAGTTAGAGAAAGTGGTGATGGTATAACTCATTCAATGTGGGCAGCGGAACACATTGATGCATTGTACCCAGATATATCTGATAATGAATATAACGATGCCTATGATTTTTTACTAGAACACGGATGGGTTAGAATTGGAGATTCAAGTGTGGCAGATTATGGAGTTGAGGCACTTGATCCCCTCAATCTACCTTCTTATGTTATTGATTGGGTGAATAACCACGTACATGGAAAAGTTGATATTGAAAAATATCCAGCCCGTAGGGGAACTAGAGCAGTCATTGAACTTCCCGTCGATGATTTACAAGAAACGATCAACAACGAATTCAAATTACAAAAATTAGCTCCCGTTGCTAAACAAGCAGCCATCTCAGGTCAAACAGTGAATACCATTCTAAAACTCATTGAGCAGAATGGCGGAGCTACTTACAATCTTGCAAGTAATAAAAACCTCGTCGGTACGGATGCTTTCTCGGTTGCAATTTATCCAGATCGAGAACAAATAGTAAACCTTGTAGATTATAATAATTTAGAAGGATACCTAGTTGAGAATGAAGATTTGTTATCCGACCCCAATAATTCTTTTGGAGCTTGGGTAAGTGGTGGGAAAACTTATTTGGATGTCGTAGCTACGATAAAAGATAAGAATCAAGCTATGAAGCTTGGACAGGAACATAAACAACTTGCAATCTTCGACCTCAAGAATTTGGTTGAGATTCCATTGCAGAGAGTGGCTAAGCTTGCTGCTTTACTACGATCTTGGATTGATCCACAAGGAAAAGTTCATGATATTAGCCCCAATCCATCTCACAAAATGTGGGTTTATAAAAATCTTGTGGACCCCTCTACGCCCATTCCTCAAGTCGAAGATGAAGTTTGGAAAAAAGTTGCTGAGATGTTTGAATCTGGTTGGACCAGAGTTTCTACAGATTCTCATAATATAGAAGCTTCGTTGGTTTTGGAAGTTAAAGATTTAAAACGACTACCTCCTTATTTAGATAATTTTGTAGCGGAGAATTTTCAGGAAGGTCGCCCAATAGAACTTGGAGACTCTAAAGGCAAAGTAGTTTTAGTTTATGATCCTTTTCCTTCTCTTCAAAACGCGGTAAATAAAGCTTCAAGACAGCCCAAGGTAGCTGCTGCTGTCAGCGACCGCGAACAACAGAAATATTATGATGAGATTTATTCAGATCGTTGGAGAGATGATTCAGATAAGATAGACGGCGGTAATGAATATTATGATTGGGCTGAGGGCGGAAGTAATGATTACCCCAATCCAAAAGATGAAGAAAAAGAACATTGTTTACTTGATCAGCTTGAGAAACCAATAAATCGTAACAACCCTGTAGGTCTTGGCGAATATGCCATAACTTACTACGACGCTTTTCCAGACCAGGGAGACAAAGGGGGCATTTAAAAACCCTCTTAAAAATATAATAAAATCAGGTATTATTAGGGAATGCCGTATCTACGCCCATAATTTTTATTTTAGAAGTAATTTTAATCGATAGTTTTGGAGGCTTTAAAATGCGAGACATTACAAAGTTTAACCGTGAATTTTCAGAGAATGCTTTGAAGAAACAAGCTGAAGAGCTTGCTAATAAAGTTGAGCCTACATCTGCTCCAATAGAGATTCAAGAGGTTGAAGCCGACCTTAAGGATTTTTCGCTTACAGATAGCGGAGCTTATCTAAATGTTTCTCATCCAGCATTGCATGATGCTACGATTGGTGTAGTATCTAAGAATGAATATTCCAATGGCAATAAAGAAGCTATTTTACGATCTGTTTTGGAAAGTAAGTTTGCAGAATATCAGAATACTCACAGTCTTAAAATTACTGGAAGCTTTGTTGAGCCCTCAATTAATCCCGCTCCCAAAGAAGAAGTTGTTATTATTCCTGTTGAAAAGAAAGCCTCTGAAGAAAAACAGATTGAACCAGCCAAAGAAATTACCTCCGATCTTCCCCTCCTACGATCTTCCGATTCATTTAGACAGAATGTAGAAACAGTTGCTTTTCGAGCATCAGAAAAACTTAATCGTTTCGTTGCCGCTGCTACAAATGGTTTGGTTGATCATCTTCGAAGTTTGAAATACGATATGCCAAAGGTTAATGAAGTTGATGCTTCCGCCCTCTCTGAGAATGGCGATAGCTTCAACGGTTTTATTACTGCTTCTGTTTCATTAGAAAATTCAACAGGCCCTAAATATTTGAACCTTCCAATTACCATTTCTGCTTCTAAAGTTGTTTACCCCAATGAGAAAGAAACCGCTGATTTTGTTTCTAAAGGTATTGATCTTCGATCTAAGCTTGAAGAGACTCTTGCTATTGAAGCTCTTACTGCCATGGCTAAAGTGGATGCCGATGAAGCTTGGGTAAAAGAAAATATTTCAAATATACTTTTCGAGAAGACTGCTGAAATTAAGAAAGAAGCCTCGGATTATACCGATGGAATTTCTAGCACAGGACCTGGATCTCATATCAAATTGCAGAAGCACCTCTTACCTGGCGAATTAGCCGATTGGGAAGTGGGCGATACTATTTATAGCGATGGCAAAAAATGGAAACTCGTCAGTAAAGATGATGGCCTCGATAGTAATGATAAAAATGCTGGTTCCGCCAGTTTATGGGATTTCGTTGAATGTATGCCGGAAGAAGGTGATGAAAAAATAAAAGCTGACATCCCCCGCTAACCTACCGATTTGATTAGGAGTTTCAACAAATGAAAAATTTACTTGCTTCTTGGTTCAGAAATCTTACTGCTTTTGATGACGGAGCAGTTAAAAAAGAATTCAGTATTGTCGATCCCACCGCTGCCCAAGCTGATGGATTGAATACTGTTATTCTTGCTGTTTCCCCATCAGACGGAAATTCTCCAACAATGGTTTCTTTATATTTTGATGGAACAGGTGTAAAATTGTTTGAGAAGAAATATCAAGACGATCAAGATGCTCAAACTGAAATGTCAGCTATGGCACATGATTTAGAAGAAGCTGCTACACTAAGTAAAGAAGGTAAAACTGAAGAAGCTAAGAATTTAGCTACATCCCTATTTGATAAATATAAGAGAAGTTCCGATCCTCTCTCAAATGAACAACCCACACCAACCATGACACAAGCAAGTCAAAATGCTCCTCTCGTTTATAAAGGATTTTCTATAAAAAAACTTGAAGATGGTAGTTGGCAAGCATCTCAGGATGAGTTGGCATTTACAGCTGATTCTATTGATTCGGTTAAAGCCAAGGTTGATAACATGCTTCGCAAGGCGTATGGTAAGAAGTTAGCCAAACGCGCCGAAATCGTAATGCAGAACCTTTTCTTTAGTACTCCCGACGAAGCTATGGAATATCAAGAAAAAATGAAAAAGCTTCAAGGTCCAGAAGGTGGAGAAGGTAAACCACTCTGGGAGCAAATGAGTGGTGAAGAGCAAATAGCTCCTTCTAATGAAACAGCACCCGAAGAAGATAATGAACTTGCACCTCCCTCTTTGAGTTTTGATCGTATTGAGAAAGACAAAGCTAAGTCTGATAAAGATATTGGCAAGAGAATTAAAGAACAGGTTAAAACAGAAGTAGAATCTGCTCTTGAACAAAAAAGTGCATCTGTGTTTGGCCCAGATCAAGAAGATCTTGTTGAAGCTCTTCGAAAGAATGGACGCAATTGGGATGAAATTAAAAAGATTTTTACTAAAGAACTTTCTTATAATGAAGATGATACAACCGTATTTTTAGACAGTATTCGTCAGAAAGAAGAGGGTGGAATGTCTGAAGGATTGCCCATGGCTCCAAAGCCTCCAGAAGATTTGGTATCTCCAGAAACCCACGATAAATTGGTTAAAGAAATTGAAGATAAATCCGAACCAAAGCCCGAACCTTTGCCCCTAGCTGATGAAATTGCTCGTGCAGATAATGCTGAAATTAGAAAGGTTGCTAGAGAGATGACTGAAGATGAAAAATTATCTTGGGACAAAACCCAGGTTGGTGAATTTGGAAGAAATAAAGATGGTTCTCCTCGCCCATCTCTAGAAGAAGTAACTAAACGAAGGCATGAGAAAGAACGTAAAGAAAAAGAGAATAAAAGCAAGCAATCTTCTCAATCTAAAGTAGCACTAAACCCTCTCCAAGAGCCTCCAGCCGTTGGACAAAATCCTGGTCAGCCTTTGGCTGCTCCAGTTGAAGAAGCTCCAACATTTGATTCTCCAGTTCCTCCATCACAAGATTCCAATCCAGAACCTGAATTCCTAGAAGCACCTAAAGAAGGTGACAGAGTTTATGTTATGGGAGATTATGAAACTGGTCAAGATGGATTTGAAGGAACAATGGTTTCTGACTATACAAGCAAAGGCGATGATTATGCTGTTATTGCTAAAGATGATGGAGAGAATGCAGAAGTCGCTTTGCATCGCGTTGTGAAAGCTTCTCAGAAGAAAGTAGCTCAGGTTTATTATGAGAAGGTAGCTTCTGTTACAGATTCTAGCCGAGGTCGTAATTGGAAAGTTACTTATTATGATAAGAATGATAAAGTAATTTCGTCTCATATAATTAAAGATCGTACTGAAGCTGAGGCTGAAAGAGAAGCAACAGGCGATATGCCTTCAGGTTGTGAAGATTGGAGTATGATGCCCGTCCAATCTAAGAAAGCCGCTAATGAAGATCGTTGGACTAAGCTTGTTTATGAGTGTCCTTCTTGCGAGACACAGTTTACTGAATCTAAGAAACCTATGAGTGCCTGTCCTATTTGTCGTACTCCTGCTGATAAAATAAAATTAATAAAAGAAGCTGAAGGACTTCCTGAAGGACAGAATAGATTGAGAACAATTAATCCCCATAATCGCTTTTGTGACAAATGCGGAGACAAATTAGACCCAAGTAATCCAAGTCCTCGTTGTGCCCATTGTTCCAAAGCAAAATCTTTTATTCCACCACTAACCGAACATGATCTTCAGGAAAAGGATGCCGATCTAGAAGTCGAAGGTAAAGGCAACGAAGATGTAATTAGAATGTTCATTGATAATTCTTTCCCAAAGGATAAAATGCCTGTTTGGGGAACGCCTAATCTTAAAATTACCAAATATCCAAATGGTTGGGCTTTAGTTAATTATCAAACACCTATTTTATATCGCGGTAACAATAACCCAGATGTAGTTGTGTTTAATACACATAATTATTCAGTTACTACAAAGAAAATTCAAAATCAAATTCGTAGTATGTTTCGCGGTCAGTCTGTTAAAGAGACAGATGAGGCTGGAATATATTCTGCAATCGACCAATCTAATTTGGCTGTTCCAGAACCTGAATTTGGTACAGAGCTTCAATCTCTTCATGAATCTGCTTTGAAAATTAAGGCTGACCTAGAACACGAAGGCGAAATCGCTATTTATTTTCATAAAGAAGGAATTGAAAAGAAAGCTTCTGATGATTCTGCATTTGAAGGTAATGGCTGGTGCCGAGTTTGGATTCAAGATGATGAAATTTCTTCAGATAAAAGATATCCAGAAATTTTAAAATTAGCAGATGAAACCACTCGTATTGATGCTTTAAAAGATTTAGCACGAGAATTAGCACACGAGGCTTTACGACTTGCAGACAGCGCAGGAGCTAAAGTTGGAGTACAGGCGTGGTTTGAATCTTTACATCCTTCAGATCACGACAGGATTGATTGGGTTGCTTTGGCTAATCCAACACAAGAGAATGTTGAATCTGCTCAAGATCCTAAGATTGAAAAGAAAGCAGCCGTTTTGCCAGAAGTTGTAAAACAAGAAGTTATGTCCATGACTCCTGATATGAATATGCGAGGAGCAACCGCGTATCGTTTCAGTGTTGAGGGTGACAAAATTTATCGTGGTGAATGGCGTATGGGATTTGAAAAGGATGATTTTGGTCCGTATCAATTTATTTATGATTTAGAAACAAAAGAATTTAAAGAAAATCCAAGTTATCAACAGTCGGCATTCGCATCGTTGAAACAAGCAGCAGAACCTCTCCTCGGACCAACGGGTGAACCATTGCCAGCGAAACCAGAGACTCCAACAACTTTTAAAAAGCATCTAAAAGCACCACCCTCAACAGACCGCGAGAAAGCTCAACCCGCTTCAATTGAACAAGCCCAGCTTGTTAAAGAAGTAGAAAGCTCCTTAACTAGTCTTGAATCCATCAAATCGATGGTGGAACAAGCCAAGGCAAAGCTTAATGCCGAAATCAAAACAATTGAAGAGAAGGGTGGCAGAGTACAAATAGAAGGCGAACTCAAAGAGAAGATTGATCGTCTTTCTAAGATGGTTGAAGCTGTGCAAAATCAAATGATTTATGCTGGAGATACAATGGTTCGTTTGGTTCAAGAAACTAAAGAAAAACCTTTTAAACCTGGCGATAAATGGAAAATCGAGAAACTTACTGAACGCCTTTCTAAATATGAGGATGCCGCAGCATTTTTAAAGAAAGCAGAAGATGGAGCGCAACACTTAGCTACATCAGAAGATATTCGTGAATTGTATTTCTTTCCACGTAAGATGAGCAAACTTCATAAATCAGCTGGATTTTTAGAAACACTAGACTCCGTGTATAATGATGTACTAGAGGCTTTAAAATTAATTATTGGAAGTGAAGAACCAGCGGCGGTATAACCGTGGATACTCTTATAGAACTTCTTAGCAGTGTAAAAGTTATTGGACCCCTTGGTGTTGTAGCAGTTATTGAAGCGTGGGCTTTATATTCGTTGTTTAATAGACTTGAAGAAGCTCAGAATAAGAGGTTGGAAGATTGGCAAGCTATGAAAGATGAGTACACACAATTAAGTAGCGACATCAATAAAACTTTGGATGTATTAATTAAAACATTGGGCCGTAAAAATGGCAACGGAAATGGTGGCTGCAATGGATAAAATAACCGTTAATGGATTGGATAAATCCAAATCAAAACTAGGATTAAATATGTCTACAAATGATAAATTGGTTAAACAGATACAAGAACAAATTTCTCTAGCTGGAGTACAGGTTAAGAAAAGAATGAAAAAAATACAGCTAGAACTTTTAGAGGAATTAAACGATGAGTCTGGAAACGGAGTTAGTTTGTAAGCATTGTGGGAATGAATATTTTTATATCGTTTACGATTTGTCAATAGGACACGTAGAGGGTAAAGAAACACAATTTGAATTACTGAAATGTATGGATTGTGGCACGATGAATACAAAAACATTTGAGACGACAAGAGAAAATTAATGTACAATTTTGCAGAATTAGTTTCTTCATCCTACGATGAGACTAAAATATCTAATTTATCTAAAGCTGCCTATGATACAAGCTTTTGGTCCTTACAAAATTTAGGCGTAGATTTGTATGACAACCAAATTGATATTGTAAATAGTGTCTGTGATATTGGAGAAAAATACCTAGCCATTCTTTGTGCTAGAGGTTCTGGAAAAACTCACGGTGTTGCTGTAGCTCTTGTAAAGCTTTGTTTGGATTACCCAGGTTTATCAGTTGGTATATTTGGTCCGAAAGAGGACCAAGCCAACCGTATTATTAAAGAAGAACTTCTCGGTCATCTTTTGCTTCCGTCCTCTCCTTGCTATAATTTCATTGAATGGGGTAAAACTTCTGGTTCATATGTGAGATTCAAGAATGGTTCATATATTGAATCTCATTCAGCATCAGAACAGAGCCAGCAGGAAGGATACCACTATTCTATTGTTGTTGTAGATGAAGCCCATGCCGTTAGCGATGCAAGCATATCCACTCGTATTTCAGGAATGTTGGGCTCCTTTAAAATTTCTAAACTTATTAAAATTGGTGTTGCAGTAGGTAGAAATCATTTTTGGAAAAGCTGTGCTGCCCCCAATACCGCCTTCAAAGTAATTGTTAAAGATTGGACACAATGCCCAATTCTTCTCAATCAGGGTTCCATAACCTATGAAGGCATGGAACTTCCAAAAGAGGTTATCGACAAAATGCCGATAACACTTAAGAGACAATATTTTCCAGACCGTTCTGATCTTCATTATGATTCTGTTGTAGGCATGACAGAATTAGATTTCAATTCCCATTATGCAATGATATGGGAGAATGATGCAAATTTAGTTCTCAATGAAGAGAATCAAATCAGATTAGTTTCTGGTGATTTCGATCCACTTGAGAAAGCCAATAAAGCAAGAATGGATAAGTATTTCTTTGGACTTGATACCGCTTCTGGATCTATTCTTCCTGGGCGTAGAGATAGAGACTTTAACAATTTAGCTATTTGGCGTAAGACCCATGATAATATTTGTCAGAAAGTAGCTGTGTTTGAATGGCAGGACGTTCCTCCCTCAGATTTAATGGAAGATATTAAAGCCATTATTCATCCAGAAACAGGTTTGTTTCCTTGTGTATTTGGATTAGCCGATTTTAGTAACATTGCAATTAGCATGGTAGATTTTTTTAAGAAAGAGAAAATCCCCATAGATGGAATTCAATATCAAGCCACTGAACCTACTACCCATAAAAACTATAAAAATGCAATGTTCGATCAGTATGTATTCGAACTTGAATGTGGTAGAATACAATATCCCAAACTTGATAAATTTCAGAAGGATAAAGTTTTTAATAAATCCTACCAAGAATGGTGTTTTATTGAGCGGCATCAGAAACAAGGGATAAATGCCATTATTGAAGCTCCTTCAGCAGATTTTCATGATGATGCACCAAATGCTGATGTTCTAGCAGTTTGGGCCGCAACACGAGTGGAGAATTATCAGGGTACCTTTGCGACTCGTCCAATGATTTCCCCAGTTGGTGGTCCAGGTTCTGTAGCTTCACGAGGTATTCCAAATCCAGCAGATCAGTCTTTAAAAAGTAGATTTTTGAAATAAGGATATGAAATGAGAAAAGAACGAGCATTGGAGGATTCAAAAAACTATTTAATTTCTGTGCATGATGCTCTTCGTACAGCCTTCAGAAATGCTACTCCAGCAGAACAGGTATTTCTAACAAACGTTTTAGAGGGAATCGAGAAGGATGTAAAGCAACTTGAAGCGTTAAAAGAAATGATGGAAGTATGGAAGATCAAAAAAGATAAGAAGTTAGAAATGACTACAGAGGAATAAAAATGAGCCGACCTAAAGGCAGTAAAAATATTTCTAAACAAGCCGAGAAGCAGGTTATTATTGGTGAGGGAATTAGTGGGTCCACTTCATCAAGTGGGATGGATGCTGGTCTGACCAAAATTGGTTCTCTTGCTAAGACTGCCAATTATGGCGTATCTCAGACTTCTTCATTTTTCTACAGTCCTGAACTCACAACTGAGAGCTGGCTTCTCCCTAAATCACGTCAAGAAACTTGCCGTTGGGCGCGTGTATTCTATAATTTAAATCCTATTGTGCATAGTGTAATTAACATGCATTCTAAGTATCCTTTTTCCAAATTTGAACTCGTTTGTGGAGATCCTACGGTTAAACAGTTTTATGAACAGATGGCATTCAATAAGAATTTCAATTTGACCGATTTTATTGGACAAGCTTCGTTAAGTTATGAGAAATTTGGTGAGGCTCTTTGTTTTGGTACTATGGAGAAAAAGGGAGACAAATTTCAATGGACGAAGTTTGTTCTCCTTGAACCAGAACTTATCGATGTCAAATCAGATATGATGAGTGGTAAGCAAACCTTTGAGATGGTTCCAACAGCCGAACTTAAACAGCTTGTTACTTCTACTCGTCCTGAAGATGCAGATGCTCAAAAACAGTTAGAAGAGTGGTCCCCAGAAATTGTTAAAGCCATTAAAGAAAATAGAAATATTCGTTTATCAGATGAGAACGTTTCTATCATTGCTAATCTTACTGATCCCTCAGCTACTCGTGGAACAAGCCGTATTCAATGTCTATTTAAAGATTTAATTTTAAATGATTTTATTCGTTTGGCACAGATGGCCTACGCCCAACGATATGTGTTTCCAGTTGAAATGTGGTCCATCGGGGATATTGCTAACAACATTATTCCAAGTACAACAGATTTGCAGAATTGGAAACAGCTCATCAATCAATCAATTCAACAACCTCCATTCTCTCTCGTTACTCCTCCTTACGTTAAGTATGAAGCTTTGAGTACCGCAGGAAAAACATTTCCTGTAAATACAGAATGGTATGAATATACATTAAGTCAGTTGATGATTGGATTGGGTGTTAATAAGAATTTAATGACGGGGGATGGCCCTTCTTTCAGTGCAGGTCTTAAAGGTATGTCTCTTCATCGTTTGATGATGGAATATAAATTCGTAAGAGATAAATTTGAAGATTGGATTATTCACAGATTTTTTGAACCCATTGCTGAAAAGAATGGTTTTTATACGACTGAGAATGGCGAGAAAAAATTAATTTTACCTGAAATTTCTTGGAAAAAATCTCTTGATATTGAGGATGCAGAAGCAGAACGCGACATGTTTGTAAAAATGTGGGAATCTGGAGTTATTAGTACAGAAACTTTGTTTACTAAATTCCCCACTCTTGATTTTAAAACGGAACAAAAGAAATTAGAACTTGAACGTGGAACAATTTATGATAAGGGTGATGGAGCAAGGTTGCCTGAGAAGATCCATAAATCAGTTGTAAAACCTGGAGGAGATACAGGATTTGGTGGAAAAGGCGGTGGTGGTGCACCAGGAGCTATTGTTCCAATTAAGCCCGTCAAACCAGTTAAACCAGGAGAAGAGCCAGAAGCTGGAGAAATTCCAGTTCCAGGTGCTCCAGAAAGTACCCCAGAAGGTGGTGGAGAAGCTACAGCTCCCACTTCCATCGCTCCAACAGTATAATACTATGCTAAATAAAACAGGTTCTCCTACGAAATTAACAGTTGTTAAACAAGGTGCATTTGAGGTTGATTTAAACCTTTTAGCGTCGATGCTTAAAGAACAATGGCCAGATAAAACTTTAACAGTGAACAATCTGCACGAAGCCCTAAAAAGTATCGGTATTGTTGAATATAAGGCCGAAGATATGCAAGAACTTATTGGAAGATTACAAGCAATTGGTTTTGTGGTTAAGTAAGAAAAAAACGTCTAAAACCCCCTTAAAAATATAATAAAATCAGGTATTATTAGGGAGTAGTGTAAAATAGTTATTTTAGAAGGATCAGAATCGATAGGAGAATGTTTATGGCACCACAAGATAAGCCACGCAAAGAAATAGATTTCGTAACCATCGGAGAAGATGGCAAAGAACATTTGAATTTACATATTTTTGTTGAGTCCCTTTTAACTCTTGCTATGGGTAAATCTCTTGATATGGGACGATTGGCTATTCAACATAAAGAAGCTTTTGAACAATTTCAAAGAACAATCAAAGATGATTCATATGACCGTATTGAGTTTGCCAAACGAGTTTTGAAGAAATATGGATACGAGAGTAATATTCGTGAATAGCTAATATGACATTTGTTTTAATTCATGGGTTAGCGAAAACTAAATTTTATAAAGCATGGCAGTGTATGAAATCTCGCTGTTTAAGTAGTAATGATCCTTCATACGTTCATTATGGCGCACGAGGGATAAAAGTTTGTGATAGATGGCTAGGCAAAGATGGATTTAGTCATTTTAAAGTAGATATGTATGAAAGTTATCTCAAACACGTAGAAGAGTTTGGTGAAAAGAACACAAGTTTTGAACGTATCGATCCCAACAATAATTATGAACCTTCTAATTGTAAATGGGCTACTTGGAATGAGCAAGCCAGAACTAAAAGAAGTTCTTCTAAAACAGCAGATCTTAATGTACACTTAAAAAAGAAACACGCATTACATCAAGTTTTACGTTATTTAGTTAATGGCAAAATCTTGGTATCAAAGTATGAAAAATATTTTGGGTGTTCTTTAGTCCAGCTTAAACAACATATAAAATCTCAATTTCTTCTTGGTATGACTTGGGATAATTATGGTAGAAATCCAGATCAGTGGCAAATTGATCACATTGTTGGCGTAAATAATTTTGATCTTTCTAGAGACATGGATGTATACAAATGCTTTAATTTTAAAAATCTTAGACCGTTGTGGTTGAAGGATCACAAAAAGAAATCAACTTTGCGGGTGTAAAATGGAAAATTGGATAAACAATCTATCGGAAAAACACAGCATTCACAAAATAGCCGTAGAGACTGAAGTAAGTTTACCCACCTTCGAAAGATTACTAAATGATGGATATACAATTGCTATTTGGAAGACAATTAATCCCATTCCTTGTATGCGTTGCCAAGATTTAGAAGCACAACAATTTAATTTTGCAGATTTTGTAAACAGTACGACGCATGAGGCCCCGATTTTTTCCCATTCGCACCCAAATTGTCATTGTGTAGTAATTTGCAGTGGCGACGGACTTCCTACAGTCCAGATTGACTGGACTGGAAATATTTCAGAGGCTTAATTTATGGCACTATTTAAACGTGGGACTATTCTAAAGATTAATAAAACAGCCGCATCTGCCACAGAGCTTATTATTGATCGTCCTCTAACTGAAGAAACAAAAGTTGTTGAGGGTAAGAATCCTGAATTTTTATATTTTGTAGCAAAAGCCATTGCCGCTGGTGACGAAGGTCCATTGGGCAAGAATGGTTCTAGAGAGTATAATTATAACGGAAATGGCGATTATTTTCCTAAGAAAGAAATTGAAGGTGCTTACCAAACTTTTATAGGAAAGGGAATTTATCTCGACCACAATGCTTCAAGTGTTATGTATTCTGTTGGGAAGATTATTGATGCTTTTCCTACGGTAGATCCAGACAATAAAGAATGGAGCATTTCCTGTCTTGCTAAGATTGACAGAAAGCTTCATCCTGAAATTGCTCGTAAAGTTGAAACTGGTGAATTGAATACCGTTTCCATGGGTTGTTCTTGTGGAGAATCCAAATGTTCAGTTTGTGGAACAATCCTTCGAACGGACGATGACCCTAAGTGTGAACATCTATCTCCTGGCAAATTGATGCACGAGTTTCAAGCAGAAATTGATATTCCAGAGTATGGAATTAATAAGGGCCAAACAGTAAAAAGTTTTGCAATTAATTCACAAATCAACTTCAATGAGTTGAGTTTGGTTGGTGTACCTGCATGGCCCCGCGCATTTGTTACCACAATTTTAAGTAACTTAAAGGCTAATATCAGTAAGAAAGCTTCTTTAACCAAAGAAGAACAACTTGATTTAGTAGCGCAGTTTGAAAAGCTTGTAGACACTTTAGATTCTACTACAAAAGAACAGGTCAAAGCCGAATTTTGCGGTTGCCCAATTGTCAAGGAGAATAACATGTCCGATACCCCCCAGAAACAATCGAACGATGAAGTAACAGATTTATTGAAGAAAGTGAGTGCTTATGAGATGGAGAAGCTTGAGAATTATATCCAACATAAGACTCGCAAAGCAGAGGCAACCGCTGCCGCTGATACAAAGACCAATGATTCCAATTGGATGAATGGTATACTTGAGAAAGCAAAAAATACGGCTGCTGGTAAAGTATTTGCAAGAACGATTCAGCGATTGGCTGAGGAAGAAAAGAAGCCAGAGTTTGTATATGAGAAGGAAGCTACGTCCGAAACTACTCTTAAACCAGTTAAGAAATCTTCTCTCACAGCCATGTTTACAGTAAATAAAGAAGAACCAATGAAATCTTCTTGGGCTCTTTTAGACGGTAGTGATAAAGTTATTTTAGATGCTTCACTCAATGAGATTTGGGGAGATCAGTTTGAAGCTAATCAAGATTTTGCAGTTAGTGAGGAATATGGTAGAGCAATTGCCGCACGATTTTTGGACCCTAAACTTGGTGGCGTTGAGAAACTTGCCGACCTTTGGGATGTTTCATATAAATTAAATAAAGAGGCTGACATGAATAAATCATCCGAACACGGCGAATTTTTCAAAGCTAAAGATTTCTTTGTACCTGGAAGTGATTCTTCTAATAAATACACTCCAGAGGAGATTAAACATATGCAAGAAAAAGAACACACAGAAGCCAAAGGCAAAAAGGTTGAAGCTGGGCATATAGATGAAAAATTTGATATTACGGAAGGTAAGGGAAAGCTCTTTGATGCAAAGAATTTTTTTGAACCTGGGTCAGATTCCTCAAATAAATGGAATGATAAACGAGTGAAGATTGAATACTCAATTAGCAAACCTGCTGGTGAGTTTTTCAAACCAGGCTCTGATTCCTCAAATAATTATAAAGCCACGGATGTAAAAATGGAATACAACATTCCAGGTAAAGCACCAGAAGCAGGTCAGAAAGGCCCAGCAGCCCCTAAACATGAAGATATTAAAACTACGTATGATTTTAAGAAACCTGAAGGGGAATTCGTTAATACAAATAAGAAAACCAAGCTTGACGAAGAACATGCCAAATCCGAAGAAAAAATTAAAACAGGATACAAAGGCGATTTGATGTACGATGAAGAGAAAAAGCTGGACGAAAAGGGTGGAAAGAAAGAATCAGCCCTTAAATCAGCTGCTAAGACTGTAGGTGATTCTCCTGAAAGTTCCGTAAAGGGCGATATCTATCCAGAAAAGAGTCCAAAGACTTCTGGAGATGAACCAGAGTCTTCTTATAATAAAACAGCCAAAACCGTTGGTGATGCTCCAGAAGGTTCTGTTGAAGAAAGTCAGTATCCCAAAGCTTCTGAGCCTAATAAGGACCCAGAGACATCAGCAAAAGATATGGAATATAAGCACGAAAAGAACATGACAAAAACTCCTGATTCTTCAGTTCAAGAGAAAATGCCAGCACCCGCTAAATCAGATAAAGATCCTGAGACATCTGTAAAAGATACAAAATTTGAAAAACATCCTGATTTAACTAGTAAGCCTGAAACTTCCTCAAAAGAAGATCAGTACCCTACACCAGCTAATCCAGATAAAGAACCAGATTCTTCTGTTCAAAAGGGTTCCAATCTAAAAGTTGCTAAAACTCCTGCTGGCTGGGAACACGCAGTTCGTGAGCTTAAGAAAACCGATGTTGATAATCCATGGGCAGTAGTTAATTGGATGAAAGATAAAGGATATACACCACATAAGAAATCAGAGCTAGATATGAAAGCTGATGCTGAAATGTGTGATAAGTGTTCAATGCCTCTTCATGAATGCGCTTGCATGGCCGCTCAGGAAAATATGGCTCCATCAATGGATGCTCCTAAACCAGAAATGGGTTCTGCCTTCGATAAAGTTGAAGAGAAACTTACAATTGGCGATGGATATGATGCTTCTAAGGATAAAGAAACTAAAGAGATTATCATTTCTAAAGATGGTAAGGAAATGAAGCGTCTCCCAGATGGTTTCGGTTCTGATGTTGCTTCTGTTACAAGTCTTCTAAAAGCTGTTCTTGGTCTTCCAACAACAGAAGAGAAGAAAGATGAAAAACCAGGAGAAACACTTTCTCCAGTTGAAGAAACTGTTGAAAAAGTAGAAGTTCATCCCGAAATGTCTTCTCCCTCTGAAATGCCTTCTATGAAAGCTTCTGCTCTAGAAGTAGAATTAAATAAGAAAGCTGCTGAACTAAAAGCTAAGGAAGAAGAGATTATTAAGAAAGAAACGGCTATTCTTGCAAAAGAAGCTGAAATTAAGGCTGATAAATTCCAAAAAGCCGTCGCTTCCCGCACAGATCGTTGCCGCAGAGTGATTGAAGCTATGCTTGATAAAAACGTCCTATCAATGGATGATGCAGTATTGAAGGAAAAACTACAAGAAGGAACTTATCTTTTGGATGCACGTAAAGCTGCCCTTGATCACGCCATTAGTGCAAAGCTAAAAGAACTTATGGCATCCAATGATGTTGAATTGGCTGCAATAGAGAAAACTGTAGATGGCATTAAGCTTCCTGAACAGGAAGTTTCTAAGAAAGCCAATCGTATTCCATTTGTTAAATGGGATGCAATTCCAACAGAAGATGATGAAATTAAAGGCATCTTTGATCAAATGGGAAAACGCAGTCACTGGAATCAATAATTTAAGAAGTAAAATTTAACACGGCCAATTCAGAGAAAGTTGGTGCGTTAATTTGCTGAGATTAAAAGACTAAAAGCAAAAGATTTCTCTGACATAAATGGGAAGCAATCCAAGTTGTGAGTTTTCCTTGAAAAGCATTCCTAGAAAAATAAAGATAAGATTAACCAAGTTAACTCATGTTGTTAATTTAAATAAGGAGTTACAAAATGGCTATTACTATATGGAAAGAAGTAAATCGTTCACCTGGAGCACCAGTTCTTTCGGGAACTATCTCTGGTGGAACAGTTCTAGCTTGGGACCCAGCGAATACACAGAAGGTTCTTCCTTTTGGTTCCGCTACATCCACATCTCAGCCTTACGGCTTGGCTTGTGAATCCAACGTAATTCCTCCACTACAACCCGCATCCGGCCTCGTTGCTGGCCAGGGTTTTGACTACACCAACTTCAACCGCGATGGTTTGATGGGTGCATTCATTAACGGTGGAGAATTCCAGTTGTATGATGATGGTCTAGGCGCAGGAGCCCCTTACGAAGCAGGAACATATACCGTTGGTCAGCTAGTTTATGCCGATATTACTGCCACTACCGCAGCTAATATTACAGCAACAGCTGGTTCTAACGTTGCAATTGGTTCTGTTACATATGTGGATCAGAGCGTTAACCCAACACAGCTAAGAATTAAATTGTCTATCTAATTAATAGATAAAAAGCTTTAAACAAGATTGACCGCGAGGTTGACTTGTATATTTTTCAAGGAGAATTATTATGTCAGAACAAGTTACCAAAACCGCTTCTCCTGATGACATTTATGCCGCAGGGCTTAGTGCCGCTCAGGTTGAAGAAAAGCTAACTCGTTTGATGAACAGCCCAGGCGGATTGCAGAAGATTGCTCAGCAAATGTTGAGCCCTCTAAAGCGCGAACTTCTATATGAAGGTCGTATTCGCCAGTTGTTCCAGACGTACAAACTCGCTCTAGGCGAGGAAGCCGTGTTTGACGCAGACTTAGACGTTCCAGCAGCATCCATTTCCGTTCATGGTTTGCCACAGGAACTACAGGTCGAAGCAGATCGTATCCGCGTCGAAACTGGCCCCCTAGCAACCCGTCCCTTGATCCGATGGAACGAATCCAACTTCCGAAAGTACGATGTTCTTAATCGTACCCAAGAACGCGCAAAAGCTTCCATTATGCTTCAAGAAGACACAAAAGGTTTTCAGCTCATTGACTTTGCTGCTGGTCTAACAAATCAGACCCCAGTAAATTCACTATTTGGAACCTCTGCTGCAACCAATAACCCAACCGTGCTACCTGCGACTGGTAAATTGGACATGCAGACACTAGTAACAGGTATCGTTACACTACGTTCAAAGTTGCTCGTAGCTTCAAAGATTTATTTGAACCCACTACGAACCGCTGATCTCATGCTCTTCAACACAACCACATCAGGAACAGGCGGAGCCGGAATTTTCGCTCCTAACTTCCAGGATATGGCATTGAAAGCAGGTCGCGTAGGTGGAATCTGGGGCGTTGATGTCCTAGAGTCCGTCGTTGTTCCTACAGCTAACACATACGTTCTAGCTCCTGCGGATTATCTTGGCGTTCTCGCCGTTCGTACTGATATTTCCGTCGAGACAATGAAAGATGTTAACCAGATGGCCGACATTTTCGCAATCTGGGAAGATATCGGCTTCCTCATTCGCTACGCTAAATCGATAGTAAAAATCGTAGTTTCTTAAGTCCCTTGGCGTAGTAAAATTGGGCCGTATCGGTGAAACTCTTACCAAGTAATGTTGGAGACAATACCGAGGAAAGACTTGAAAAATTTCAAGTATCCGTAGAGACTAAACGCCCGACTCCGAAAGGATGAAGTTATAGTCCGACCTTCACAGAAATGTGAAGAGGTTTCCAGAAATGTGAAATCCATCTCGAAAGAGAAAGTAACAAATCGAAGGGCATTGTTAAAATTGTCGTTAGCTAAGAATTAGGCGTATTATAGATGTGAATCTACTGGAGGGGTCAGTAATGACCCCTCTTGATAGACTCATAAAAGTATGTTATAATTAATATATGAAGCGAAAATGCTTAGGTTGTTCAATTGAGTTTGAAGTTACCTCCAAACAATTAGATAAAAGATTTTGTACTCAAAGATGTTGGGGTAAGTATCAAACTGAACATAAATTAAATATGAAGGCTGAATTACGAAATCGCCCAACGGTAGATGAAGTAAAGAAAGCTTTTTCAGAGCAAAGAATAAAATTGGTACAATCTTTAACTTTCGTTGATTTTGCTTTATCTGGTGTTTATATTATCATTAATATTGTTAACAATATGATTTACATAGGTTCTTCCAAAGATATTGAAGCTCGATGGAGAGAACATGTGCATAAATTTTATGGAAATAGACACGAAAATGATAAATTGCAGAAAGCTTGGAACAAATATGGGGAAAAGGCTTTCCAATTTAAAATTTTAGAAGTTGTTCAAGAGAAAAACCTTGTAGTCCGAGAACAATATTATTTAGATTTGTATAAACCTTACGAAAGACATATCGGCTACAATTTATATAAAACAGCTTTTAGTCCTTTAGGAAATGTTTGGACGGAAGAACAGAAAGCAAATTTAAGAGTCGTTCGACATAATCAAAAACCTAGAAAATTATATTGTAAATGGTGCAAAACGGTTTTTATTGTAAAAGGCCAAAACGCTAAATTTTGTTCACATAAATGTCGAGACAAAGCCAGATGGCAGAAAGATAAAGCTAAAAACCATTCAGGAAAACGTAAGACATTAAAAGAACTATTTGATTCTTTAACTGATGGTGAATTAGCAACAATTTTGGAAGACTAAGTTTCTTTTGTGGGCTTGTAACTCAGCGGGAGAGTGCTTGCTTTGCAAGCAAGAGGTCGCAGGTTCAAATCCTGTCAGGTCCACTGAAGAAATTTATGGATAACTTAAATCTGTCTATAACTATTGGTTCCTTTGTTCGACTTAAAGGCGAAAATATTCGTTACTTGGTTTTGAAAGTTAATGAACATCATGGTGTAAATCTTCTTCGTACTTATAATAGAAATCCAAAGAAATGGTATGTAAGGTTTGCACAACTAGAAGAAGTTATTCCAGTAGAAGTTCCAAAAGTACGAATTGGTATTTTTAAAGAAGCTTTTCAGAACTTTTTTGAAAAACACGGTAATTTTTGGTTTGATAATTTAACTTATATTGAGATATTAGGTAAGCTGATTTAATTTACTCCCCCATAGGTTTCGACCGTGGGCGCAGGGTTTCTGAATTGGGCTCGTTCCCAATAGTAGGAGCAACTCTTGCATTGGGGCTCTGAAATATTTCATCCCCTAACAATTTTAATAATACATCGAGGGACAACAAGATTGCATTGAGGCCAGATTATTTGATACATGGAAAATGGGTCATGCCATTGGAAGTGACGGTTCAACCTCTCTTAGCCTTTACGGGCTGACCTCTGATCCTCTTGGAATGGGCGTAAACCCGAAACCCCAAGAAGGATGATTTCGCACCGAGAGGTTTTGGTAAACCTAGTTGTCTCATAAGCAACTGATTTGTGGTTCGATTCCACACGGCGCAACCATATAAAGTGAGAACGATAAGCGTTCTAGTAGGGAAAGCGGCCTATGCATGGGCAACTTAAATATGCTACCCTCTTCATCTAGACTGCTCACTTTTATTAATATGCAACCCGTAGCTTTTTAGCTACGCCGCAAGGATAGAGCTTAAGCTCAGTCATATCCTGCATTTTAGCCAGTTAGTCCTGCAATGTGGGGCCGATGTTCGAAGGAAGATTAGCTTGAGCATATCTAAAGGTCAAAAGCTTTTAGAAATATGTCCTGTTGTAGGCATGGCACAATTTTGAGATGATCCCGAAAGTAATTAGGGATATGGTTTATAACGACCCAAACGTGCGTTTAGTTGGGTGAGAAGGTGGCATCTGGAACAATTGACCAGACTAAACTTCTGTAGCGTGGTTAAGGCCGACTTAACCCCATTTGGAGCATAGCACTGCTTAAAGGAAATATTCCGCCAACTCTCAATTCAATTTTGCCTAAAGCTTTGCACCTGATGAAGCCCCTCATTTTAAGAGGGAAGAATCGAGAAGGGATACCTCGATAGGCAATTAATTTTACCTTCCTGTCAAAATTCTTTAAATAATCAAAAAAAAGCCTATAATAAAATGTGGTATAAGTAGGGAGTATTAGGTTTCTCCCGACGATAAAAGCAGTAAATTTGTCTAAAGGAAAGCTCCTAGAATTGGTTAGGGCCGAAAAGCCAAAATTAAACTAAGGAGATTCAAATAATAATGGTATTAATTACACGAAGTATTACAAATACAAGTTCCTCAAAAAGCTTGCCTCTATTCGTTCCAGGATATGATCCAGAAAATCCTGTGACAATTGCTCCAAGTGCTACGCTTGATTTACTATCTGTTATGTCAGGCGAAACACTTCATGCGATGCAGGGAGAGCTTGCTAAGCTTATTTCGGATGGTGCTGCAACACTTGCCGCTTCTATGGATTCTTCTAATCTATGGCCAGCCGCAATGTTGAGTTATATTGCTTCTAATGACACGCAGATTGTCTTCAATCCAACGTCTGGTAGTGCAACACATACTGCTGGATTTACAGTGGCTATTCAAGTTGAAAATGCTGCTGGTGGAATTGACATATTTGATAGCTCTACGACAGTGGTTGTTACAGCAACACCTACTGGGGCTTCTGTGCCATTGCTAAATGGCCATGCTTCTCCAATTACGGTCACTATGACAAATGGAGTTGCACATGTTTTGGTTACAGCAAATATCGCTGATACTGAAACGTTGTCATTATCCGCACCCAGTCGTTCTTTGACTGTTTCTTCAACCGCAGTAATTACACTAAGCTAAAAAATCTGTAAAAATACTAGGGGAGATTCGCAAGAGTCTCCCTATGTATTTTCACAAAAAGATAAGAAGAAGGACAGATAATGATACAGAAAATAGCAGCATTTTTAACTAATTTATTAGATATTATTGACTTTCCTGGGTACACATTTTTAAACTTGTGGAGTTTGAGTTTATTAGTTGTATGTATTTGGGTTTGTATTATGACTAAATCAATACCAAATGCTGTAGCAGCCATATTTTCTAGTATTGTAATAGCATATTCTGCCAATAGTTTAGGTAACAAATATATATCTAAAAATAGTGATGATTTGACTAAGGAGAAGAAAAGCAATGATATTATTGATCCTAAGTAAGATTTACAATTTTATTAAATTACATTGGAAAACCATTCTTATGGTTTTAGGCGTATTTTTTCTCTTGAACTCGGCTAGGGGTTGTTATCATAAGATTGTGCCCTCTAAACCCATTTCTGACCATTCTAACCCCACTGTACCAGTGCTTCCAAAGGATGATAAAGAGATCATTACAACTAATCCTACTAATGGTACTACGACAGTTACTAATTCAGAAGGTAGTACGACCGTAACGGGTACAAGAGGTACCACCATTGAAATTAAGAAAGATGGGACGGTAAAAGTAACTGAGAAAACCATAGGATTTTGTCACAATATAGTTTTAGGAGCTGCTGTAAATAATACAGGTCCAAAGGGAACTGTAGGTTTAGAATGGTTCTTCTACAAGCGGTTAGATGTTCTTTCAGGTCTTGGGGCAGATAAGTATCTTTCTCATACCTCTCTTTTTACATCCGTTGGTTATACTCCAGTTAATAAAATTTTCCATGGAAATACGAGTTTTTGGGTTGGAGGATCAATTGACACGACTGGTACGAAAAGCGCAATTACTGGTTTTAGTGTTAGAATTTAATTGTTTGTAAGATTGGAGCTAATTATGGAATGTCCGGCATGTGGTTCTAAGTTGGTTTCTTTGTTAAGTTGTGGTTGTGAAGATGTAAATTGTAAAGATCTCCTGGAATGTAATGAATGTCAACAAGTATTTAATATGGGAAATTAGATGGATTTGAATTCAATTTTACAGTTTATTTTGTCGCTGATAAGTAAAGCTAAAGTTGACAATCCTGCTCCAAATCAAACTACAAACGCAAATACGATTTTAATTCAGCGTGATCCACTTGAACCAACAGTAGGAATTTTTGGAAATGGAAGTTTAACGTGGGATTCATTCACGTTTACATCATTAGAAAACGAAAAACTTTACATCCCAGCAGGGACTTACAAGCTAGAATGGCATGAGTCTCCTCATCTGGGAAATGCTACGGTTCCTATGTTAATAGGAGTTCTTGGACGTTCAGAAATACTTCTACATTGGGGCAACGTTGAAAGCTGTTCAGATGGTTGTATACTTTGTGGTTCTATTAGAGATGGAAATGCAATAGATACAACACAGACGACATGTAAAGAACTTTTTGCGAAGATTAATATGATAGGCATTGAGAACTGTCAAATAACGATACGATAAAAGAGGTCACAAAATGGCCGAAGAGAAGACGCGATACAGAGTTAAAATTAAAAATTCCAAAGACAATTTAGTGTATGTCCCTTTCCCAGATCTTGTTGTAAAGTACACTAACGGTTGGGCAGAGCCGCTTAAAATTTTAGAAGGACAAGAAATCCCCTTAGCTGCATGTGACCCAGAAGATGTTCGTAAAAGTTGGTTGGTTGGGTCACTTAAACGATATACAGATAGTGGATGGATCGAAGAATTTATTGTTAAACCAGAGCCAAAACCACTTACAGAAAAAGAACTCAAATTTTTAGAAGCACTTAAACCTATTCAAGGTACTGGAGATATTCCTCTAATACCCATCCCCCCAAAACAAGTTTCTGATGTATCAGAAGTTAAAGAAGTAAAACCAAATTTGCCAGAAGCACAAAATACTTTGTCCAATTTCAGTCTCGTTAATTCGTATGAAGATTTTAGCAAACTAAGTTACTTCCTTAAGCTCAGATTCATCAAGGAATCCAACAATAAAGAATTACTTAAAACCATTTTAGAAAAAACCGATAGTCACCAATTTAAAAATAACATACAAGTAAGACTTTCATAGTAAGAGGAATCCATTATGGGTGCAGTAATACCACCAGAATTTGGAGTTCCCCTTACAGCCGACGAATTGATGTCTACAATTCCAACGTCGATTCTGTATGGGGTTACGCCATCAAACGAATTTATCCCCATCAAAATTGCAAATGATGGAACGGTAGCTACTAATGCCACTTTTACAGGCTCCATTACTATTGGCGAAATTGGTGTTGATGATAAAACTCCATTTGTCTATGGAACTTCATTAGAACAGCCAATTGGCGGTGTTTATCAAGATACAAGTCCAACCCTTTCTTCTGGACAAACGGGAGCTGCAAGATTAACTGCTTATAGAGCATTTCATACAAATTTAAGAGACTCAAGTGGTAATGAAATATTTCCAGCTACGGAAGTAACAGCAACATCTATTTTAGCAGATTTAGACAAATTTACTTTTTTAAGTACCCGACTGTTAGTGGATGGTAGCCAAGTTACTCAGCCAATTTCTGCAATTTCTCTTCCACTTCCAACAAATGCATCAAAAGAAACTGGTGGAAATTTAGATTCCATAAATGCTGGAATCGAGACATTAAATTCATTGGTTCCATCTGTTTATGATTATATTGCTTTAAGTTATACAGGCAGCAATTTAACTCAAGCAGTTTATAAATTGGGTGGTGCAGGAGGTACAACAGTATCTACACTTACAATTGCGTATAGTGGCAGTAATATTTCTTCAGTGACAAGGACTTAATATGTCCCTTCAAATTGTTTTCAACCCATTTACAGGTAAATTTGATTTTGTAAATTCGACTAATACAACTATTCCTGAAGTTACTATGGACCCCTCTTCTCCAACGGCTGGAGAAACGTGGGTTTTAATGAGTAGTGTTGGTTTGGCTGGTGAAGCTATGGGAGTATTGGGATTAACTTATTCGGGTGATGCAGCACATAGTACCTATCAATTAAGTTACTACACGACAGAAGGGACGACGGTTAGAACGGAGCTTTCATAATGACTAATTTTCAGATAACTCAAGGAACGGGAACGATCATTGCTACTGATACAGGTGGTGGTGGTGAAAATTATCAAAAAATTAAATTAATTGATGCTACTTTAAGTTCTACTTCTCCTACTGGAGTAGCAGCTAATCCTTTACAGGTTTCATTAGCAAATACTGGAGCCAATGCCACTGCTATTACGGTGGATGGATCTGGAGTAACACAACCAATAAGTGGTACTGTGACGGCCAATCAAGGTGGTATTTGGAATGTTACAAATATTACTGGGACAATTTCTCTCCCAACTGGTGCTGCTACTGAAACTACACTAACTGCAATTAAAACAGACACAGATAAATTGACTTTTGTAGCAAGTAGATTACTTGTGGATGGAAGTGGAGTTACGCAACCAGTAAGTGGTACCATAACGGCGAATGCAGGAACTGGAAATTTTACTGTTGTTCAAAGTGTCGGTGCTAATTTACATGTTGATGTAGATAATTTTCCAGCTAAACAAACTGTTGCTATTTCTCAATCCGGCACAGATAATAATGTTTCAATAACCAATTTCCCAGCTACCCAGCCAGTTTCTGGTACTGTAACAGCACAAATTGAAGATTCTTCTGGTGGAAGTTTAACTTCAACAGGTGGGTCCCTCAATGTTAATATTACAGGTGGTGCCTCAAGTGGAGCCGTGCCTGATGGAACCTCCTTTGTCTATGGAATCACAAATGAAACTCCCGTTGGTGGAGTATATCAGGACGCATCTCCAGCTTTAACAGGCGGTAAAACAGGTGCTTTAAGATTAACACAATTTAGAGGTTTGCACACAAATTTAAGAGATTCTAGTGGAAATGAATTATTAGGACAACAAGTTTCTGCTGATTCCATACCTGTTGTTATTGCTTCAAATCAGTCAGCCGTACCAGTATCAGGGACCGTAGCAGCAACTCAAAGTGGAAGTTGGACGGTTTCTTTAACAAGTGAAAGTATTGAAATTGGTACTGTAGATCAGGGTACGCCTAATACAATTGCAAACGCTTGGCCAGTTCTTCCTACGGATGGAACAAACTCTCAATCATTTACTGCTTCTGGAGAAGCAAAAGTAACTGTTAATACTGCATTACCTGCCGGAACAAATGTAATTGGTCACGTAATAACAGATTCTGGTTCAACAACAGCCGTTACGGGTACCGTTGCAGCTACTCAATCCGGCACATGGAATATAAATAATGTTTCTGGTACCGTATCGTTACCTACGGGAGCTTCTACATCTGCTAATCAGACCAATGGAAATCAAAAAACTCAAATTGTAGATGGTAGCGGCAATGTTATTTCTAGTACTTCCAATTCTTTAAATGTTAATGTTACAAATACAGAACCCATTTCTGGTACTGTCACTTCAAATCAGGGAACTCCAAACACATTAGCAAATGCATGGCCAGTGGAATTATCTGATGGTACAAATTTATTAGGGACTTCGGCACATCCAGTAAGAATTGATCCAACTGGTACTACTACACAACCAGTTAGTTTGGCCAGCACTACTATTACAGGGACTGTGGCAGTTACTCAGTCTACCTCACCATGGGTAGTTTCTGGAACAGTAACAGCTAATATTGGTACAACTAATGGTTTAGCATTAGATACTTCGGTCAATGGCATTTTAGTTTCTCAAGGATCTACAACTTCTGGAGAGAAAGGTCCATTAATTCAAGGTGCAGTAACAACATCTTCACCATCTTATACAACAGCGCAAACTAGTCCACTCTCATTAACTACTTCTGGTGCATTGAGAACTGATAGTAGTGCAACAACTCAGCCAATTTCTGCAATTTCTCTTCCACTTCCAACTGGTGCATCTACTTCAGCTAATCAAACAAATGGTTCTCAACAAACCCAGATTGTTCAGGGCGGTAATACAGCAATTGTTGATGCAGCTGGTGATCTTCAGGTCGATATCAATAATTTCCCAGCTACTCAAACTGTAGCTGGAACGGTCACATCAAATCAAGGAGCTGCTGCGGCATTAGCTGGAGCGTGGCCAGTTGAAATAACAGATGGGACTAATATACTTGGTACTTCTAGTCATCCCGTAAGAATAGATCCTACAGGAACTACAACTCAACCCGTCAGTGGTACAGTAACAGCTAACGCTGGTACGGGAACTTTTAATATTCAAGCTAATGCCTCTGTAAATGTAACTCAGATAAATGGTAATTCTGTAGTAACAGGTGGAGCTAACGGGTTGTTGGCTGTTTCTGGACCTGTAGCATCTGGATCAACTAATGCAGATAACCCATTAAAAACTGGTTCTGTATTTAATACTACGCAACCCACTGTAACCAATGGACAAATTGTTGATAATCAAGCTACAGCTCGTGGAGCACAAATTGTAGCCACAGGCGTAGACACATTTAATGTAACTGTTAATACTGCATTACCTGCCGGAACAAATGTAATTGGTCACGTAATAACAGATTCTGGTTCAACAACAGCCGTTACGGGAAATGTTACTGTTGTTCAATCTACAGCAGCTAATTTAAATGCAACTGTTGTAGGACCTACGTTAACTAAAGGTACACAAGGTGCTACTGGATTCTCGGTACAAAATTTAAAAGACGCTGGACGTACTTATGTAACCTTTACCTCAGATGCTGTTGCTGGAGTAACATCTGAAACATTGTTAACCATGACACAAAATCGTCAGGGTTCTACATCAAGCGCAAGTACTTATACTCCTACAAGTGGAAAAACCTTACGAATACAATCCATTACAGTGGGTGTTCAATCGGGGGCTGGTGCTGGAGAGTGGGTGCGTGTAAAATTCCGTCATAATACTGCTGGAGCTACAACTACATCGTCAGCGTTAGTTTATACAGTAGCTTGTGGTACTCCACAAAATCAGGCAGCTACGGGGGGACAGGTTACTGCACCTATTCCTGACGGGTTAGAAATTTTTGGTGACGGTACTCAAACAATCGGATTTTCACACATTAGTTCTGCTACAACCAACGTAGAATCTATAACAATATGTGGGTATGAGTATTAATAAAGGATTATTATGAAAAATGCTTATGTTGATTATGCTACATTTTGGTCCCTTGTGACATCTAAAACTTTACTCGCACAATATGTAGATGCTACAGATACGTATCTTATATTTGCTATCGAGGATAGCATTTCATGGGAAGTGAATGTTTTAAAAGGTACTGATGATGCAATAGATTTTGAAACAAATCATAAATCTTCCTGTAACCAACCTTTAGAATATAGAAGTGTTGATGGTTTACCTAAGTATGCTTCTGCCATGTTTGTTGATAATTTATCATACTGGGTTGATGGATCTAATGGTAATTTAACAATCTCAGCTAATTCCACAGGCTATTTAAAAACTCATTTTTCTGTACCATTTAAATTAAACGGCGTAGATATTCACTGGGAAAATGCTAACTTCGGTGACAGTATTAATTTTGAAATAGGAATATACAGTGGTAATGATCCATCGAATGAATCTAGTTTTGTTGCATTAGGACAATTTGCAAACCAATACAAAATTATGGGAACTGACACAAAAATGTTTCAAGTAGATACAGTTAAAACAATTCCAGCATCTTATAATAATTTAGATATTTATATTCGTACTACATATTTTAATATTGGAAATAACTCAGTCAATATTTGCGTTAATTTATTGGGTTACAAATAGGGAGGAAGAAAACATGGCTTCAGTTACTTTACATGCTAGTGGAACAGAAACAAGCAGTGGAACTAGTGCGGATATACAGGCTCCCAGCACTACTTTAGTAGGAATGTTTGTTCATATTTCAGCGGTGTCTGGAGTACTTCCAACACTCGTAGTTAAATTACAAGAAAGTCCTAATGGAGGCATTGATTGGTATGATGTTCCTGGCATTGTTAATGGAAGTGCATTAACTCTAGTAAGTCTTACAAATCTTTTGCCCTCAAGCACACAATTTATTGCTGATGATATTCGCGTAGTATGGACAATTGGAGGAGTAGGTGCCAGTTTTACATTTGAAGTAATAGTGTTAACTACTTGATAAAATGCTCACACAAATAGATCTTCATTCTGGTGATATTCTTCTATTTAAAGTGAAGCCCTCTTCATCTATTTTCTCCAAGTTAATTGGATTAGGGCAGAAGATTTTGGGTCATGCCCCCACCAAGGCAGAATATTGTCACGTAGCACTTGTAGCTTTTGATTCTACTTTTGTAATGGAAGCACGTTGGCCAAAAACTAAAATCTCTAAAATAGATTGGACAAATTGGAACGAAGAATACGATCTTCAACTTTTCAGAGTAAATAATGTTAAGCCCAGACAAATTTTAGATACTATACATTGGGCAGAAGATCATCTTAATGAATGGTATGATGTATTGGAATTATTGGGTGGGTGGATTAATATACGACATGCAGAAATTTGCAGTACGTATGTGCAAAAAGCCTGGAAAGCAGCTGGGATTGAATTTAAAACAAATGAAAATGGTTTTATAACGCCAGATGAGATTGCAGCATCAAATTTGATTTGGAGAGTTAAATGATTAGAGAAGAAAATGAGACAAAAGAAGTTGCAGTAATAAAAGATGTTCTTTGTAATAAATGTGGTGTTAGTTGTTTATGTCATACTACATGTGGTTTTTCTTACGCTTCCTTGAACGTTCATTGGGGATATGGTAGCACTAGGGATATGGAAGTTCATGAAGCTCAACTATGTCAAAATTGTTGGGAAGAAATTATAAAGACTTTTAAGTATCCAGATTTAGTAGCAGATAACATATTATAACGGAGAATATTATGGCTAACGTGCAAATATACAATTTAACTTATACCGAGTGGAAAGCCAAAACAGGTACTGCCTATTATATTGATTACGGAAGTTCCTATCAACTCTATAAAGTTGATTCAACCCTCGCTAATCAAATTCTTTGGGCAGCGCATATTTTTTATGTTCCTCCCCTTACTACCGATCAACAAGCGGATTTGACTGATTTTAACACAAATGTTTTAGGAACTGCTACACAAGTTGATACAGTGGATGAGGTTGTAAGTGATAATTTCTAAGGAATAAATCATGCCTTTAAATTTGCCAACAGCTCCAATAATTTCTGGGATTTCCAGCACCCTTTTTACTGTCTCAATAGGTCTAGACAGCAATCCTCCTGGAACTTTTTATTCCTTTCGTGTAATAACGAATGGTATTATAAATTATATTACCAGCAGTGGAATTCTCTCTTCTGCGAATATGTATAATAATATACAGACGATCACAACTGTTAATGTGTCTCCAGGAACACAGTTTATTATTTCCGTGTCTGCTGCGACAGATGCCCAAGGATCTAATGCTACAGCATATGGGCCTTTTACTACTTTTTCCACATTAACAGCAGCAGTTTCTCCGCAGGGAAGATTTACACCGCAGCAACAAGCTATTATTGAGCAAAGTAGATTACTGATGCCGCAGAAATTTAGTGTGAATTGTAGTGATGAACGAATTTTAGCATTTGCTGAAGTAGTATTGGCGGATATTAATCTTTTTCCACCTCTTCAAGGATTTACGACAGATACGTTAATTCCTGTAGCACTTCCCCTTCTATATTTTGGGATTAGTTTGATGGCTGAGTTATTTTTTCAGATGTCAGCTACATTACAAGATTTCAATTATAATGACAATGGATTGGCTTTGAATATTGATCAGACAGGTAAAATTAACCAAAGTTACGTAAATATGTTGGAATTTTATAGACACATGATTACTAATTTTAAGAAGACACAGATTTTTGCACAGGGAGCCTTTGGAATTTCAAGCCCAAGATATCAAAGTCAGATTGGACAATTCCTAAAAATCAGCCTTGGTTCTTCATTTAATTGGAACTCCCCAAATTAATTTTTTTAAGTTGCAATAAGCTAGATTAAAATTCCCCAATACAGGAGCAGTACTATGAGTGATAATAGTAAACTTCCTTTCAGTGAGGCCAGTGGTCGCAAGACTTTACATGGCACCTATAAAGTATCCTTCCTAATAGATATTGATTCGGAAGATGGTATTCTTGCTTCTGATTTTGGTTTGTTCGTTACTCAAGGTTTTGGGGAAAATCTTGTAAACAAAGTTGCTTCTCTTGACGTAGAAAAAATTTATAAAACAGCTAAAGTAGAATTAAAACCTGGAGATCTAGTTTATTTAAATCGTGACATGGATATTAAAGCATCGGTAGTTAAAGATAATAATGGTATTTATTGTGTAGGATCTTTTGGACAGCCTATTTGTGAAGAGTACAATTTACCATTGCAACGAGGTTTGATAGCCCAAGTTAATAAAGTTACTGAAGGGCAAGCTGAATTAATAGGATTTGATAATTTAATTGAAGCTTCTTTTATAGATCCTGAAACAGATGAACCATTTTGGGAGAATGTTCGTATTGATAGAATTGCTGTTGATCTTGATGCCGTTGAAAAAATAGACAATACATCAAAGTCCGTGGATATTGTGGAGGAAATCTAATGCCTTTAAATACTCCAGTTGCTCCTACAATTTCTTCAATTAATTCTTCTGGCTTTACTGTTACTAAAAATGTTGATGGTAATCCTGGAGGTACTTATTATTTATGGATGGTATCTTTTGATACATCAACTTTTTACTGTGATGGATCAGGAGGACTATCAAGCACCCCAATTTTTATTATTGGCAGTTCACAAACAGTTTCGAGTCTTCCTCCAAATACAGTTGCTTCTGTTGCATTAGAAGCAGCATTAGATGCTATGGGTAATGGACATACTGCTTTTGGACCCGCAGCCTCTGCTACTACGTCTGCTACTTCACCCATTAATCAGCCTTACCAAGCTATTTTTTCTACTACAGTTACGTCTTTTTGGCTTCCTAATGGCAATCCAAGTGGAACATTATTTGATGTACAACTTTCTCCAGATCCTAGCTTTACAACTGGATTAATTGATTCGGGTTGGATCACAGCACAAACATATGAATTCATTAATCTGCTACCAAGCACTATTTATTATGGTCAAGTAAAAGCTAGAAATGCGGTGCTTGTAGAAACTCCCTTTGTTTCTTTGGGTCCAGTTACTACGTTAGCAGGTCCAGCCAATGTTCGAGCACTACAAGTAACAAATTTATTAGACAACAGAGGATTTTTGTTGCAATGGGCACCAAATATTGAAAATAATATTATTGCTTACAAAATTTATCGCAGCAATTCTCCAACAGATGTTAGTTCTTTTGCTCTTATTAATAGTACTGCCGCAAATGTTACTTCTTATATTGATAATGTACCATTTACTTTTGGTATAGTTTATTATTACATTGTTACTGCATTGGATAATGGTGGAAATGAGAGTAGTTTAGATACGGCAAATCCAACGCAAGATATGAGTTTTCATTCATTTGAAGAGCAACCATTTCCCACTGTTATTTTAGCTGGAGATGTTATTAATAATGAAACTCCAAGTGGTTCGATTAATGGAATAAGTACAACCATTACTTCAGTTACAGATTCCACACATTTAGTTGTTGGGTCTACGGCGGGTTGGACGGCTGGATATGCAGCCGATTCCACTACAAATATAGGTTTTAATGTCGTTTCAATAACTGATTCCACACATTTAGTAGTTTCTTCTACAGTTGGATTGCATGGTGGAGATACGATTGTTCGTGGAAATGCATTATTTACAACAGCGTATCCGTATAAAAATCAAACGCTCTCAGTTTTCGTTGGTGGATCTAAGAAAACACTTTCTTCAGATTATGTGCTGAATTTGCCACAACAATTCACATTTGTAGTGCCGCCTCTTACTGGATCTGTGCTTCGTATCGAATACGTAAGATATTAATTGAAATAAGAAAGAAAGATACTATAGAATTTTATACTGAGAGATAAGAGGATATGTCAACTGTAATTACAGGAATTACGAATAACACAAATACAGATTTTAGGTTATTGGTTCCTGGTTACAATACCAGTAGACCTGATATTCTACTTAATGCGTTAACTACGTATAATCTTTTTGAATTTTTAACACCAGATGAAATATGGGCCATGCAGGTAGCTCTTGAACCTTTAGTTAGAGATGGAACTTTATCTATTACAGCTACAAGCATATTTCCTTTTACCCCCGTTACAAGTTTACGAGCAGACAATAATAATGAAATAGTTGGAAAAATTCAACTAATTTCAGGTTCGAATGTTACTTTGACTCAGCTAGGTGCTGCCATTGCCATAAATGTTCCAGGCGGTGGTTTATCTCCATCAAATTTTGTAATTGGTGATGATCTTACTAGTCAAATTGGGACAAATATTTTCACGTTAACATATGTTCCACTTCTAGGAACTACATCAATCTATGTAAACGGTCTTAGACAAAGAGTTGGACTTAGTAATGATTACACGATTTCAGGAAGAATTGTCACAATGACGTATACACCCAATATTGGTGATTCAATATTGGCTGATTATTTAATGTAAAAGATTTGATTTAACAGAATTGGATTAGGAAAGCCAATTTTATAAATTTAAGGAGACATAAAATTATGTCAGTTACACAAATTCGTGGTGATACACAATTACAAAACGATACACTTACTTCTGATCAAATTGGAAGTAGAACAACGGACCTTACACTTTATCCTTTTGCCGATACTACAACGGCTGTTAAGATAACTAAGGCGGATAAATCAACTCCGATTATTACTGTTGATACAACTAACAATAAGTTATTGTTGACAAATGGCGGAATTACAGCAGTTTTTCAAGCCAATAGTTCATTTGGTGGTATTGATGTTGATGATGGCACTGGAGCTGGCGGAGAAATAGATGGTATCCAAGCAGGAGGATATTTAGTTTTGGGCAGCGAACCAGGAGCCCCAACCGCTCTTTATTTAAATCCTACTGAAGCTCATATTGTGACTGGGGATGGAACCACCCGTTTAAAATTAGATGGTACAACGGTAGATGCAAGAACACAAAGAATTATTAATGTTGTAGATCCAACATCCGCTCAAGACGCTGCTACAAAGAATTACGTTGATAGTATTTCTGCGGGACTCGATCCAAAAGCCTCTAGTCGAGTTGGTACACTTGTCAACGTTCCTGGATATACAACTTCGCCAGATAATGGTGAATTAACTATTCCAAATGCAAATGCCACATATTTTCCTAATGCAGGAGCTGCTGTTGTTATTGATGGTGTGACATTAAATACAGGAGATCGTGTTCTCGTTAAAAATCAGACCGACCCTAAACAAAATGGTATTTATAGTGTTGCAGATCCTGGTGTTCAAGGAACAACAGATGCTGTCCTTAATCGTTCCACCGACATGGACGGAACACCTGCTAATGAAGTTTCTGGCGGTAATTTTACATTTGTTGAAGCTGGAACACAAGCTGGAACAGGTTGGGTCGTTGTCTGGGACGGTACAATTACATTAAATACTGATCCAGTTAATTGGACACAATTCAGCAGTTCTACATCAGTTGTTTATTTAGCTGGTGCAGGTATGACACAAACTGGAACCAGTACGGTTACATTTGATGTTGTATCTTCAAATACTGGTATTACTGTAAATGCTAATGATATTGCTTTAACGCTCAATACTGTAAGCGGTTTAGAAATTTCTACAGGTTTACGAATCAAAACTGATACTACAACTGCAAATACCATTGGTACAACAATTACTTCCAATGGTGCGGGTATGAAGTTTGATGCAAATTCATTTGCAGACAGTGGATCTGAGACATTAGCTCTTGCTTCTGGTGTCGCTGGGGATGGTTTAGCTCTTACGTCTGGCGTACTATCAGTTAATGTTTCTTCTACTGGTGGTCTTCAGATTGTAACTGATAATTTATCAATCAAACCAGATACAACTACTGCTAATACGATTGCTATTACTACCACTTCTAATGGGGCTGGTATTTTGTATAGTAGCACAAACTTCTCAGAAAGTTCTGAAACACTTCAGTTAAAAACTGCTGGTGTATTGTATGCTAATACAAACATTGTAACCAGAGAAGTTCCTACAGGAGCTATCAATGGTTCAAATACATCCTATACTCTTGCTACTACTTATGTCAATGGAGCAGAACAAGTATATTTGAATGGTCTGCTACAAAATGCTGGAGGCAATGACTATACTGGAAATGGTACAACGATTGTATTTACATCAGCACCTCAAACTGGAAGTGTAATCTTAGTAACATATTGGAAAGCATAATTAAATAAAATTACCACATGGGAGATCTAAAAAATTTCCCATGTTGGTAGTTGTTTTTACAGATAAGGTATGGTATAGTATTAACGGAGTACAATAACTATAGGAGAGAAAAGACCATGAATGAAAACGATAATGTACAAGACGCTCAAGTAGTAGAAAAGCCAATGGTTCATAAAGATACCGTTGCTTTGGAAGCTCTTAAAACTAATGTTACAAATTCTCGTGATAGTTTCAAAAAGCAACTTTCTGACGTTAAAGATGCAATTGAAACTCGTGAAGAAGAGATTAATATTTTGACTATCAAAAAACATAAACTTTCAGGGGCTATTGAAGCTTCAGATTTATATTTAAAGCCGTCTAAGTAAATTAGTTTTTATATTTGTAGTCTTGAAATCTTTCATTGCTTAAAAGCAATGAGAGGTTTCTATTTGTATTTTGATTTTGGAGAAGGTATGGCAAAAACTGAAATTAATGACACCCAAATATTTCCAGGAAGTAGTAATCAAATTTTAGGTGTAAATAATGCTGGAACTTCAGATGAATACAAAACTCTCTCGGGTACTTCTAATGAAATTACTGTAACTCATGGAGTTGGGAGTATTACGCTTTCTACCCCCCAGGCAATAGCAACAACCAGTTCTCCTTCTTTTCAACAAATTACTTTAGGTTCTACCTCATTAGGTGGAGTGGTATTTAATGACACGGAAGCTACTTCAAAAACTGTTACGTTAGAAGCTCCAACTACCATTACAAGTTCGTATGTTCTTAAACTACCTACTTCTCAAAGTAGTGGCACACAGATTTTAACAAACGATGGATCTGGTAATTTAAGTTGGTCTACGAGTTCTGGTTCTGGAACCGTGAATAGCGGTACTGCTGGAAGATTTTCTTTATATTCTACATCAACAAATGCAGTTTCTGATACGTATGTTCAGAATACACATAATATTACGTTAGCCATTGCTTCTCAAGGAAGCCGTTCAGCAGATTTAGCCATAACTATTCCAAATCCTGGAAATGCTGTTACGACAGCTAATATTTTATCTGATACGGATACAAATTCTTATACTTTATCTGGGACCTACACGTTGTCAAATGCCCTTACAATTACTCCAACAACTAACCAATTAATACTAGGTACTACACGAACAGCCACTATTTCAGCTGTTCAACCTGCGACGGCATCTCGTACTTATACTTTTCCAGATTTATCTGGAAATTATAATGTGGTAGGAGATAGCGGAACTCAAACTATTGGAGGAACCAAGACTTTCAGTTCTGCTTTGACCATTAATCCTACTACGAATCAATTAGTGTTGGGTGGGTCTAGTGGCAATTCAAATACAATTTCTTCTACAGCTCCTGCTACAACCAGTAGAACGTGGACTATACCAGATATATCTGGAAATGCTACATTTTCTGCATTAGAAGGCACACAGACATTCAGTGGCAGTAAAACTTTTAGTTCTACCCTTACAATGTCTGGTGCTACTATTGCGATGGGGTCCAATAAAATTACTGGACTTGCAGCTGCATCTGCTTCAGGAGATGCTTTATCGTGGGGTAATGCTTTTACAATTCCCGCTATTACAGTTAGTACGACCGCAGCTGCTGAAACTGCAATACATTTTCAAGACAATGGGACAAATACTTTTGAATATTATTCACAAAGAGCTGGAGGTACTACAGACCATTTAAGGGTGTTTGGATATCTTAATAATAAAATTCTTCTCGATATAGTAAACACAGCAACAACGTCTCAAGTGGCTATTACTGGAACTAATACAAATGATAGTGCTGCCTCTGGGAATGTTGGAGAATATATTTCTGCCACAGTTCTTCGTGCCGCTGCAATTACTACTACTAATTCCACAGCATTCCAATCCCTAACAAGCATTTCTTTGACGGCAGGAGATTGGGATGTGACTGGTGTGGCTGCTGAGTTTGGTGGAACAGCTACGACAGGATTTGATTTAGAAGTATATGTTGGAACAAGTGCAACGGCAGCTGATGGTGCCTATGCAGTTAATATTGGAGAAACTACATCTACTTCTAATGGTAATGGAGACAGTGGTACGTGTATTCCCAATGTTCGGATTTCTTTATCAACAACAACCACAGTTTACATTATGGTGGTAACACAATTTACTACTGGAACGGGAAAAGTCTATGGACGTATTTCTGCACGGAGGATAAGATAATGCCAATACTTTATACTTCAGATGGTTGTATGTACGAAGGAATGGATTCAACTACTGTGATAGCATTGCGTACTGAGCTAGGGCATTCTACTACCTTTGTAGATAAAGCTACATTTGATGCTTTCATAGCTGCAAATTCTGGTAGATAAAAGAAACATTGCTGTATAAGTTTTCCAGACAAATTAAAAATATTAAACCGAGGTAAAAAAGTAATGGGCCACATAATGGAAATTTTGCCAGATGTCACCAATAACGGGCCGACAAATTTTGAGTATTATTTTACCTCAATTCGTGATCGTTTAAAATGGTTGGCCGCAGCTGGGCATGAACGGGTATTGCTCTTGAAACGAAGATATGATGGCCAGCTTTGTCCATTTACTTCAACTATTCGCCACTCAAGTCAACAGCATGTGCAGGATACTATTTGTTATGGAACAAATTTTATTAATCCAAATGTTGTTTTAACAAACACTCCAGGTTTTAATCCAGATAGTGCTACTTCAATCGCCCTTCCAGATGGTTTAGGGGGTTACTATCATTCAATAGAAATAACAGCTTCATTAATGGCGGGTGGATATAATAACATTAACGATAAAGATCCAGGTTGGAAGAGGGAATATACTCCAAAATCGTGGACTTTGTGGGAACCCACATTAGAAAAAGGTGATGTTATTGTTCGTAGAAATGGGCAACGATTTATGATTACGCAGGTGGATCAGTGCCGTTGGAGGCATTTTGTTACACACCAAAAATTTGATATTACTTTACTCGAAACAAATCATCCAGTTTATCAGCTTCCTTTAGGACTTTAACATGGGTTATACACCAGATTATACAGTACGATCACAGATTGTCACGAAGATTCGTGATCAATTTATAAATAATATTCGTCGAATTCTTTCGACAGATTCAAAATATACATACGTTGAACTTCCTAATGGAGAGTATGACTTTTCTCAAACGAAGGTTATCATTTCAGATATTTTTCCCCAGGATCATGCTTTTTATCCGGCCATTGTGGTTGAGAATATTAGTGGGGCTGAAGAACGTTATTTAGGTCCAGAATCAGAACAGATAATTAAAAGTTTGCCTCCTTCAGCAGAAGATAATACAACATCCACCCCTTTTAATGTTACAGCCGTAATAGATTCTACTCATTTAGGTGTAAATTCCCTTACAGGTCTTAACATTGGGGATGTTATTACTCAAGGATCTAATACTACGACGATTGCTTTTGTTGGTTTACCAATTACTATCACAAGTATTCCAGATTCAACTCATATAGCTGTTTCATCAGTAGCAGGAATTAAGATTGGTGATACAATTGTACAGGGAGTGAATAGCACTACTGTTGTTGTCGATTCACTGCCATTAGGTCCTAATGTTTTGCAGGTATCTAGTTCGGCTGGTTTTGTAGCCGGAATTGCATATGATACAAATGTTCCTAAGATTACAGTTGGAAGTACAGCAGGATGGGCAGTGACAACGACCAATTTAGCTGGTAATGAATCACTTTTTGCTAGTGTGGTTTCCACTGTAACAATCAATATTTATACAATCGATGACTCTATCCAGAGGGATGAGCTTACGGATTTGATATATAATGATTTTAAATATACAACCACAGATTTAGCTAATTTTGGCATCGAAATCATAAAGACTTCTTTTCCAACTTTTACATCTGCATACAATGAAGGTCGTTGGTTTTTTGCAGGTAAACTTATTATCGATGTATATAGTGAATGGGACGGAGTAGTTGCCCCAGCCGTGAACATAACAGCCAATAATGTTTCAATAAGTTTAAGTGAATAAAACCCCCTTAAAAATATAATAAAATCAGGTATTATTAGGGAGTAGTGTATTCTCTTTTAAAATAAACTATTTTAAATACTTAATTCGGTATGAAACTGGTGGTAGAACTAGAAGGCTACCACCAGTGGAATACCACCTTCTAGGAGTTAAAGTTATGAACAAGAATCGTTTTGGTATTTTAGCCAAACCCGCTATTTACAAGATTGTAAACACCTTTAATGGGTTGCTTTATATCGGTTCATCTTTGAATGCTTTAAAAAGATGGAATAATCATTTGTATGCACTTAGGCACAATAAGCACGATTCATCTCTTTTGCAAAATGCATGGAATAAATATGGTGAAGAAGCCTTTATTTGTGAAGTCCTTGAATATGTAGAAAAACCAACGAAAAAGAATATGGTTGCAAAAGAACAACATTGGTTAGATTTTTACCAGAGCTATGAAAGAGCCAAGGGATACAACGCTTGTCGAAAGGCTGACAGCCCAATTGGTGTAGAAAGAACCCCAGAGCATCGAAAGAAAATTAGTGACACCCTAAAACGTAAGTATAGAACTGGAGAAATACAGGTAAATTTTAAGGGGCATCACCATACAAATAAAACCAAAAGAATATCTGGTAATAAAATTAGATTGTGGTGGGGACAGCCAGAGAATAGAGAAAAAATGAAAAAGATTTTTGCCTGTCCTGAAACTAGGAAGAAGAAGTTAAAAGCAGTTGCTAAAGCTAGAAAAGTTCAAAAAGATTTAAGAAATAAACGTAAGCAATAAATTTTTTAGAGGAGATCCAAAATGCCTTCAATTAATAATCAGCCAACTCTTCCTGGTGTGTATTCGCAAGTGCAGCAACAGCTACTCCCCTCAGTAACGGGCGGTATCCGTGTTGCAGCATTTATTGGAACAGGCCGTCTAACAAATTTAGTTACGGGCGAAGCCGTAACTCGCGGTTCTGGTAATAATGATGCTCTCGCCCACACTGCAACAATTCTTGATGGAACTACCATTACTGATCAGAATTTCGCTGTGTACGAATCAGGTGCGGATTATAATTCATCTCCTGTTTCAGGTGGAATAGGTTGGCTTACTGGTGCTGCTCAAATCACAGGGACAACTTCCGCTCCTTATGCAGACCAAGCCACAAAAACTTTCTCGTTTAAAGTTGGAAATACTACACCTACCGTCGTAACATTCACAACTCCAGCTATTACTCTTACTGAAGTTGTAACTCAAATTAATACCGCTTATGGTGACACAATAGCTTCTGCAAATGGTTCTAGCCTAGAACTTAGCACAGGAACATTAACTGTTCCAGTGTTATTTAATACATCAATCACAATCGAAAATGGAACAGCAGCATCTGCTCTAGGATTTACTCCTGGATCATTGGTTTCTGCTCCTTCTCGTCCAGCTCTTGGAGTTGTTTATTTTGTCAATTACGAGTGGGCCAAAGCAGTAGGCGATGGTCAAAACTCTTTTGAACCACAGTTTTTCTTTTTACAAAACTTCAGCACGATCACCAATGCTATGGGATCTGTTGGTGGTGGAGATTCTCAAACTGCTAATATGAACGGCGCGTGGACTCTTCCTGTTGCTGCTCAGCTTGCTCAGCAAAATGGAGCCAGCATTATTTGTTTGATGCAGATGAATCCTGTTGATGGTGCTAATGCTTCTCAAGTTCGTTCAGCACTTACAAAACTTTTTATTCCTAATATTAACATTGTAGTTTCATTAGATGCAGCAGATAATGCGATGTTAATTCCTGATATTACGAATCATGTGGAAGAGGCATCTAGCACAATTAATCGATTAGAGAGAACAGCATTTATTGGATTCTCAGCACTTTCAAATCCAAGTGATGCTACTATGCTTGGATATGCAACGGCTGCTTCTAGCAATCGCGTTGTTGTCGTCAACCAAACAAATACCACATATACGATGTTTGTTGGTACTAATACACTTCCATCCACCGTTGATGGTACGATGATGGCTGCTGCTCTTGCTGCTTTAAGAACAAATCCAGCCTTTGATGTTGCCCAGCCACTTACTCGTGAAATAGTTTCTGGTATTGCCACTACGAATACGTTAGCACAATCAGAAAAGACTATCTTTGCAAATCAAGGTGTATTGGTTGTTGATAATATTTCAGGGTCAGCCAAGGTTGTATTTGGAACGACAACCGAGTTTGCCGATATTCTTGATCAGCTTTATCAGGTTGTTGAGATTAGTGATTATTGTGCTCAAACTATTCGCGGATTGTTAGATCCTATTTTCATCGGACAAAAATTGCTTGCAAATACACCTTCACAGGTTGAGACAGTTACTTCAGCAATTCTATCGGATATTGAATCCAGTAATATTATTGAGTCATTTACACAACCAACGGCTACAGTAAATCCATTGCAACCTACGCAGATCCTAGTTAATGTTGGAGTACAGCCTGTACTCGAACTCGATACTATTTTCATTACGTTAGGTTTGAATTTGGCATAATAGTAGCAAAAATTTTAAAAGGTACTTTTAAGGAGAACCACCATGGCAGAGCTTGGCAATACAAATGCGCGACTTAGTACTTCAGTATCACTTTTTCTATTACCACAGAGTCTAAATGCAACGACTTTGAATAATCCAGCTGCTCTTCTTTCTTTAGCGCAACAGTCTACGAAGATCGGAGCAGTTCAATCTTTTACACAAACTCAAAGACGAGATACAGATTTTCGATTTGAGTTGGATTCTGATCAGCAAGGCAAGCCAGTTGAAAGATTGCCCCGCACAGTGAGTGAATACAGCCTTCGTGCTGACCGAGTTATGTTGTATCTATCAGATGCTCTTGAAGTGTTGGGTATTTCTGGTGATGACATTGTGAATAACAATGCTCCAATTGGTATTTTGAAACAGGAAATCGCACCTGCCGGATCTTCAGCTCCCACAAAGTCCACGATTTTTACGGGAGTGTGGATTCATTCAGTTTCTGCCACATACAATATCGCTGGTGGAGATTTAAGAATTTTGGAAGGTGTGGATTTTGGATATACATCGTCTACAGTGGTCGGAGAGCCAGTATAAGATTAGTTCCTAGAATAGTAAAAAGATAAGAGAGTAAAGGAGTTACAATGGACTTGAAAAGCTTCGCAGCATTAGGGCTTGTTTCTAAGGAATTCGAGATTGTAAAAGATTTAAAAGTATCAATGCACACGCTTTCTGTTTTGCAGCAACAGCAAGCATTGTCTGAATTGATTGTTTCTCCCGCAGGACAAGATCCAGCCCTTCGCACTGTGGTTTTGCAGCAAGCCTTGTTGGTTTATGCTTTGGATACAATCAACGGTGCAAAAGTTACATTGCAAGAAGCAAAAGATTTCATTCAAAATTTACAAGCTCCAATCTTTAATGAAATTTACAATTGTTATGATTTGATGGCTCAAGAACAGGATAATACCCTTACTGAATTAAAAAAAAAATAGAAAATCCCTCTGATATACTTCCCTTCCGCGATCTCTGGATCGTAGCTAAAGCTCTCCGTGTTTCTCCCTTTTCTGAAACCATTTCTTCTCTTTCTCCAGCCGAATTTACATGGGTTTTAATGAATCATTCTAAAGATGAAGAAGAAGAATGGAAAAAATTTGAATACCTTTGTCGATTTATAAATCCTCAAGCTGCTACCGAAGTATTTGATCAAAAAGTTATTGAAAAGACCGTTAGCACAGAAGATGTACTCTTCGAGCAAATGAGCAAAGACCTTAAGGGTAAATACAGCCCTAAAGAATTGAAAGCAATAATGGAAGACCCAAAACATCATAGCGAATTGGATAGGATTGAACGAGTTTAACTTTTCTTTACATAAAATAAACCCCTTGACAAGTTCTCCTTTTTCTGCTAGACTCATAGTAGAGAGGAGATAATTAAAATGATTATTGTAGGTATTATTTTTGTTCTATGTGTTTACATTGTTGCTCTTATTGGTAAGATATTTAATTTACGTGATGGAACTATGGCTGGTTTATGTATGTGGGTTTTTTTAGTAGTTTTAGGTTCAATATTTTATTTGCTATCTTCTGTACCTGTAGAAACATTTCGCTAATTCGTACTGTTTTAGTAGTTCCAACCTAACGTAGTAAAATTCCGAGGATATTCCATTGGCAGATATTTTAGGCCCTTCTGGGCAACCCTTACCTCCATCTAATCCATTTTTATCTCAGCAGGGCGTAAGTTCTACTGCGTCTGTTAATACTACCCAAGCGCAAAAGGCTTTCGCTGAATTACAGCGAGTTTTAGATAATATTATGAAGTCCTTTAGTGGCAATTGGGACAAAATGACCACGGATAGGCTTAAATCTGAGGAGCGTTTTTACCGTGCGGTAGGAGACAAAGCTAAAGAACGACAGGTAATGCTTCAGCGATATAGCAAGGAAGCTCTTGATTCCATAGAAGCTGAAAAACGTGCCGGATTAGAAGCTTTGAGTATGCAGGGATTGGCCAAAGAAGAACTTGAAAAACGAAAAACAGAAATTACCCGCAGAGCTTCTGAAGAACGAGCAAATATTGAAAAAGAAACGGCTAAAAAATTGGCGCAGGATCGCGGAGTTGGCGGAGCAATTCGAGGTGTAACATCTTTTGTAGGTGGGCAATTAGGTGGTTCTGTGGGGGGTCTTATTGCAGGAGTTGGTTCACTTATTGCAAATCCAGCCATGGCCATCCCCGCAGCTATCCTTGGATCATTGTTGGAGATGGCGAATACTAAAGCAGCTTTTACTAAAACAGGTGCCCAACTTGCAGGAGCAGGTTTACGTCTTGGAGCTGGTGGTGGCGGTGGTTTAGGATTCGCTACAAGTTTATTTGGAGGTCCTTTTGGGGCTTTAGGACAGGCATTGGGAGCAGATCAACAGCGCGAGATTATTGGTATGATGGCTGGATCTCGCACCATGATAGATCAAGCTCGTTCTGGGGGCGGTTTTGGGGCCATACGTGGCAATCTAGGGCTCTTTGCCAATATCCTTCCTGATGCTACAAAAGAGATGGAGTTGTTTACGGATGCTACTAAAGGCTTGGGAATGTCCCAACGCGATATTACAAATACTTTTGTTTCTTCCAGGGTTAATGCAGAACGGCTTAAAATTACGCAAATTGATGCTATTAACACACAAATGGAAATGCAAAAAGCCCTTCGTAACATTACAAATGATGGGGCTGTTGCGGCCAATGTGCTTTCCAATATTACAGGGTACTTAAATAAAATAGGTGCAAGTGAGGCTGAAAAGATTAGAATCGGCGGAGCTATAGGGCAAGCAGGAGCTAATCTTTCGTTTTCTTCTATTGTTGGCATGTCTGCTTTTCTTAATAATGGAAAAATTCCAACACCAGAAGCAATGTTCGGCACAGGAGCATTTGGCGTGTCTGGAAGTAAAGTAGGTATACTGCCAAATGTTTTTCAAACATTAGGTGGATTTTTAACTAAAGTTGGTGGTCAATTTCACGACCCAACTTCCAAAATGTTAGCGGCCTCTCAATTACAACAAAATTTTCTCCCTGGCCTTCGTATGCAAGATATTCCACAATTTTTTAATCTTGCTAATTCAATGATGGGTGGAGGTAAGGGAATAGATTTTGAAAAACAATTTAAAGCATTGGAAGGTAAAACTCCACAAGCGGCAATGGCTGATGGTATTGAAACATTAGCTTCTATTGTCGGCCCAATACATCGACTTGAAAATGTGTTTACTAATTTCTGGACCATGGTAGATGATAGGCTAAATAAAATTTTGGAAGCCTTGCATTTTCCTGGGCATATCGCGCATAGTTTTGGTCAATGGGTCGATAAAAATATTATACACAAACCAAGCGGTCAATCAGGCAGGTAAATTAAATGGCACAAACTTATCCAGTCCGTCTCAACAATTTAAATTTCTTCGTTAATCCCCGCAATATGAAAATTACGAAAAATGTTAGTTACGGCACACTTCCAACTCAAGGTGGAGTTCAGTATCAGATTTGGTACAATACCCCCGAAACTCTTGTAATGACTGGGGCTTCTGCTGGACAAACCGCGTACCAAGAACTGTTATTTCTTAAACAACAGTTTGAAATGAACAACAAACTTTCAACTCTCTTTTACAAAACTCAAGTTTATCAAGGATTCATTACTTTATTAGATGTAGAAGCTTCCACAGGGCATCTGAATGAGTTTACATACACAATTAATTTTCAATTGTTATTTGGACAACAATTTGCGATTGAAGATTTCTCAATCTCAACGACAAATAATGGATTAGTTCAAGGTGCAATTGGGCGACTTCAAAGTATTTTAAATATTCCATTAAATAAGGCTAGTGCGAATATTAGTAATTTGTTGCAAAAATTCTAAATTATGGGAACCAACGATCAGGTAAGTCAAGAATATCTATACATAAAATGTTTTCTTTATAAATACACTCCACCTTTTACTCAGGTGACGTTGCCCCCTGCTGCCACAAGCCAATTTGCGCTTTCTACATTTAAGCCCTATTCAATACCGCTGGATGACACCAGTTATTTTACGAAATATGATATTTCACAATTTGTTACTTCCTATTCTTTTGAACAGAGTATTGACGAAACAACCTATTCTTGGTCAGTAGAGTTACAAGATTTGGCTTTGAGTTACGGAACCATTAATAGTAAGTTAAAAGTAGTTCCACCTCCAGGAAGTACTCTTAAAAATGGACTTTCTTTCTCACAAAGTACAAATTCATTAACTTTGCTATCTGAGTATGAAACTAACGCAAATACATTCAATAACAACAATCCTTCTACAGGACAATTACCAATTTTAGGTGCAAAATCAAACAGGGGTTTAACGCCAGGACCTCTCACGGTTCAAAATACAAACCTTACTACCGCATTATCTACGATCCACGGATTACGATTGAGTGATTTGATTCAAGAATATGATTTTATTTCATTATTTCTTTATAAAAACCAAACTCCTTTAACTGATATTTATGGAGTTTTTACAGTTGATGATTCTTTAGACAACAATCCATTACAGATTTTTACATATAAAATTACTTCTGACACGGTACCTTCTTTCCAAAATTTTCAAAACCCAGTAGATCCATTCTTGCAATATGAATCAGTTTTATTGACGAAAATGCCTAATGGACAAACATTGTTTTCAAATGAATTGAATGGATTTGTAATTAGAAAGAGTATTACAAGCTCAATAAATCAAGTAGATAAAGTAGTTGTGAGTGGAAATGGATGGAGCCGTTTATTTGGGTCTACTCGTCGTGCAGTTAAAACTTCTTTATTTGCTAATGCATTGTATCAGGCAGGACAAGTTACTGGTTTGAGTGACGTAACTCCATATGAAAATATATACGCTGGACAACCCATCTCACGAATTATACAAGATTTGTTCGACATCGTATATAAAATTAATTTTAATACGACAACAGATTCCAATGTTGCTGCGGCGGCAATTCCTATTAATCCTTTAAATTCTACTAATTTAAAAACTTCTACACAGGTACAAGCAGATTTTTTTGCAAGTCCAAAAGGAATTGTTGGGCCTCAATTACCAACTCCCGTTGTTTTGGGTCCGACTCTTCCTCCCCTAGGGACTAGTTTTTACAATATAACTTCTTTAATTGTTGGGAATTCGTACCCAGCCAATTTGTTTACATTGCCCCCGTATTTGCTTTCTACAGTTATGAAGTTTAGGCCATTTGCATATATTGAACCAATCAATTTTCCAGTATCTTCTAGTTTTATAAATGGAGCCACTTCAACCGCTTTAACTGCTTCTGGTGCTGGTAATGCAGGTCAAATTTCTCCTACTACATTTCAACAAACGATCCAAAATTTTGATGTTGGACAGCAAGTTATAAATTATGGCAGCACAAGCCCAGTATTCATTGATCCTACTGTTCAAAATTTAAAAGCGTATTTTCAATTTTTGGATACTGTTTTTCTTGCGTATGCTCCACAATTACAAACACCCTACGAAATTTTGGATCAGATTCGAAGTATTGCATTCGTTGAAATTTACGAGCAGCCCAATGGCCAATTTATTGTTCGTTCTCCACAATACAATAACATGTCTACGACGCTTGCGTATAACAATGCGACTACTCCGAATAATACACGTACTGACATTGGCTTGATTCGCAGCAACAATTTAAATATTATTTCCAGCAGTTATTCAACAACTGTGGAAAATTTGGTAAGTAAACTTCTTACTGGGTATTCTCCAAATATAACCCCAACTGATTTGTTAAAACAATTTGGATATTGTGATGGAAAACTTCTAATTCAAGACGGTTTGTTAGAGATGGAAACTGCTGCTAATCCAAATGCAGCCACAGCTCCTTTGTCTAATACAACAACAAATAATAGTAGTACAACTGGGATTTTTGGATGGGCAGAATATTTTATGGAAATTTCAAATGCTAAATTGAAGACAGGTACGATTGTGTGCGATTTAGATAACACAGTACAGGTTGGGCAAACCTTTATTGACGAGACTAAATTTAAGTTTGGATATATTATTGGAATTAGTAAGCATACTTCAGTTACTGGCGTAGCTACAATGACTTTGAATCTTTCTTATGTGCGCGATGCTGTTCCTCTATATGCAACCGATGGAACAATACAAAATATAAATGTGGATCTTGTTCCAGTTATGACAGATATTGAAAATTCATTTGCGAGTTCCTAATCATGGCCGATTACAGAATTTTTCAAGCTCAAATTTTAGCAAAAGACCCCGTTACTCCAAGGCAGTATTCTGCTGTGGAAATTCCCAATGGCCAAAAATTAGTTGGAGTACAACTTGGGAATTCAATGCAAAATCAAAGTGCCCCCCTACTTGGGAGTATTGTTTTAGTGTTACAATTGGATGCCTACAGATCTTATATTTTAATGGTGTTACGCGAACCATATAATTTTCTAACTACCAATAACCAATACCGTGGTTTTATTCCGTCAACAGGAAATGTAAGTCAGGATATTGCTAATGGTGCAAATCCTGTTCAAGATGGAGAAATTTTTATGGAAGCAACAGGTCCTGCTTCTCCTACAGGACAAGGTGTTCCAGGGTTTGGTGCCCATTTATATCTTGGAAATAATGGGGTTGCCCAGATTGAATCAGGTTCAATGGGGGAACGACTTCTTATTGGCGGTGAAGGTTCTTCAGACGATCATGAAGTTATTTTGTCAGCTGATAATGGATTTTTTGAATCAAATACTGGCAGTGACAATATACAGAGTACTTTCAACTATACTACAAATTCAATAACGGGATTGACTGAGGGACTTCAAATAGCAGTTCAAACTTCAATTCCTACTGGACTTGTTACAGTTGAGACACCAATTTCTGAGTTTACAATGGATACTCTTGGAAATACGATTTTACGAAATACGACAGCTGGGATTGATAAAGCGTTTCTTAAAATTAACACAACAAGCGATGTACAATTAGGAAATTTAACAAGCACGTTACAATTTGATCCTACTGGAAACATAACATTGACTGGTACTACAATTAATTTGAACCAAGGTATTGAACCTGCGGCTAGAGTAAATGATTCTACTTTTTCCAGTGTTACACAAGATCCAGCCTTTTGGCAATTTATTCAGAACTTATTTATTATATTTAACTTGCATTCTCATGTTAGTGCTGCTCCAGGACAACCAACATCTCCACCTGTTACTCCGCTGACATCATTTCCTACGCAGATGGCGGGTATTATTTCAAGTGGTTCATCCACTGTGAAAATAGGAGGATAATATGGCAACCGTAACGCCAGCATCATTAGGTCTTTGTGCAGTTCAGTTCATTAAGGCTGTGCTTTGCGGAAACAGTGTTTTAAAAGCTACATTTAAGACTTTTTTGAACAGCCAGATTTTGTTGGCCGATGAGCAAATTGCTATCCTCGGAGCCCAGCTTAATAGATTAGATATTTTAAACGAGTTTGCACGGTTGGAAATTAACACTTTAGCAGCGGTTCAAAATAAAATTCAAGCAGATCTTAATGTTGTTTTAGGTCCTATGCAGGGTGCTGCTACTTGTCCTGTAATTAGTCAATTTATGCAACAAGCGCAAAGCGGATCAACATTGAAAGCTTTAGCAGGTATTCAAAATTTAATATACACTTACAACCGAAGACAATATGTGGCAACAGCTATTTCTAACCAAGTAAAATCTTTGCAAAATTTCGTAAATACAGCACAGCAATTTTTAATTTTAATTGATCAAGTTTGTGGTTCTTAAGGAGATAATACGTGAGCGATCTATTTTTAGCAACGGCGAATACACCAGGGCAACCTCAAAGTGTTCCTCAAAAGAGTAATTCCCCATTTTATTTCGGTGAATCGTCAAATGATTTGATTATAGGTGCCAATCAAGATTTTGTACTTGTTTCAGGACTTGATGAGACGATCCAAGATGTCCAAAAGATTTTGGTAACGGAGCAAGGAGCCAATACTTTGTTTCCACTATACGGGACAACATTGCAATCTGAAATTGGTAACAAGATGAACCCCAATATAATCAGCGGCACAGTTCAGCAACAAATTGTTCAGGCTCTCCAGGTATTGTTTTTGCTTACCCAGAATAGAGCAAGTCCACAAGAAATTGTTCAGACGCTTTATTCTTTACAGACAAATGTACAAAGTGAAACTAATATTGCAGCCCTTTTAACAGTGATTGCAGCTTCAGGACAGGAAATTACAACTGGCGTGAACATAGGCAACATTTAAGGAATAAATTATGGCACTTCCAACATTTTCGCAAATCGTTTCTAGTATGCTTTCTTTCTTACAGTCAGAAAGACCAGATATTAATACCAACACAGGAACTGTTGTAAATGATGTAGTTGTATCCACGGTTGCTAATCAACTTTCTGCTGAGGATGGAACTTCTCCAAGCGTGTATTCTAGTATTGCTTATGTGCAAGATGTTCAAGCTTTTGTGAACAATGCAGCTACTATAGTTCCGACCGATTTAGATAACATTGCATTGAATTATGGCTTGACACGTCTTCCAGGAACACAATCTACAGGTATTATAACATTCCGTATTCGTAATTATACAACTTCTAGTGCGATAGTAACTGTTCCCTCTGGAACAGTTGTAAGTACTCTTGCTACTTCGCAATCTCCCGCTGTGTCATTTGCAACTACGGCCACAGTGACATTTTCACCGTCCCTTGCGCCCTCTTATTATAATCCTGTTTCTGGTTTTTATGAGCAATCCACAACCATTGTTTGTCAAACAATTGGCACCGTTGGTAATGTGGGTGCTGCAACCATTACTTCTCTTGTAGGATCAGTTATTGGAATTGATGCTGTAACAAATACAACAGCGACGACTGGCGGAACGAATATTGAAAGTAATACTGCCTTTGCAGCACGTATTCAAATTAAGCTAGAAGGTAACAACGTCGGCACTCCAAATGGTATTATCAGCCTTGTTGAGACAAATCCAAATGTTATTCAAGCTATAGTTGTTGGACCAAATGATCCAGAAATGCAACGCGATCAATTTGGAGGTTCTGTTGATGTATATATTAGAGGGCAGGTACTTCTCACAGTTTCTGATACTCCAACGTATACTACCGCAGGTAGCCAGCAATTTATCCTAGTTAATCAACCCGCTTTATCTGTAGGATCAGTTACTGGAATCCAAGGCGGTAATCCATATACTTTCGTACCTAATACTGACTATCAATTTGTAGAAAATCCCAATTTCTTATTTGCTGGAAGTGTGGAAGCGGCAAGTTATATAATTTTTGGTGTCGAAACATTTTTTATTATTACAATGGTAACTGATTTAACTCATTTAGTTGTTAATACAACAGTTGGCATGAATCCAGGTGATACAATAACGCAAGGGTCTTTTTCTACCACTATTACCTCAGTTACAGATCTTACTCATGTCGTTGTTGGAAGTACTTTAGGATTTACAACTGGTAATGCTTCTTTTACTGGATTTACTCCAGACAATAATACAATCATTACGATTACTTATACCTACGACAGTTTAATTGCCACACTTCAAGCTCTGTTTAATGATAATTCTAATCATATTACCGCTTCAGATGTTCTCATACGAGAAGCTATTGAAGCTTTTGTAAATTTAACGGCTGGAATTTTAATTGTTCCAGGTTATGTTGCTTCTTCGGTTGTAGCAAATGTTCAGACAGCTTTAACCGACTATATTAACGGTCTTGGTCTTGGTGCAGTATTGGTTTTAAGTGAATTGGTAACTATTATACAGAGTGTTGCTGGAGTGTCAGAGGTAGATCTTAGCAGCTTAGTAGTACAAACTGTTGAAAATGGTATTACCACTACTATTCCACCTGGACAGCAAATAAGTGTTGGTAAAAATGCTTACACAGTTACAAATAGTTTAACTATTACAGTAGAATCATAAGAGGATTAAAATATGAGCATTCCATATGTCACACTAATAAATGAAAGATTAACTGGGCAATCAATTTCTAATGAGCCTCATATCATTGGTATTGTAAATACTTCAACTTATGAACCTGGATTTGTACGTTTGGTAGAGGTTCCACAAGCCCCTGCCCCACTCTCTTCTGTTTCTATTCCTGGGTATACAGAGATTATGAGTGGAACACCAACTGGAACTCAATTTTTAGTTAATTACACCACAGGTATAATTACCTTTGATACTTCTAATGATGGAAATAGTATTTTAGTTTCATATGTTGGTCTTGGGTCCGAATTTGCTGCTGAAGACGTTAATGAAGTACAAAATCCTCTAGGAACGATTGCTACTCAAACTATTGTTTATAATTGGCCAGCCGCTCCAACAGTATCATGGTCTTTGGCAAATAATATCGTTTCAAACGCAAATGTAAGTCCCTCTGCCGCTATTGGATATAGCAAATTGAATCTTGTAGGTGATATCGTTAACGCCGATATTAATGCTTCGGCTGCAATAGCGTATTCCAAACTTAATCTTACGGGAGATATTGTAAATGCTGATATTTCTTCTAGTGCATCCATTTCTTATTCCAAACTTGCTCCATTGGGTGGAAGTACAAATGATGTATTGATTCAAAGTGGAGGTGGATTTGTAACTCCCTCATCAATTCTCTCTACCAACCTTTTCTTGGCCGATGGAAGCGTCAACGCTACTGGAGCTTTTAATTTAAATTCTCACCAAATTCATAACGTTACTGACCCAACATCCGCTCAAGATGCTGCTACAAAGAATTACGTTGATGGACATACTACAACTCCAGGAGGATCTAATGGAGCTGTCCAATTTAATAATTCAAGCGTATTTGGTGGAGATGCAACTAATTTATTTTGGGATAATTCTACTAAACGATTGGGTATTGATACAAATACACCAGCTTCCGCTCTTGATGTAGGTGGTGGAACAATTACAGCAGGAAGTTTAACTACCTCTGGTACGATTCAATCCAATGGAGATTTACGTATTAATGGAGCCCTTGAATTACTGTATACAACACAAACTACAAGTTTGTCCTTATCCTCATCTGCTACATCAGTTCAATTAGTTGATGCTTCTGGAGGTCCTGTAACAATAACTCTTCCTTCTTTAGGAGTTTTCAATAGAGGTACTTATACCTTCGTTAAAATTGATAGTTCTGCTAATGCAGTAATAATAACTGCCTTTGGAACTGATACGATTGATGGATTAGCTAGTTACACCTTGAATACTCAGTATGCTCCTTTAACGATTATTAGTTCCAACACTGCTTGGTATATTAAAAGTTCCTTTTTAGCAGCTTCTGGAAGTACTGGATCAGTTCAGTTTAATTCTAACGGAATATTACAAAGTGACTCCTCTAATTTCTTTTGGGATTCTACTACCCATAGACTTGGTATAGGAATAAGTAGCCCATTAGCACCTCTAGATGTTCAAGGAGTAGGTGGAATAGCTACTCGATCTGTTTCTGATCATGTGTACAATGAAATTTTGGATTTCACCAATTATTTAATTCTTACTCCTACGGGATCTCCAGCCATTCAATTTTCATCCACGATACGAAAACTCTTCGCCCCACTGGGAGCACATGCAGCTACTGTAGATTATGGAAATCGATTACTTTTAGATAGTGCAGGAACATCAATCTTAGATTGGTCTACAGCAGCAGTAGTAGCCATATCTGGACAAGTTGGAATTAATCAAACTACACCAGCTGCCTCAGCAGCATTAGATATTGTGTCAACTACTAAGGGTTTTCTCCCCCCAAGGATGACAACTACTCAAAGAGACGCTATCAGTAGTCCAGCCACTGGATTGGTTGTTTATAATACTACTGATAATCAATGGGAAGGTTGGAATGGTAGTAGTTGGAGTATATTGGGTTAAAAGGTAACTAATTTATGAGTTTTTACGGGGCAGGAATTTTTGCTGGTAGTGGAGCCTTTTATGTGGGACCTTTATCTTCCCCCACTGATGGCATTCCACAGAATTTAACTTTTTATAGAACTTCTCAGGACGGAATTTATGTATTCTGGTGGGGTTTTCTTCCGTCATTTATTACACCTTCTTTAGCTTCTGCTGGGTTTGATTTGGAACTTGATACGAGCCTTTCATTCTCGTCACCAGATCTTGTTACGTTTAATCAATTTACTGCTACTACTTTTCAGAACGGTAATGTAGTAAAAGGTTTTGCAGTGCCTGTAGCAGCTAGACAGGAAGGAATAGTACAAACTTGGTATGCTAGGGTGAGAACTCATACTCCTTCTTATATTTCAGATTGGTCTTTACCACTTACTTGGACAATACCGCAAAAAGTTCAACAGCAATATGCCGAAGCATTGATGAATTCTTTGCCAGATCTTCATGCCTACGGTAAGGGAGATTTGTTAAAGCCAGTTAATCAGCGCGAATCAAATTTATATTTGGTAGATAATATGTATGGTAATCAACTTGATCAAGTTTACTATGCTAATTTTTTAACGCAGACAGACAATTATATAACTTTATGCGTAGATGAAAATCTTTATCAGAATTTTGGGGTTCAGTTTGATTTTCCAAAACCCACAAGTATGCAATTTGTGGATTATCGATGGATTTTGATTAATTTAATTAAGGCAGCTTTAGTCGGAAGTACGAACGAAGCTATAATTCTTACGATTCAATCATTCACTGGTGTTCCACCAGCTATTACAAATATTCGAGATGAAAACGATTTCTTTTTAAACACTATTCAAGATCCACCAATCACTCCAAGTGGGCCACAATCTGTGTTTCATACTTCGTATCCATATATTGATTCTTCATTAGTTGTGGAAGATATTACTACAGGTCTTTTAGTTCCAAGTAGTGCATACACAACAGATGGCGTACAAGGTACTTGGACAATGAATTCGCCTACAACACATACATTACAGGCCATGTTCAATGTTGGAAACCCCGCAAGTCCTTTTCCTGTTGTATTTGATGCTCTTACAGGAGCGACCACTTTAACTGGATTAGTTACCTTTACAAATGCTAGTACTAATCTTGGGGGATTTGGGACATCATTTTTATCTCAATTGACCATTGGACAGGAAATTACAGATCCTAATGGAATTTATTTAGGTGAAATATCAGGAATTGCTGATAATACCCATGCAACATTATTAAATCCGTGGAAAGGACCCACTGAAGTAGTTACAGCCTATAGACTTTTATATACGGATATTCAATTAGCACCACCCATTTTGTGGGATAGGTCTACTCTTGCTTGGGGAGTAATTATTACGATTTTTAACCCTGGAGGGTTTGCATTAAATTAGGAGAATTAATATGCCAGAATTAAATGACTCAGTAAAAGCAACAGGAAGTGTGCGAAAGCAACTATTCGACGAGAGTGGAGTTTGTATTTATGACCACACAGATTCTAATCTTATTGTAACTGTTGGCAAGGCTTTTTTAGCCACGTATTTAGCATCGGGGACCCCCCCATTTATGTCTTTTATTGGATTGGGAACGGGTTCAGCAGCACCAACTCTCGGTGATACAAATCTGCAAACTCCTTTGCCAACTAGAGTGGCAGGAACTTTATCAAGTCCTTCTAGCGCAGTGTGGCAAAATGTTGCAACCTTCGGTGCTGGGGTTGACACAGGAGCCATTACGGAAGCAGGACTTTTTTCAGCTTCTTCTGGTGGGACGATGTTTGCACGTAATGTATTTTCTGTTGTTAATAAAGGTGCAGGTAATTCATTAGTTGTAACTTGGCAAGTAACTGTCAGCTAATAGGATAAAAAATGGCCACCACGTTAATTCAACATGTAGGAGTTTTTAATTCTTCATCAATTGTTATCAATGGTGTTACCTCTGGTAATGTTTTAATTGTAGCATTTGCTGATTTCGATGGCGTTGGTGCTGGTGTTAGTCACCCTGTTAATACTATAGTAGATAATATGAGCAATACTTATTTACAAGTTAGTGGGGCTCAAGCTACTGAAACTTCTACAGATAGAATTTTATCAGATTTATGGTATGCTACCAATGTAACAGGTGGAAATTTAACTCTTAATATTACCTGGACTAATGGAAATCCTCAAACCCCCGTAATTTATGTGTTAGAGTTTTCAGGATTAAAGGTTGTTTCCCCCGTCTATGGAGGAAATGCTGCATCAGGCAGTGCTAGTGCCATTGTAGGTCCAAATTTGACTAATTCGATGTCTGCCGCTGATACGCTTTTAACTATTCTAACTCCCCGTACTTTTTCTGAAAATTTAAGTAATCCATGGATTACAGTTACTCCAGTTGTAGGTGGTAATCCAATAGGATACTATACTCCTGGAACAATAGGTACTTTTCATGCCGTAGGAGACGTAAATTCTAATCAATCATGGTGTAGTTCAGGGCTTGTTTTATCTGCTGCTCCAGGCATACAAAATCCTGATTTTGAAAATTGGAATTTTGGAACTTCATTTGTAAATCCACCCAATGGAACACAAATTGCTGATAATTGGCATATACAGACTTTTTTTGAGGGAGATACAATCACTAGAGAATCCACAATTGTAGAACACGGTACATATTCTTTAAAATGGCAAACGCCGAGTGATTCGGGAAGTATTTACCAACCTGACATAGATGTTGCAATATATGCAGGTCAAACTATTACAATAACAGGTTATGTTTATTCGCCGGATAGCACATCTTTCACAATATATGTTGATGATGGAACACTCCACCCTGGAACGTCTTTATCTGTTTTAAATGCTTGGGAACAACTTGTGGTTTCTTATGCTGTTCCTGCTTCTCCCGTACCAATACAAGTGGAAATAGCTAAAGGGATAGGAGGTCCTACTCCTGTAGTATATTTAGATAATTTTGCCATTGTTTCCTCACTTCTAACTTTAAATTTATCAGATTCAGTTTCTTCTAGTGATTCAATGACAGATTCTTTTAGCATCCCATTATCAGATAGTATTAATTCTTCAGATTCAGCCCCACAAGCATTTTCAGTAGAAAGTAGCTTTTTAGCTCCAGTAGTAACTCCAGCAGTAAAAACTCTAACGAATAAGCTTTTGCCAGCTAATGTTAAAGTTTATTATGAAATACAAGAATAAGGATAGATAAAAGGAGTAGGTTATGTCATCAGTTTTCTTTGGTAATGCCGCAAGAATTATAAAGGCTGTATTTGATTGGGGACAGACAAGTTCTCAAGGTAAAACATCTAATCTTATTATCGACGCTTTTAAAAATGGCATCGATAATTCTACTTTAGCTGGAGAAGGCTTCACTCTTGTTCCAGGAACAAGTCCTCTTTCAGTAACTGTACAAGGCCAAGGAATTGCTTATGACAGCGTAGGAGCAAGAATTTTTCTTTCCTCTTCTGACACTACTTCATACAATCCAGCAAATGTTACACAGACAACTAACGATGGATTAGGCAATTTTATTTTAACCCCTCAATCTTCAGGTTGCGTTAATATACCTTTGACGGGTAGTAGCTTTAATTATTTATGGATTGATTATTTAGCCACAACGGATATTACTGCTTTTACTCTCAATGAAATTACAAACGCTAAAATATTTTATAAATTGACAGACGGATATAATATTACAGTTACAACGGTAAATACCCCTCCAGATAGTACCTCTATATTCTTAGGAACTATTGATCTTACAAGTATTTCTAGTGGTATTATTCCCTCGTCTGTTATTTCCCAAATTGGAAGAACATATTTTAATATTCTTCCAAATATTGTTCCCATTACAACGGCCCAAGCTAATCGTTCAGATGCTACAACGATTTATAATCCCGCTAGTATGTACACGCTTGAAGCACATATTAAAGCAGTGGGTACAAGTCCTACAGGTGTAAGTCCTACAAATCCTCATGCAATGACATTAGCGGATTTGGGAATTAGTAGTTTAGATACGGTTGTTGGGCATAGACAATTGGAGCATGGAGTAGGCGGTGGACTTGCAGCAGCTAATGCTATTATTGCTGGAATTCCTGGTACTCCCTATCCCACTACATCTGCAATGGCAACGTCTATTAATATTGTAAATCCTGGAAGTGACTACATTACGGTTCATCAACTTCTCTCGTCAGAATTTGCTCTCATTAATGGTACTGCTTTCAATGTCACAGATATCTTTGGTGCAATTCCAGTTAATGCCAATGTTTTCTTTCCTAATACATCTGGTACATATAATGTATTTTATGATTCTATTGTAAAATCCTTTTCTTTATCGACATCGGATATCTCTTCAGATGCTACTAAATTGTGGCTTTGTACTGTGACCTACACATTTGTAGGAACAGGTCCTTCAGATCATAACGCTCTTTCTGCTTTAATAGATCGAAGAAGGATTGGAAGTAGTACACATCTTCTTCAACGATGGTTTACAAATGCACGTCCTGGATCTGGAACCACTGCCGCAGTAGCAGGTGAATTTGGATTTAATCTTACTACAGGTTTAATGGAATTTTGGGATGGAAGTGCTTGGCAGTCTCCCATTACTGGAACTATAAATGGAGCAGTGCCTACAGGAACTATCCTTGAATTTGCTGGTAGTAGTGCGCCATTAGGATTTTTAATGGCTAGTGGTGGTGTTGTTAGTCAAACTACATATGCTAATTTGTTTTCGGTAATTGGTGTAACTTATAATACAGGTGGAGAAGGTGCTGGAAACTTCCGACTTCCAAATAAAATAGACAAAGTAGGTGTTGGAACTGGAGGTAGTATTGTTCCTACTTTGGGAAGTACTGCTGGGGCAACAACTGAAACTCCTACAGAGGTTGCTCATGAACACGTTTCTCCCGTTAGTCATGCTCCAGGATCACTTACTACTGCAAATGGAGAAGCTGTTTCTGGTACGTGGCCATATGGTTCAACGACTATTAATAGTGTTGATAGAATCTTTGTAGCAGCTGGCGATGGTGGTGTTGGTAACTATCCATTTTTAAATACTTCTCCTACAGCGGCTACAATTAATCCTGTCAGTGTTGTTCAGCCCAGCATTGGATTAAATTATATTATTAAATACTAATAGGCTTGTAGTCAAGAGTAAAATCAGGTATAATAAAGAAAAGACATGAATCTGTTCGAAGAGTTATTTTATAAGCCCTGGGTTTCTCCGGCATTTTATCCGATGCCTGTGGAACACTGGGCTTTTTTTAACGAATATTTAGCGACTTTTCCTACCATTGAACTCCTTCCAGGATATCCCTCTTCCTCTCGGCGTACCAAGAAAATACAACTTATCATTTTACACCACACTGGATCACTCGAATTTGCTAAAGCTCTCAAATGGTTCGGTAATCTGAATAATTATTCTTCTACCCATTATTTAATCGGTCTAGACGGGCAGATTCAACAGCTTGTGTCCGAGGAGAATGCTGCCTTGCATGTTACCAATGGAATTTATAAATACAGTCGTTTAGTTAACGAAATGAGTGTTGGAATTTCTCTTATTGGCAATTCGTCAGATCGTTTTACTGAAGCACAATATGAAGCTGTTGCAATGCTTTGTATTTATTTGAAACGAAAGTATGGATTGACGAATGAGGATATTTTTAAACATTCTGAAATAGAAGTAACAAATTCAGCATCTCCTGCAACAGATCCAAATCCTTGGAACAAGGAAAAGTTTAACGAACTACTTGAAAAATTTGATAATTTGTGATAAAGTAGAAGTATGACGATTTTTCTGAAATCGCAGGAACATATAGAAAATATACGAAGAGCTGGTAAGATCGCCTCCACGGTTTTATCAGCTCTTCCTTTTTATTTAAAGGCAGGAGTTACAACCAAATATATCGATGGTGTTATTGATCAAATGATTAAAGATTTGGGCGGGACCGCGCCCTGTAAAGGTTATGTGCATGGAAACTTGCCACCATTCCCTGCGGCCAGCTGTATAAGCATGAATAGTCAGGCAGTACATTGTTGTCCCTCAGATCTGATAATTAAAGATGGAGATGTTGTAAAGGTTGATTTAGTTGTTGGTTTTAATGGGTGGTGTGCTGATACAGCAAGAACTTATATAGTCGGAACATTAAAGCCAGAAGTTAAGAAATTTGTCGAAACTTGTTATTTGAGTATGTGGGAAGGTATAAAGAAAGCTGTAGATGGAAATAAGGTAAATGATGTTGGATATGCAATTGAAAACTTTGTTAAGCCCTTTGGATATGGAATTTCCAGGTTATTTGTTGGGCACGGTATTGGCCGTGATATTCATGAAGACCCACGAGTGCCATCTTTTTATTTAAAAGAAGCTGACCAGTTGATTTGTTCTGGAATGGTGTTGGCAATTGAGCCTATTATTTTTACAACACAAGATTCTGAAGTGGTTTTTGATGGGTGGAATACAACGTCAAAAACAGGTGCAAACGTAGCCCACTTTGAACACACGATTTTAATTACTGCTGGAAAACCTGAAATCCTTACCCTCCGCGAAGAAGAGAAAATTCACCTATCAAATCTTCTCTAGAAATAGAGTAAAAATAGCCCTTGTAATTCATACTTTTTCCTGCTATACTTTATTAGGGAGGGAATAATGAATCTAAATTTTGCTGAAGAAATGGCTGTTACTGAATTAAAATATCACGGTCTTTTTCAACAAGGTTGGAGTTTTCGATTTGATAGATCGGTTAGAAGGCTTGGTTTATGCAGCCATCGTAAACGCAGAATTTCTTTAGGACAACATGCCACTTTGGTAAATGATGTCGCTGTTGTACGGAATACAATTTTACATGAAGTAGCCCACGCTTTGTGTGGACCAAATGAGGGCCATGGGCCAGTTTGGAAAGCAAAGGCACTTGAGATTGGTTGTGATGGAAATCGTTTAGGTAATATCGCAGTAAAAGCTCCACACAAGTATCAACTTTATTGTTTGGATTGTTCTTATACGTGGAAATATTATCGTAAACCTAAGTTGGGACCATGCTATATTCATAAGTGTGATAAACTTTTAGAACGTATTGGATATGTACAAGGCCAGCCTTGGATTCCCGTTTCATCTAATTTGAAAGTAGAGGCATTAATGTGAATGATAATTTAAAAGATCCTTATGTCGCAGCCCCAACATTGACGGCAGATGGAAAGCCTTGGGTTCAGCGGTGCCTGATTTGTTTGAAACCAGTTGATTTTTTGAAAATGACTCCATGGATAGAATTCGTGCGAGTAGGCCAGTACGTGCGACACAAGAAATGTTATCCCAAATAAAAATGACTGAAATACCTTGTAAGTGTGGACATAGTAGAGAGTTACATCCACAAAATGGAAAATTTCCGTTTATAGTTTGTGATGGGTGTTTTAAACGTAATCGTCCTAATGGTTTTCAACAAGTGAATTGTAAACAAGAATGTGTTAACTATATTCCAGACAATCTTATGTTTATTGAACAACTTGCCAAGGTGCGAGGTTTAGTATGATTTGTTGGAGATGTGGGCATTCAGCTAAGGAACATGCTGAATTTTTACTACCAGGTAACAATGTTTATGGTTGCAAGGAATGCTGGCGTAGCCGTTCGAACAATAGTGAATTTTGTAAGCATGAATTTGAAGATAATTTAACATTTCTAGAACGCAAAGCGAAGGAACATAAACTGGCATGACATACCCTAAGTGCCTAACATGTGGGCATAAGAAAAGAAGTCATTTTAGTGGTACAACTAATCTTAACGCAGACTGCGTTGAATGTATGCCAGGAGTAGTTGACGATTTTTGTATGTATAAGTATGTTCCAGATAACTTAGGACATATTGAGAAGTTGGCTAAAACTAAAGGATTAATATGAGCTTTTTATGGAGGTATGGTGGAATGGCTAACACGCTTCCCTGTCACGGAAGAGATTACGGGTTCAATCCCCGTTACCTCCGCCAAAAGCTTGAAGTTTTTAATCGGGCCTTCGTATAACGCTGTACACGGTGCGCTTAATCCAGATAACCGAAGTGTAGGTTCAATCCCTACAGGCCCGATTAAAGATTTTGGAAGATGATAGCCCGAGTAGCTCAATTGGCAGAGCAATCCCTTTGTAAGGGAAAGGTTGTAGGTTCAACTCCTATCTTGGGCTGTGATCTTCTAAAGGAGATTATGTGAATGTTTAAAAATTGTATAATGGTGGGATACCACCGTGTTAATAAACGCGGTGAGAGGATTTATGCAATTAAATTTCGATGGAGTAAATGGATCGAAACAAAGAACCCATTGAAAACCTTGAATCGGTGTGGGGACCTATTTTACTTTACCCCCGAGTATCTTGAGAAGAAAGGTTTGATTGATAATTTAGGTGTTATGGAGTTGCATTACTACAGACGAAAATATGGAAAGCTTAAGAAAGCTTGTATTTTGGAATTAAAATAATAGATGAAAATTTGTAAACGATGTCAACACGATTTTGAAGAACACAATGATGATATGGCATGTAGTAATATAACATTTGGAAAGAAAAAAAGTAAACCTCACGATGGTTTAATATTGGAAAGAAATTGCGGATATATTGATGTTGTCTGTCCATGCCCACATTTTTTGGCATAGACATAGTGAATTAAAATGATTTACCAAATTCTTATAAATAATGTTTCTTCTCAAATAACTCCCGCCTTGGATCAGGCGGTCGTTAATGCTTTGCGTAATAAACTCTCATTTGAGATGCCAGGAATTTATTATATGAAGAAGATTAACCCTTATGCAGGTGTAAAATACTTTTTCACCCCAAAGACTCAAATTTTTCCTACTGGCTTAATCCATTACGTAAGGGATGTGTTGGATCTTTACAAAGTCCCCTATGAACAGGTTGATATGCGTAAAGCTCCTGTTTTAGGCCCCGAAATCCCATTAAAAGGTGTCCAGCTTCGAGATTACCAAGAAGATGCCGTAAAACGAGCTGTAGAGCGTCAGCGGGGCATTATAAAGGCAGGTACGGGGGCTGGAAAGTCCATTACAGCAGCTAGTTTGATTGGAAAACTAAATGTCCCAACAATTTTATTCATCCACAAGACCGATGTTTTCTACCAGCTTATAAATACCCTTGAGGATACTCTTCAAGTCCCGATAGGTAAAATTGGTAATGGCCATTGCGATATACAACGAATCAATGTTGGAATGATTCAGACAATCGCTCGTGCTTTTGATCCCACCCTTAAAGCGGAGGAGAAGGACAATGAGTTCTTGAAAGAGAAAGGCGATGTCATTAGAAAGGTTGTACAGGAAGCTGAATGTTTGGTGGCCGATGAGACACATCATTTAGCTTCGGATAGTTTTTGGACAGTTTATAAAGCAGCAGAAAAAGCTTTTTATCGTTACGGATTTAGTGGTTCTCCTTGGCGGGATGACAATGCAACGATTATGATTGAGGGCGGAACGGCTAAACAAATTATTGATATCCCAGCCAGTACTCTTATTGATCGAGGATATCTATCACCCGTAGATATTTACCTTTATGATTTTGAGCATGAGCGACAACCCAAGGGAATTAAATATGCAACCCTCTATAATACTGAAATTATGCTTAAATTGGAGCGTAACAATTTTATAGTAAATTTAGCTTTAAAAGCTGCTAACTCAGGAAAGAGTGTTCTCATTGCGGTAACTAAAGTAGAACATGGAGAGTTGTTAGAAACCCTATTAAAAAAGCAAGATAAAAATGCTATATTTGTACATGGGGAATCTAATAATGAATTACGCAGGAAAGTTTTAGATGGGTTAAGTAATCATACTCAAAAAATTGCGATTTGTACAACTATTTTCGGGGAAGGAGTTGATTCTCCTGGATTAGATGTTCTTATAAATGCTAAGGCAGGTGCATCTAGTGTTGATGCTTTTCAATTGGTAGGGCGTGTTCTTCGTAAAACGCAAGCTAAGAAAAAAGCTTACGTTATTGATATAAGTGACTCTGGCTGTAGATTTTTTGGGCAACATTCATCTGAGAGATTAAAAATATATTCGACAGAGCCAAATTATAAACTTAAGTTTGTAAAAGACATTTCGCAAATTGTATTTGATGTGTAGTTTAAGATTTTAATCTAATCTCTTCAAGAATTTGTCCATACCATTCGGAAATTTTTAGTAAATCACATTTTTTGTTCTTTTTAGCATTTTCAGAGATAGTTAAATACTGAAGATTCCAACTAACATGTAAACCAGATACTAGTTTGCCTTGAAGAGGAATTATGTGATCCATGGCCATTCCTTTCGGTCTTTTTCTTTCAAATTCTTTTATTTTATCCCAATCTGCCCATGGAGGAATTCGTAATTTTCTTTCAGCATGATTTTTTATATTATTTAATCTCCAAGTTTCAGGTTTTCTGTTCTTTTTTATTTGTTCTTTATTCTTTTCCCAATATTCATGAGCATATTGGTATATTTCATTCTTATGTTCTTCTCTCCACTGCTTCATAACTTCTGGATGAGTATTCCTAAATTCTGTATTACGTTCTTTACTACAATCTCTACAAAGTTTTTGTTTGGTTCTTCCACAAATAAAAGTATCATGTCCTCGTGGACAAAATTGAACTTTTGGTTTTGGATGTGGAATACGCCGTGCCTTGGCTTTCTCATTTTTACACTGTCTGCACCCCCCATTTTTTGTACATCCTAAAATATCTTTATCGTGCCCATTTTTACAAAAACGCTCTTTTGGCCTAGCCATAATAAACTCCTAATTTTAGTTGTTTTATAGATATGAATACTCTCTAATAACACCACATTTTATTACATTTTTAAACATGATTTCTTGACAAGTTTATAAAAGTATGCTATACTACGAAGAGGTGAACTTTGAAGAGTAATAGAATTCCTTGCTTATGTGGACATATTGAATCAGTTCATATTAAACATGGAGGCATATTTAACGCACCAGATGTTATGTGTGCCGATTGTTTTTATAAACCCGGACCTGGAGGACACTGGCATTATTTTAGTCCAGATAATTTATCTTATGTGGAAACTCTAGCAAAGGAGCGGAAATTGATATGAGTATAAAAATAGTTTGCATTTCGGACACACATCTTTCCCACAACCAAGTAGAAATCCCTGAATGTGACCTTTTAATCCATGCAGGGGATTTTTCATTTGTTGGAAAAATGGTTGACGTTATAGAATTGAATCAATGGTTTGGAAAGCTTAAAGAGAAAGGTACTATTAAACAGGCAATTTTAATCGCTGGCAATCATGATTGGATAGCCCAAAAAAATCCTAGTTGGACCAAAGAAGCTTTTACCAACTGCATTTATCTTGACGAAGAACCTTGTGAAGTGTTTGGGCTTAAAGTATTTGGATCAGCTTGGACTCCTGAATTTAATAATTGGGCGTTCAATGCAAAACGTGGAAAAGAGATTGCTCGACACTGGGCCAAGATTCCTGATGATACGCAAATCCTGGTAACGCATGGGCCTCCGCATGGGATTTTGGATATTAACACTGAGGAGATTTACAGCTTACCGTTAGGTCCAGATCATTTAGGTTGTGAAGAGCTTAGGAAGCGTGTAGATGAATTGAAAGAATTAAAATTGCACGTTTTTGGACATATCCACAGTTCATCAAATACTCAAACAATCAACGGTGTTCAGTTTATCAATGCCTCAGTTTTAAATGAATCTTATGAGGTAATTTATCCTCCAAGAATAGTTACGTTATGAAATGCGAAGAAAAGAAACTCTACATCACCGAGCATGAAGCAATCCTTGGCAAACTGCGTACAGAGCGTAAAAGAAAGGTACGATTGCGTGTTTACAATTGCGATAAATGCAAAGGATGGCATCTCACTTCCCACCTGTTAATCTGGCAATCCCAAAAGCTCTATTTGTAAAACCCCTCTAAAAATAGCATCAAATTATCCCTTGACAAAATACCCTTTTCCTGCTAAACTGTTTATGTGGAAACAGAAGAAAAGCTCTGTGAATACTGCAAACACAAAGCAAGTGATCATCGTGTTGTTAATTCTGGTGCTTGTGGTGATCCCGAATGTTGTGGTAGCGAATATGAATGGTGTGAGGAATGCGGAGAATCTTGCAGCGGTTTTGATTTGAGAGAAAGGTGGTATGGAAGATGAAATGTTCAAAATCCTTTAAGCAAGTTCTGCTTACATCTTGGGGTATGACTGAATTACAAAAAGGCAAACCCTATGATGAAGTGAAGCTTGAAATGAAGAAATTGAATCGACTAACCACTGAAGAGATTAAAAAGATTCGATCTGAGCAAGGAGGAAAATAACATGGAAGAAAAACTTATCGTAACTATGGGTGACTTGAATACAGAACGATACTCTAATTTGTTAGAGGCGAAAGATCTTCTTGAAGTGTCAGGATTGAAATGGGAGAAGTTGAATACAATCATTGAAGAAGTTAAATCGTTAGCGCAAATTACCAACCCTAATTGGATGGGTTGGTATGATCGAGATGTATTAGAGGATATGTATAAGCGTGGAAAAGTTGAATACGATTTGAATGGTGAAGAACCAACCATTGCTTTGGATATTTCAGAAGATGGAGAATAACATGGACCGTTACTATTTAAGCTGTACATACTGCGAAAGACCAATGGCTGTGAATGTGGAAGTTGGCAGTACAATTGAAGAGGTTGCCGAATCCGCCTGTCCTCTTTGTGGTGAAACGGCTCTTAGAATTATGGGCCGTGTTGAAAAAACAGATATCGTTCGAAGTAAAGTAAAGGCAGCTTGTGATTTGCGGTGTACCAATGCGGTTGGTCCTAAATGTAACTGTGAGTGTGGGAATGTCAACCATGGAACCCACAAGCTTGTAAGATATGATAAGTTCTTCCGTAAGCTTGAAATAGTTGAGAAGGATTTACTTAATAACAATGAAGAATACTTGGCCAGGATCAAAAGGATGGCCGCAGCTAAGGTTGACATCAAGCAGCGAGTGTTGGCTTTCTTGGAATGGAAAAATAAGAAGATTTTAGATTGGTTGCAGAAGCCTGGAAATAGTTCGTGGAGATTGGCAAACGAAGAATACACAAGTTATTTGAAATACCTCGAACTAAAGAAAAGAATTGAAAAGATCGAGGATCTACGGTCGATTCAGCGCAAGATAAATCAGCTTGTCAAAATGATATCCCAAATTGGTCCAACACTCGACTATATTGAAGCCGTGGCGGAAGCGAGAGGACTTGTAAAATGACCCCTGAGAAACTCCTAACCAAAGAGGAACGCAAAGCCATTATAGACAAGCTTGTAGAGTACGATGCAGAGATGTATTTTAACATTGCGATTGGTAAAGGAGCAGGAGAGGCTGGTAGGATTAAGAAGAATATCCGAAGGCTTTACAATAAGTGGGATGATGCTAAGCTGTTGAGCGTGAGATTTAATTAGTATGCCACATAGTACGTTTGCAAAACGAAGAGCTTATTATAAGAGACGCAGAAAATACTTTAATAAGAAAAGTCTTGAATATTATCATGCTCATAAAAGAAGGATGAAGAAGCAACGTAAAAAGTGGAGAGATACTCCAAAAAATAAAAAGAAACTATTAAGAGAAAAAAGAAAATATTATCGAAAGCATAGAGCTAAATTTTTACGTTGGCATAAAAAATATTATAAGAAACATAGAAGGCGCATAAGAGAACGAACAGCTTCTCCAACTATCAGGTACTCAAATTTTAGAACCAGTTCTAAAAGAAGAAAATTGGTTTGCAATATAAAATTGGAGACATATGTTAAATTAATTTCCAAACCCTGTTTTTATTGCGGTGGTAAATTAGAAAGATTTGGTATAGGACTTGATAGAATAAATAGTTTAAAAGGTTATATTGTTGGAAATGTTGTGCCGTGCTGTCCTATGTGTAATACGATAAAATGGGATCTTACTGTAAAAGAATTATTAATACACATAAAATTAATATACAAACGATTTAAAAAAGGGTACTTTAAAAAATATTTATGAATAAAATCGTGGAAATAAAATTTGGAAGTCATTTATATGGGTGTGCTACACAATCTAGTGATTCCGACTTTAAGGGTATTTATTTACCAACGTCCAGGCAGATCGTTCTTGGGCAGGGAAAGCATAACGTCAGTACATCACGTCCGAAGAAAGAATTTGAGAAGAATAGTAAAGATGATGTGGATTCCGAAACCTTCAGTCTCAAAGAATATTTAAAGCTGCTTTGTGAAGGACAGACGGTTGCGTTGGACATGCTTTTTAGTCCCGCCTCTTTTCATGTGTTCAAAGGGGAGCGGTATGATTTATTTCAGAACATTTATGAGAATAAAGATAAGTTGCTTTCTAAGGGGATTTTAAGTTTCATTGGATACGCCAGAAAGCAGAGCGCGAAATACGGGATCAAAGGATCTCGCGTTCGAGCAGTAAAGGATACACTTGAATTTTTGAATACAGCTGTTTCTAATGGTGTTAACAACCAATTACTTTTAAAAGATACTAATGTAAAAAGTGGATTAGATAATTTTATTACATCGGTTAATTCAGAATTCATTAAATATGTAGAATTGCCAGATCCTAACGGAATAATAGTACCTTATTTTGAGGTGTGCAACCGAAAGTTTCAAATGACAAATTCTATCAAATATACGTTAGCGGTTTTAAATAAAATTTACGATGAATATGGGCAACGGGCTAAGTTGGCTGAGGTTAACGATGGAATAGATTGGAAAGCATTGAGCCATGCTGTGCGTGTCAACTTTGAAGGACAGGAACTATTGAAGACAGGATTTATTACATTTCCCTGTCCAGAAAGGAAGCTTCTTTTGGATATTAAGACAGGTAAACTTCCCTATAAAGAGGTTGAAATCCTAATTGAGAATGGATTAAAGGATTTAGAGAATGCCCAAAAAACCTCTAAATTACCACAAAAACCCGATCTCAAATGGGCTGAGGATTTTGTGTACGACGTTTATTCTGAGATTGTCAAAAATAAACCCTTGACAATTTTATAAAATTCTGCTATACTAAATTATGAAGACAAAACAAATGAAAGCTTTTATAAAAAATTACTGGATAGCACTTCTTGGAAGCGTTGTTATTATTGGAATGTTAATTGTTGATGGCTGGATGGTTTTCAGCCAATGTTCTCTTTGGTAAAATAAAATGGATAATGGAAATTTAAAACTTTTAATTTTGGGTATGTTGCTTGGGGCGATACTCTTGGCGAGTGGAATGGTTTTTAATTCCCTCTCAAATGTTCTTCATAACATTCAAGTGAAATCTACAAATGAAGGAGTGCTCCTTAAACTTTAATGAATATTGAGTTTACTGATTATTTTGAAGATGCTGTATCTTGTTGGGAACTGTCTAACAAGACGAACATTTCAAATTTAATAAAACGTTGCCTGTTTAAAAAAATTATAAAGAAGGAAGCTTTTGAATTACTGATGGTTGAAGTAGACAATTGGAATGGGAGAAAATTATGAAGTTGGTAAAATGTTTGCATTGCAAAGTGTTCCTAATCCACAATAAAGAAGAGTATAAACGGCATGAAACGAAGCACCATGCTTATCATGCTTCTAAATATGAACCACATCATCATCGCCCTTTGAGCAATGAAGAATTTAATAGCATAGTGGCAAAAGGTGAAGAGCGGTTTAAACAGGCCCTTTTTGTACCAGATAATCCAATTAATTTACGCAGCAGAAGTACTGGCTACGGCCAGCAATAACAACACCCGAAAGGAAAGGAACGAAAATGAAAAAGCTAATTGTTGTACTCGCTCTTGTCATGAGTGTTGCTACTCTGGCCAAAGCGTCAAACGTAACGGATACGGGACCAGGAAGTGCAGGAGATGTTCTTTATTTCACAGGTCAAGCAGGAAATGATCAAGGGACTTGGAGCAATTTGCCAAGTCTGGTACAGACGATTGTAAATAATAACATCACAGTTCCAGCGACTGTTGGTTCTGGAGTTAACGGAGCTACCCCAGATACGGTTGGTAATTTGAATTTTGTCGGTACAGGATTGACATCCTCTGTATCAGGTTCAGGTTCTACAGCCACATCTAACATTGACTTCAGTAATTTGTCAACCGTTGAGGGTCAGACGAATGCAACAAACATTACAAACGTAAGCAACTCACTAGATACAACGAACAGCAATGTTACGAACTTAACAAATACGGTTAACAGCAATTCTACGGATATTAGTGGATTGCAAACGACTGTCAATCAACACACAACGCAAATCAATCAGAATACCTCTGATATCAGCACCTTGAATAGTGGATTGAACACGACTAATACGAACGTGACCAATCTATCCAACAAGGAAGCCGGAGATGTTGCTTCTATTAATAACATGTCTGATCCAAGCACTATCTTGAATCAAACTGTTAATGCCAATACACAAAACATTGCCGCTGAAACTATTCGTGCAACAGGTGCAGAAAGCGTCCTCCAAAGCAACATTAATGGGGAAACAGCTCGTGCTACTGGTGTTGAAAGTGGAATTCAGAACATGACGGATGGTAGTTTGTTGAGCAATACCGTTAATACCCATACTCAACAAATTAGTGCGTTGAATACGGGATTGACAAATGAAACAAATCGCGCAGAAGGTGCTGAAGGAGTTTTGCAGAACAACATTAACAACGAAGCTTCTACACGCGCTTCGGCTGACCAAGCGTTGCAGAATCAGATTAACAATGTGAATGCTCAAGCACAAGACAATACCAATCGCATTGATCGTTTGGAACAGACTAAGTATTTGTTGGAGCCTACCGTTCGAATCTATGATGGTAAGCTTTTTCAAGTGCAAGCGTTTGATTCTTATGATGTTCGACACGGTACTAACTTTGCTTTGGGTGCTCGTGTAATGTTGAAACTTGGAAAGTCTTATGAAGAGAAGCTTCTTGCTAAGACGAACCCTGAGATTGCTCGTCTTCTTTCAGCTAATGTATCCCATGACATTGCAGAACGGGATGCTATTCGTCAGCAGCTTGCTGAAGACCGCGCTCTTATTCAAAAGCAAAGTGAGCTTCTTGCTAAGTTGACTACGCCACAAGCCACTGTTCTTAGTGTTCCAGTTGTATCTTCAGATCATGTCTTTGGAACTCCTTCTAAGGCTGATGAAGATCTTCTTCAAGCCTTGGATGCAAAGAATGAGGCGTTCGCAGCCAAGTAACGAATCTACACTGCAAGGGCATCGAAAGGTGCCCTTCAGCGTATATTCAAACTAAAAAAGAGAGGGAAACGAAATGAACAAGAAAACAGTAATGGCCATTCTGTTAGCTAGTTTGTTTATTGCCCCGTTGGTATCAGCCAACTGCGGTAATGGCAACGACAATGGAAATGGTTGTAGTGGTGGCAACACAGGATCACAGGGACCACAAGGGCCACAGGGAAATCCTGGACTAAATGGTTCTAACGGCGCAAATGGAACCAATGGTTCTAATGGAACAAATGGAGCTGCCGGATTAAATGGAACAAATGGGGCCAATGGACTTAATGGCGTAGACGCAGTAAATCAGTCTCGTCTTTTAGGGGAATTGGATCTTCGCGTTTGGGATACAAAGCGCACGTCTTTTTATGCCTTTGATTCCTATGGATTCAATGATGCTCCAGGAAATGATGTTGTTATGGATGGCCGCAATGCATTCTATGGATTCAAGTTTGTTGTTAAGCTTGGCTCCTCCTATGAAGAACGATTGTTGGATAAACAAGCAGGACAGATCAAAGCATTAGAAGCAGCATTAGCAAAGTTGTCTAAGTAGTCTTTAGCTTGTTCCTGGGGTGTTTTGACCTTTAGGCATTACATCGAGCGGGAACAAGCATAAGGATTAAAATGCCAATACTAGCTCTTCTTTTAGCAGTAGCCAGTCCTAAAGTGCAAGATCCAGAAACGATTGTGCATAAATATGATAATTTTGATTTTGGAAAAATCAATCTTTCTATTAAAGGATTGAATACTGTGGAATTGAATAAAGATATTTATAGTGGCAAACATCTTCAAATTGAAAGTGACGGATCTTGGAATGTTTCCACCCGTCAGCAGGAAGCTACATTGCAAGTGGCTTGGAAATTTAAATAATGTCCAATTTTGAAGTAACACCTCCGCAGGTAGTGAATTTAATTTGTCCTCGGTGTAAACTTACGTGGATGAATAAAAATGGAAATGAAAACTTCTATTTTTGCTATGCTTGCAGTTTTATACTCTTTGATAGACAGGTAGAAGAGTTTAAAAAGGGATCTTGACAAAGTATTAATTTGGTGGTATAATAAAGTAGATGAAAATAAAACTTTATAATTCTCTTGACAACCCGTGGATCGCTTTTCCCTTGATGATCCTTATGTTCGTAATATTTATGTGGGGTGCCTTAAAGATCACGGGGCATATGCAAAAACCTCATAGTGTGGAGATTGTTAATGGAAAATAATGGACACAAATACAAAAATCAATGTAAAGCGCAAGTAGGACATTGCCCCTGGTGTACGCGCTGTGAAAATTGTGGTGAGATTTGGATTAACAGTGTAGATCGAGAATGTTCGAAAAAGGATAATTAAAATGAATATTATACCCACTGTCGTAGAAAAAATGCAGGGTGCAGGTTCCATGGTGAGTTATGATCTTTTGTCTCGTTTGATGCAGGATAGGATTTTGTTTGTAGGTGGTAATCATGGGGCTATCAGTTTAGATGACGCTAATATTCTAATCTCCCAGCTTTTGTATCTTGATTCAATAGATCCAGGTAAGAAAATTGAAATGTACATAAATTCTCCTGGTGGAGAAGTATCGGCGGGCCTTGCTATTCTGGATACGATGAATCATATTCAGAGTCCGATTACAACCATTTGTTTGGGAATGGCGATGTCTTTTGGAGCAGTGCTGCTAAGTGCTGGAGAACCTGGAAAACGTTTTGCTCTTCCGAACGCTCGTATCATGATTCATCAACCCTTGATTTCTGGCGGTGGAATTTCTGGCCAAGCCACAGATATTGAGATTGAAGCCAAAGAAATGACACATTGCAAAACCTCTCTTACAAAGATCCTAGCAGCAAATTGTAATCAGAAGTATGAGAAAGTACTTAAGGATTGTGAACGCAATTTTTATATGTCGGCTGAAGAAGCAAAAGAGTATGGTTTGATTGACAAGGTTATTTTGCCTAAGAAGCTGGAAAAGTAAGGAACTGCCATTTTAAATGTTACTCGTATTATTTACGTTTACATTCTCCTTGTATTTTTTATCGTAGGATCTTATTTATTTAATAAAGGGATCGTAACAGGAAGAGAAAAATACAGACACAGTAGAAACATGGAGTTGGCTTTGAAAAGTGCCTATCATTTTGGATATGTTGATGCAAAAGCTGGTAAGTCCGAAGATTGGGAAAATGGTGAAGAACAAGTGCCGCAAGTTTATTGTACAGATTGTCAACAAGTAGATATGTGCCTTGGGATTATAGAACCAACACATATACAAATATCTTTGACTAGACCGAGTAAAATTTGGTTTAATTTATACTGGATGACATTGGATGGTAAGAAGGAGTGTAAGTAGAGATGAAGCCCAACGCATTAACACAGTGTCAAATTAAAAAATCCTACCCAACCAAAGAAGCTGCGGATAAAACTGGGGCTTACTTGTACTTAGAAAAGCAAGTAGAAGTTGAAAGCTATCATTGTAACATCTGCTCCCAATATCATTTAACCAGGAGTAATAAACGTGACAGATAAACAATGGAAAGCTAATATTCGTAGAATTAAAGATCCCAAGAAACTCTTAGCGATTATTGGGGCTGATGATTTTATGTTGGGGACTGATCCTTATTACAACGATTTGTGGACAGTTATTTTTGAAAAGGCTAAGGAGCTTTCAAAATGACGAATAAACAACTTGAAGCAGTAAACGTAAAGATAGCTAAGAAGATGGGATGGAAGCGTTTTAGAAAAGAACGGTTGCCAGATCCATTACAGAAAGAATCACGTATGACAGGGCTTGCTCCAGGGAATATACGTAACCAGTTTGTTCCAGCTTTTACAAACAATCTTGCTTATGCTACGCAGCTTGTTGATTGGGCAAATGAGCATGGGTATTATTTTGAACTAGTAAAAAGTGCTACGATGGAATTTTATGAAGTTTGTTTTAGAAAGTTAGATGATGAGTCTGTTGATTTTGGAACTCTTCCCTCAATGGCGATTTGTATGGCTTTTTTAAAGATTAAGTGAAAATCTATTGTTCGCATTCTGACAAAATTTTCACTAAAGCTTCAAATTACTACCAATGTCGTTTTTGCCTTTTCTCGTGGTACGATAAAGATCCAACTCCCATGATTGTAATTGGGTTTACGGATGTAACAGAAGTTGATCCAAAGTATTTTGAAAAACTTGAAGCAAAAGAAATTTCAAATAAAAAATTTGTTAGATGCCTTACGTGTAAGGATGTAGTTGAAAAAAGAAAACATATTCTTTGCACCGTGAAGAATTGGATTAAAAAAGCAGGTTTATAATATTCTATTATATTTAATAGCTTGGACGTATCTATCGGAATATAACCGTTTCCATAACTTTACTGTTCATGGAAACAGTCCCTACTGTGCTGTAAATTACAAAACCAAAGAAATTAATTGTGTATACCAAACAATGGATGCATGTCGAGATACCCTACAAAATTACGATATGACTGTTTGTTATCCAAATAAATTTACTAAATAAGCTTTTATATGAATTCACTTTATCTTTTAGCCATTCTTATTTTCTTTAATCAGGGTATTGGCGGATTAGCTGCACAACCACTGTATTACTTTTTGCGTGAAACTTTGGGCATGGGTGTTCCAGCGATTATGGTCCTTGGAGCCCTTGCGAACCTTCCATGGTTGATTAAGCCTGTCTGGGGATTTCTTAGTGATTCAATAAGTATCTTTGGGTACCGTAGAAAAAGTTATATTGTTTTATTTGCGCTTTTAGGCACCATAGCTTTTCTCGCTATCGGCTTGTCACCATTTATTTCTCTGTCTATTCTTATCGGCTTGATGATTGTTGGGTCCATTGGGGAAGCTGGTGGAAATGTAGCTGTAAATGGCATGGGGATAGAAGAGGGTAATAAGGATGGAACTACAGGACGTTTTCAATCCATAACCTGGGCGGCTTTAGGTGTTGGTTCTGTCCTTACAGGCGTTTCTGGTGGTTATATTGCTGAAAAGGCTTCCTATCATCTCGCTTACGTAATTCTCGCTATTTTCCCTATCCTAATCGCTATAATGGCCCTCAGACATCCAGAAGAAAGGGCAGAAGGTTCTAAAAAGAACGTGGGGCCAATAATTAAGGATTTCCTATTAAAATTAAAAAATAAACAGATCCTTTTGTGTAGCCTTTTTGTATTTTTCCTTTGGTTCAGTCCTTCTTTTGGAACTCCACTTTTGGACAGAATGCGAACGGTTTTACATATGTCCAAAGTGTGGATTGGATGGCTAGATACAATTGGATCAGCTTGTGGAATTATCGGAGCTATGGTATACTTTAAAGTGAGCAAGAACATCAATATGAAGCGTTGGTTGTATTACGGAACCATCTTAAGTGCTTTGGCAACATTTGCTTATTTGTACCTAACGCCGACTACTTTGCTTTGGTATACGATTGTATTTGGAGTGGCAACACAGTTCATTCATTTGCTGATGCTTAACTTGATGGCGATGACTTGTCCAGAAGGAACTGAGGCAACTACGTATGCTTTGTTGTGTTCGTTGGTGAATTGTGCATCTTTCTTTTCGAATATCGTTGGAGCTAAGTGTTTCGCTTTGTTTGGATATAATGGGCTGATTATTATTTCAGGCGTTACTACCTTTATGTGTTTGGGATTTATTCCGTATCTTGAGGTAAAGAATGTTTGAAGTGGGAGATGTTATTGAATATGGTGGAGAAGGTTCTGAAGCATATATAGTTGATATTAATAGGAATAGTTTGTGTATATTATTTTTTGATGGTTCAATAGGTTGGCACGATATTCAAGATAGTAATTTTAAACGGACTTCAAAAAATTGGGATTCCAATAAATTGAGAAATATTATCGAACTTGGTTTTTCCAAAGGATGTCGAGTAAAAAGGGCTGGTTATATCGATAATCTTACTTACATTGAGTTACTAGCCTGGACAAAAGAATATGCAGAACAAAGAACTCGAATATAATTTCCTGAAGCATGTCCTTACCGATCCCAAATGTATCCTGAAAGTACAGGAACATGGAATTGATGAGAACTTCTTCAATATTCCCACAGTATCAAAACTCTTTGGTATTACCGTTCGTTATTACCAAGCTTACGGAGCCCTTCCCACTTCCGCTGATGTTGAGTTAGTCCTTTCCTCTAGCAAATATACTGCCAATCTGGGTGATGATTTCAAAAAGCAAATAGCTGTCCTCTTCTCTGAAGTGTCAATTCTTTCCAATCCTCCCAACTTTGATTTGCTCCTTGATGAGTTGACCCAATACCACAAAACCAATTTATTCCAGCAATCTTTGTTTGCTGCCACTGAAGCTCTTACGAACAATAGCACAGATAAAGCGATTGAAGCCGTTAAGAAGTCGCTTGCGTCCATTGATAAGATTTTTGCTTCCAATTACGATTTGAATGGCAGTATTGAAACTAACGCCAAACCTTTGTGGGATCAGTTCCTGGATGCAGAACAATATCCAGAAAAGTATAAGGGAATCAACGTGGGATTTGATGGGTTTGATAAATTAACAGGTGGATTGGTTGGAGGCACAGTTACCTTAATTATTGGAGGTTGGAAATCTGCTAAGAGTGTCCTTTCCATGAATATGGCACACAATGTTGCTACAAGCGATTTTGCTACTAAACGTGTTGGCAAAAGGGTTTTGTATCACGTTAATGAGGGACGGTTTGAATTGAACCAAGCTCGTCTTGCATCTTGTGCAACAGGAATCAACTATACTCGTTTAAGCAGAGCACTCAGAGGGCGCGTTGTGTTTACCCAAGCTGAACGTGATCTTTATGAGAAGTATTTGAAAGGGGATGAATTCAAAGAGTTGCGACACAACCTCATTATCGATTCAGCACCTCCAATTGTTTCCAGTGCTCGTTATATATCCGCAAAGATTAAAGAACACAATCCAGAGTTTGTCATCATCGATTATTTGGGGCTTTTGGGAACAGATCAGCGAGTGAAAGATGATAACGAGAAGCTTGGTAAGGTATCCTCTGAAGTGGTGTCGCTGGCCATTGAACACAACCTGCCTATTATCCTGATTGCACACGTTAACAGAAAAGCGAAACAAGCAGCCGATAAAAATAACGAGGATTATGACAGCGAAGATATGGGGCTGAGCATTGAACCAATTAAGAACGTGGATGCAGTTGTCTCCTGGAGAATTGAGGACCCCGAACAATTTAAACAAACACACAAGGGTATTGGAACATTGGCGATTAGGGATGCCAGGAACGTAGAGACGGGAACGTGTCAGTTGTTGGTAGATACCAACGTGATGGGAATAAAAAATATTATTTACGGTGGAATTGGTGGACAGCAACCGTGAAGGTGTACATAGATCAGTGTTGTTTCAATTGTAAACATGAGGCAGGATGGCACCGAGATTGTGGTCGTAAGAACGGGCATTGTTTTAAATGTGCAGATTGTCAAGAATTTGTTCCTTCGGACAATCTGGATTATATTGAAAAAAAAAAAAAAAAGAGAGGATTAGTAAAATGAGCGTAAAACACCGTTATTCATGGCTCCCAGATTTACCTGATTTTAGAGATTTTAAGTATGCCTTTCACAGTCTAAAATTTTCTCCAAATATGGGATTGAATTTAAATTTGCCAACACAAGTTGATTTACGTCCCTTTTGTTCTCCTGTATTTGATCAGGGACAGTATGGTAGTTGTACCTCACAATCTCTTGCAGGGCATTTAGAATTTTTGGAGCTTAAAGAAATCCGAGAAAAAACTACTGCCCCAGAAGAGTTTGATCCTAATACTTTTGTACCATTCTCCCGCCTTTTCATTTATTGGAATGAACGCGATCTGGAAGGTACTACGAGTCAGGATAGTGGAGCACAGATTCGTGATGGTATTAAATCCTTGGCTCAATACGGAGATTGTAAAGAGGGGAATTGGAGCTACCTACCACAGAATGTATTTACCAAACCATCTGATGTAGCATTCCAAGAAGCTGCAAGTCATAAAATTTCTACTTATATGCGCTTGGATAGTCTTTACGACGTAAAGCACTGTCTATCAAGCGGCTACCCAGTTTCATTTGGTTTTACTGTATTCGAATCTTTTGAATCTCCTGAAGTGGCCAATACTGGGATTGTTCCAGTTCCACAATCTAATGAAGAATGTGAAGGCGGTCATGCCGTCTTAGCTGTTGGATATGACGATGCAAAGCAATGTTTGATCGTTAGGAATAGTTGGGGTCCGACTTGGGGCGATAAAGGATATTTCTACCTTCCCTATGAATTTGTCACCAATCAGGATCTCAGCGACGATTACTGGTCAATTCGTAAATGATTGAGTTTTGTATTTGTAGGCATTCTAAATTCGAACATAAAGAACCAACACCATCTAGAAAAATACGATGCAGGGAATGTTGGAGTGAATGGGCTAATGGATGGAATGGAATTACAGAATCATCTTTAAGTCACGAATTCAAACTCGATAACTTGAAATTTATTGAAGATTTAGCTAAAGAGAGAAAACTGGTATGAAAACTTGTTTGGAAATTATCGAAGAGTATGGAATCGAGCTTAAGGATCTTGGAAAGGATCTTGCTCGTGGATATTGTAAAATTCATGATGATAGAGCGGGTGGAAAACCTCAGTTCACCTACTACAAAAATAATGACAGTTGGTTCTGCTTCCGTTGTGGAATAGGTGGAGATGCAATCCGTCTAGTAGCGGAGATGGAACACATTTCATATAATGAAGCTAAGAAACGATTGGTAGGAACTGAACAAGAGCAACTTCAAGAAAATCTGGATGCTTTGGATAATCTCGATGTCGATATTGCTCAATCCTACAACCTACAACTTAATTTAACTCTTCGTCCAAAGTTTCGAGATTTGCTTTATCGATTCCCAGGCAAGCAACAAGATGTTTTAAACGCAATGAAAGCACTCGATGAAGAATTGAAGAACAAGATTAATTTTACAAAGATGAGCCAACTCTTTGAACGTTTTAAATTGTTTAGTGAGCAGATAGTTGCAGAAAGCGTTAAAGTCTGATATAGTTGAAGTATGAAAGATCTAAAATTACCATGTATTTGTGGGCATTTGAAAAGGGAACATAGATTAGGTTGTGCTGATTGTCATTATGATTTATTGGACAAAGATTACGGACCTACTAAATATTACCAAGAACGTCGAAAGATATTTCACGATTTCAAACTTGATAATCTTGCTTACGTCGAGCAAGTGGCTAGAGCACGGGGATTAGTGTGAAAGAATTCACCATCACCAAACGGTTCACAAAGAAAGTGAGTTTCAATTATAACTCGCTGGAATGCAGCACGGAGCTTACCAATACTGTGAATGTTTCTTCTGGGGAAGAGCTTCTAGTTGAAAGTGACAAGCTATTCGAGCAAGCAAAGACATTAACAAACAACGATATAGAGAAAGTATTGAAAGAGAATGGGGTGACGAAGTAATGTTAAATAAACTATTTGATGTGTTAGATAAGAAATTATGCGGTGACGAATATGTTCCAGCTTCTGAAACAGATAAGGAATGGATCGTTAAACTGTTAAAAGAAAATATTAAATGGTATCGAGATGTAGCTAACGATTTGGAATCTCTAATTACTGATGATGTGGTGACGAAAGCGACCAAAGCAAATGGACAACGGTTTATGCGCTTGCTGCAATATTATGGACACAACGGAGCAGATAAATTGCACAATGCTAAACCTAAGAAAACGGAGGAAAAATAATTTGAAACTTTTAACCGAAGTAGAGATGCAGGAGCGTCTTGGTGAAGTAGCGACATGTAGGGTTGCTTTGGACCCAGATCCCACAGCCAATGGAGTTCTTTCGCTTAATAAGAAATTGGCCGAGATCCAGCTTTTTAAAGACCGTTTGAGTTATTTAATTACCGAAGCTTTGCATAATTCAAATACAGCCGAAGTGGTTTACGAAGAACTTAAGGGCGATCACGACCGTCAGTTGGAAGTGCTTCTGGCGACGGATTCCACAGTTCAGGCTCAGAAATCGGCAGAGATGCGAAATGCCACTGCGAAGCAAAAGATTGCTGAGCAGGTGCTCCGTCTCCATCACGCTGAAATTGATTTGCTCAAGGCCCAGGGATATTTGAAGGTACTACAGTCGATTCATTTGAATTTGGAATCGTGTAATTCCAATTTATCTCGACAAATCACCGTGATCCAGCTTGCAACTGGAATGGGTGAAGTACAAAGAAGTGCAAATGGACAACCAACAGGAACACTAACAAAAACATATTAAACATGCCAAGATTGAAAGGCAGTAAAGATAAGAAGTCCAGGAAAAGTAGAGGCAAAAGTAGGTTGTGTTCTAAGGGACACAACATAGCTGTTGTAGGTCGTAACTCTTCTGGACATTGCAATGAGTGCCACAAGGAATATTACAAGAAACGTTGGGAATTTATCAAAGAACATTTCAATGAAAAACCTTCTTAAAACTATAATAAAATGTGGTATTATTGAGACGTACTATACGTCCCATTATTATAATTTTAAGGAGATACCAAGATGAAAAAACCTAAGAAACAATTTTGTGTACACGGCCACGATACCTTTGTTACTGGCAGAAACAAACAGAATGCTTGTATGGAATGCTTACGAATTCGTGATCGTGAGGAATATGTTGCACATCCACGGCCTAAAACACAGTTCTGTCCAAAGGGGCATGATACCTTTGTTGTAGGCAGAGACGAAAGTGGATATTGTGTAACCTGTAAAATTATAAGACGGCGTATTGACGAAACAAAAGATTCAAGGATTAAAAATATTTGTCCACAGGGACATGATAAGAATGTGGTTGGCCGAGGTAAAAAAGGTGTTTGTAAGGAATGTAGACGAATTAACAGCTTAAAGTGGGCAAGAGAACATCCAGAGCAGGTATCACAACGAAAGCAAAAATACTACCAAGAAAATAAAGAGAAGAGCAAGAACAACAATCTGATTTGGAATTATAATATCACGCTAGAAGATTACAATAAAATGTTAGAGAAACAAGGCGGTGGTTGTGCTATTTGTGGAAGTAAAGAGATTGGAGTTGCTAGAGCAATTTATTTTTATGTGGATCACAATCATACTACAGACGAAGTTAGAGGATTATTGTGTAATCCATGTAATTGTTTAGTGGGTTTTTCTAGGGAAGACATAAAAATTTTGTTAAAAACAGTAGCGTACATCAAAAAACATAATAAACAAACTAATAAAATAAGGAGACATAACTAACATGCTTACAACAATCACAAAAGGTTCCTATGATAACACGCCAATTCCTGACAACGTGTATTTGGCTAAGGTAGTTCGAGTAAAAGAAAAGGCTCCACCCGCAAGTCATCCTGAGTGGTTTCCTAGTTTACAGTGGCAATTTCAGATTTTAACTGATCCATTTAAAAATCGATATGCCTTCGGCAAGACCCCAACAAATTGGGTGGCACAAAAGAAATTGGACAACTGGTTAGTCGCGGTTGGTATTAATGCGTCCAAGGGCCAGAGTGTGAAGATTGAGGATGTAAAAGATCTATACGTGAAGATCCTCGTTAAGGGTAAGAAATACAATGATAAGCAAACTGGTGAAGAGAAGATCTTTTCAGAAGTAACCGAGCTTCTTCCTTTGGATAGTTTGGATCAGATTAAGATTCGGGAATTGGCCGTTGGAGTTACTACAACGGCGGCTCAACCAACCATAGGTGGTCCAGGTAATCCCGCTATTGGAACTGGTAATGTTCTGTTGACGACTCCTACAAATGGTGGTACAACCGCAGGTGGATATGTTCCTATGACTACATCGGCTCCTAATCCTCCACCTCCGTACATGCCTCAGAATCCTATGGGAACGCCAACATTCACACCAGCACCTAATGTAACAGGTACGCCGAGCAGAACCATACCATTCTAAAAAGATGGAAGAAATTTGTATCTGTCATCATACAAGATCCAATCATGATGACGCAATTTGTTGGGCTTGTTATGATGGTCGGAATATGTACAAAAGAGGCGATTGGATACGGAGCAAGCACTCATTCAAACTCGACAATCTTAAGCTGATCGAGGACTTAGCTAAAGAGAGGAAATTGATATGACGTTGCGCGAGAAAGCAATTAAGCAGTTAAGAAAGAGCATTCCGATTGAAGCAAATGAATATACGGAATCTAGAATCCAAAAGCTTATTAAATTATGGAAAAGTAAAAAAGAATGGGTTGTAAAAAGTAAAGAAGAAGGGCATACTTTTACCATTCTCAAAGGTGAGGATTGTTATGAAGTGTACAATGCATCTAATGAGTTAGAAGGAACAGCAGATACTTTGGCTGATGCTAAAGCCATTGCTCATCAAGATGGAGAACGAGTAGGTTATTAATTTAGGCAACAGGAGAATCTAATGAGTGAACAAGCCGAACTTAAAAAGTTTCTAGCCACATTATCCAAAACCCATGAAACGGTTATCAGCCAGATTAAAGATATGGAGCGACCTGAGATTGAAGCACTTCCTTCTGGCAGCTTTACAATCGACCGTGCTTTAGGTGTTGGTGGTTATCCTCGTGGACGTATTATTGAAATTTATGGTCCTGAAGCTTCTGGTAAAACTACGCTTACACTGCTTGCCATTGCTGAAACTCAGAAGAATGGTGGGACGTGTGCATTCATCGATGTTGAACATGCTTTGACAATGAGTTGGGCCGAGAAACTTGGAGTGAATGTTGGGAACCTTATTTTTACCCAGCCGGATAGTGGTGAACAAGCTTTGGCGTTGGTAGAGGAACTTGTCGCTTCCAATCTTGTTGATTTAATTGTAATTGACTCTGTAGCGGGACTCCTTACGAAAGCAGAGATTGAAGGAGAGATGGGGCAACAGTTTATGGGTGCCCAAGCCCGTCTTTTAAGTCAAGGACTTAAAAAGCTTACTCCCGTAGTGGGTAAGAGTAAAGCAACGGTTATTTTCATCAACCAGATTCGTCAGAAGATTGGGGTTATGTATGGTAATCCAAATACGACACCTGGAGGATTAGCTTTGAAGTTTTACAGTAGTGTTCGTCTAGCTGTTAAGAAAGTATCTGGATCTGATATTAAGAATGAACAGGGTGCTTATGTTGGGCATCGTTTGGAAGTGGATGTAATTAAAAACAAAGTGGGAGCCCCACATACCTCCGCTGAATTCTCGCTTAACTTCCTTACAGGGGTTGATCGTGTTGATGAGCTTTGCACCCTTGGATTACTTAACGGAGTTATTATCCAAGCGGGACCTTCTTATACCTTTGAGGAAACAAAAGCCAAGGGTTATGACAATCTCGTAGAAATTGTTCGAGCGGATAAGAACCTTCAGGATGCTATTTGGAAAGCGATTAAGGAGAAGAAATAATATGAGTGAATCAAAACTTGTTAAAGATATTATCAAACAAATTGAGCACATTGCTGAGAAACTTCAAATTGAACCTTATCAGCTAACCAAAGCTCAATTCATGGAATTTGCCAATATGAATGAATGGCAACTCCGTAAAATTGGTGGGTATCAGACACTCCTCTCAACCTACTTCCCAATCCCAGATAAATCGTTGAAAGATATTGAATTGCTATCACAACGTCAAAGTTACTTAGCTAAACTTGAGAAGAAGTACGGATCATGGGAATTGTTTGCTGAACAGCTTACTGCATCTCTCGTTAAGAATTTGGGGAATATGAAAGTAGAACCAAAGATTCTAAATGAGAAAGCAACACGCGAATATATAAAAAGTATTGCGAGAACTGAATTGCATGATTCAAGTCCTCGTTCCATTTGTGTTGCTCTTACCGATCTCCACTTTGGAACTAATGTTGATTCTGCGGAACTAGGTGGAAAGAATGAATTCAACTGGACAATTGGTGCTCGTCGCTTTGGGTTTATTATGGAACAATTGCGTACATATAAGATGGAACTTCGTCATTTACATGAAGAAGTTGTTCTTTTGCTTGGCGGAGATTTGATTGGTGGTGTGATTCATAATCAGGAGGGGCCGGATTATGATTTGATTACGTTTCAAGTGAATGGAGCATTGAATTATTTTATTCAAGCCTTCAATCATTTAAAGAGTTGGTATCCCAAAGTTCGTGTGATTTGTCAACCAGGAAATCATGGTAGGGTGATGCATAAAATGTCTAAAGACCGTGCTCTCTCGCAGAAGTACGATTCTTTTGAAAATATCGTATTTTATTCTTTGTCTGAACGTTTTAAAAATGACCCAAAGGTTGAAATTATTGTACCCAAGACTCCTTATGCTGAAGCGACTGTTCAAGGGCATAGAATTTATATGACCCACGGCGATGGAGTTTTTACAACAGGCAACCCTGGCAAGAGTATCAATACAGATAGTATTGATAAGCAGGTAAACCGAGTCAATGAAGCAGAACGTAATAAGCATCGAGCACCATTTGAATTGTTTGTATTTGGGCATGTTCACCAGCCAGCACATTTCCAAGTGAGCAGCGGAGCGCACATTATTATTAACGGAAGTATGATTGGAACGGATTCATTTGCTCAGGGTGTGGGAATTATGAGTAACAACCCCGTACAGGTGATTTGGGAAATGAATAAAAAGTTTGCTGTTGGCGATAGTCGTTGGTTATTCGTTGCGGAAGCAGACAAGCAGAAACGTCTTGAAACACTCATCAAACCTTACAATTACCAACTATCAGCTTAAGGAGTTATTATGTCACGACCTCGTGCTCTTTCAACATCTAATTCAGAATTTCCACTTCCCCCAAAATCTGCGTCATCTTTAACAGATAAAGATTGGGAAAGGGTTCTTAAGGAATCCAAATGGAATGGTAATTTCAATACGCATGTTTTTCAAACATTCCTTAATGCCAAAAGTCCAGATGAGATTCAATATGATGAACATCAGGTAAGCGAATCATATAGCATCGTTCCTCGTTTTTGCCTTGAAGATTTTCTAAAAGAGGAGAAACTGAAAGTTGAGCGTTTAGCATGGGTTTTAGAAGATTCTACATATAGCGTGGAATGGAGTTTGATCGAGATTGACGTAGATAAGAAAGTTAATAGGGTAAATAATGGGCAATTCTTTATCTCAAATGGGATTGACAAATACATTATTGAATCGAAGCAGGGATACCACGATAATTATTTCTTCAAGTTTATTAGTCGAAAGGACGCAAAAGTAAGCGGTAAAGATCTTCTAGAGAAGTTTCTTAAATATACAGAAGCACATAATTTCCTCCGAGGGAAGAAGATTGACCCTAATTGTTCTTTTGTACGTTTGGACCATAAATACACATGGGATGACATCATTCTTTCAGAGAAACTTAAAACAGACATTCGCCAAAACCTTTCGAACTTAATTGAGCATCGAAGCATCTACCGAGATAATGGACTTAAGGTTCGACGTGGGCTAATCTTTTCAGGACCTCCAGGAGTAGGAAAGACTAATTTGGTTAAAATTCTCTGTGCCACAATTGATTGGACTTTAATTTGGGTTAGCCCAAAGCACTTAGAGAACCCTCGTAGAGTATCCATGATTATGCAGCTTGCAAAGGATCTAAGCCCGTCCATCATTGTTTTAGAAGATATCGACCTTTATGGATCTTCTCGTGAAATGAATGGCAACCCTACCGTACTTGGTGAGCTAATGAATCAACTTGATGGAGTTGAAGGACTTGTTGATATTATCACAATTGCTACAACTAATCGAGAAGAAGTATTAGAAAAAGCATTGCTTGATCGTCCTGGACGTTTTGACAAAGTTATTAAGTTTGGATTACCTGAAGTGGCAGAACGTTTGCGAATGTTGGAGTTGTTTTCTTCTACTGTTGGGAAAGACAAAAGCTTTACATGGGAAGAGCTTGCAGACAAACCAACGAAAGGTATGTCAGGCGCACAGATTCGTGAAGTTATTTCACAAGGAGTTATTCAGGCAGTGGATGATGGAAGTGTTGTTAAAGGAAAAATTGTATTAAAGTACAAACATTTGAAAGCAGCAATGGTAGCGATTAAGGGAAAAGATTTTACAAAGATTGGTATTCAACCCACAAGTAGCTCTCTTCCTGGAAGTTTGCTCGACGATATAGACCGCTGGTGATAGTGAATTGATTTCCCAAGTCGTACTCGAAAACTTTCAAAGCCACAAACATTCAACTTTTAGTTTCGATAAAGGATTGAATTTAGTTGTAGGGTCGAGCAATCAAGGAAAAACTTCCTTGGTTCGCGCATTGTCGCTTGTGCTTTACAACCAATGGGATAAAAGTTGGACGAGGGTGGGTTCTGCGTTTTGTAAAATTACTTTGGTAATGGATAATGGTGTTACAATAATCCGTGAGAAAGGCGATAAGCAGAATAAATATATTTTGCAAGTTCCAGGTCAGCCTGAACAAACGTTTACGAATTTTGGAACTGAAGTTCCTGAAACTGTAAGCAAAATATTACACATTGGAAAAATTGAATTGGACAAAGATGATTCGCTTACCCTTAATTACGCTTCACAATTAGAACCGCTATTTTTATTCAATCGCAGTGGCGCACAGAAAGCGAAGGTATTTGGACGTTTATCAGGTGCTCATTACCTCGACCACGCTCTCCGCAATTTAAATGTCGAAAAACGCAGTATTAGTGTCGAAAAGAACCTCAAAACTAAAGAGTTGGTCGATTTACAAACTCAACATGTCGCTTTAAATGCCATTTTAGGGTTTCGTCCCAAAATTGAAGAGCTGGAAGGTAGAAATACCGCTTTAGATGCCGCTAAGCAGCGCGTAGAAGCCCTCAAATCGCTTCTTAAGCGGGTTCAAGATTGGAAACGACACTATGAGGCCGAGATAGTAAAAGAAACGCTACTGAGCCAAGCCAAGGCGGTGGAAATTGATTCTGTAACTGCTTCAGTACAGCGATTGAAAGCATTGAAACAGCTTTTTAATTGGAACAACGACCTTTTAAGCAAAGAAAATTCATTAAATACTGCTAAAACTGAATTATCCCTGGAATTTGAGGCTACCACCAGTGAATATGCATCTGTTTTAGGAGAAAATAAGGTGTGCCCAACGTGTTTTGGACAATTAAATAATGAAAAATTGCGAGATATTAAAAACTCCTTGACTGGGAAAGAGAAATGCTCTATTTAATTATAATTTTATTAGCTGGTGCACTAATTTATTTATTGCCAAAATATTTTAAATTGACAAACAATTTTTCCTCACAACTTTTGATATACAAAGAAACTGAATTGGAAAAAGAATTGGAAAAATACAATTTGGCAGTGAGAGAAGAAATGGATAGACGAATGACACAAAATGCAGAAGCGGCAAAAGCCGAAGCGTTAGCGATGGTAGCAGAATGGCAAGTAAAATACGAAGAAGCAACCAGACAAGATGCGATAAATAAATCCCAAGCGATTATGATGGGTAAAACACTCGAACATCTTATCCCATTTTTCCCAGAGTTTAAATGGAACCCAAGAGATGCGAGATTTTTGGGTTCACCTGTTGATTTGGTTGTGTTCGATGGGTTGAGTGAAGGGAAACTTAGACAAATTGTTTTTGTTGAAATTAAAACAAACACGTCGCAATTAAATGCGCGAGAAATACAAATCCGTGATATAATTAAAAGTGGGAAAGTGACGTGGGAAGAAATTCGGCACATGATAAATTCAGGGATAGTAAAATAAATGGGATTTTTTAATCCACCTTCTAAAATTGTCGCACAAGAAGTGTTTCGTCAGACTCGTCCCTCGGCAAAATTTTGCTTGGTGTGCCAGAGAGTGTTAGGTAAATATCTGTGTGCAGTACAAGCACCAATTTGCAAAGAGTGGGGAATTTGGACAGTGTGCAGTATTTCGTGTAAAAACAATATAAAACGCAACGCCATATTTTATAACTAAAATGAAACTTCGATTTTTTATTTATAGTAGTTTGTTGTTTGTAACTTTGGCATTGCCTGTTGTTTATAAAACAATTGATTACAATCTTCAACAACAGGAAATCTTAACGAGACGGCAAAAAGAAAATTGGCTCAATGATGCAGCAGATACGGAAATTGTTTTAATGCGTTTAGCACAAGCTCTTCACAATCATGAAGCATTTTGGGATCATTTTGACAAATTTCTAGAATATCAGCTTTTGCGTTGTAAAATGATTAAAGAAGATTTGAACCAAATATTGGGAAGTTTCAACTCTTGAAATTTTTATTCTTCACCGATTCCCACCTACGCGATTCTCGCCCTCGAAATCGTATCGACGATTTTTATAAATCGCAATTTGAGGAACTCGGGGAATTGGCGAATCTTGTGTTGGAGCATGATGTTGATGCTTTGCTTTGTGGAGGCGATCTTCTACACGTTCCAAAACCCTCTCACGAACTCGTTCGAGATTTGATTGGTTGGGCAAAATATATAAACGTTCCAATTTATTCTGTAATCGGCAACCATGATACGGTTGGATACCAGATGGATGCAATTGGTTCAAACGGAATTGGCGTTTTATTTGAATCTGAAGCTTTCCATGAGTTAACTGAGAAAGTGTTCGAAGAAGAGAAAATTATAATTAGAGGAATTAACGCAAAGGTTCAGGAAGATGGGTACGGGTATGAGTTTGAACCAAAATATGCTGGGTACACAAGGTTGATTGTTTCCCACAACTACATTATCGATGCTGAAAGTATGATGTTCGATTTTATGCAACCCAAGAATGTTCCGACAAATGCTGATTTAATCCTTTTGGGTCACTACCACCACCCATTCCAAACGCAGGTAAAAAACACGCAATTCATTAACCCTGGAGCCCTTTCACGCTGGGGAATTGACGAAGCAAATAGAATTCCAACAGTCTTGTTAATTGAGATAGCCAATGGTATAGTTGATGTGAAGCATATTCCCCTTGCTTGTGCAAAGAAGGCAGAAGAGATTTTTGATTTGAATAAAGTGGGGGTAGAAAAAGATAAAGAGGATCAACTTAAAAGCTTTATGGATTCGCTTGAGAATACGTCCTTTGAAACAAACGACATTGAAGCTTTAGTTTTGGCAGCAGGAAAGAATCAAGGAGTCGAAGAGAGAATCCTGAACAAATCGCTTGAAAAGATTCGAGAAGCGAAAGAGATCCTGAAATGAACTCAAAAATTAACTGCTCTAAGCACGATAGAAATTTTATACCGAACCAATGCAGAGAATGTGAGAAAACAGTCGCATTCGAAAAATTATATAGACAGGCTGAAGGATATTTGGAAGAATACAAATTGTTGATTGATGAGGTTAGAAAAAATGAACATTGAAGACACACTTTCATCATTAAAGAAAAAGATCGACTTAATCAACACAAAGAAGATCGAGAATGCTACGAAGTTACATGCTTTGGAAGAAGAAAAGGCTAAACTTCTTCAAGAATGCCGAGCTTTAGGAGTTGATCCAACCAGTCTTGAAAAAATTGTTGTGGATGAAGAAACTAAGTTGAATAATGAGATTCAAACGCTCCAAAATGAAATAGGACAGGTTTATGAGCAGCTTAGCAAATTTTAATAATTTAAAAAATCTCTTTAACCAGAAACTTGGTAAGTTGGATGCCGTTACCAACTCTTTGAATATTTGCGAGAAGAGAATTAACGAGCTTACTTTGAACGAAGATACGGTTTCTAAATCCAGTTTGTTCCTTCAATCCTTGAGCGATACCGCACGTATCCAAGTAATAGAAAAGATTAGTGGGCTCGTCACTGAAGTGTTACAAGCAGTGAAAGACAAGAATTTAACGTTTAAGATGGAACTTGGGAACGAGCGTGGCCAGCCGGATTTAAAATTCTTTGTTGTAGATAGTTTGACAGGTAAAGAGATGGACGTACTTGAAAGCTGTGGTGGAGGAATTGCCGATTTGGTTAGTTTCGCTTTGCGCGTGTCGCTTCTTTTAAAATGGCAACCAAGGCTTGAGCGTGTTTTGATTTGCGATGAAAACCTGAAATTCATAAGCGTAGCCGACCAAGAATTGGCAGGAGAATTTGTACGAAAGCTTTCTGAACAGTTGGGATTACAGATTATTTTTATTTCACATTCAAAAACACTGGCAGAGAAAGCGCACCGTACCTTTGAGGTAATGAAAGAAAATGGAATCAGCAGAGTCCAAGAAACAGCTTCTCTTTAGTATTACACGAAAAGACTTCCGTGTTGATACTTTTCGCTCAGGCGGAAAGGGAGGCCAGAACCAGAATAAGGTTGAATCTGGTGTTCGCATCACACATTTAGAATCTGGTGCCGTAGCAGAATCTAGAGAAGAACGAGATCAGATTCGAAATAAAGAAAGAGCTTTTCAAAAACTTATTAACACCTCAAAGTTTAAAGCTTGGCATAAAGTAAAGACTTCTTTTATGTTGCAAGGGATTCAAGATGGAGAAGTAGAGCTTGAACGTAGAGTTAACGAAGCAATGAAACTTGAGAATTTAAAAGTAGAAGGTAAAGACGAGAATGGACGTTGGAGTAAAGAAGCGGTTGAGGAAAATGAGCGAGAATAGAGATTTCAAACTCTTTGTGGATGATACTCGTGAAATCCCAAAAGGATGGATGGGAGCAAGAACCGTTTCTGATACGCTCAGGTTTCTTCACATGTTCAGCCCTATTGCCGAAATCAGTTTGGATCATGACATTCTGTTTCCTCAGCATGGAATTGACAGGTATACGATGTATGCAGCCGAGAATTATACTGGAGTCGCTTACTACATTGCACGAATGCCCGAAGAGTTGCGACCAAAGATAATACGCATTCATTCTTCTAATTCTGGGGCTGCAATGACGATGTGTGAAATTATGGGGTTGAATTTTGATACAACGTACAAGCTTTATGATCCAAAGAATTATGAGTAAAATGAAAAAATGTATTAAATGTGGTGAAAGTAAGCCAGAAGAAGTTTTTGACAAAACTAAAGACAAGATTGGTAGAATAGATACTTGTAAGCTATGTAAATTTAACTGGGATGCTGTAGTACGTTCTGCCATTCGAAGATCTTTTGCCCGATCCCCAAAAGTAATAGAAGTAATGTTAACGGGTCGTAGAGTTGTTCCACGTTATACCAAAAGTGGGGAAAGGCATAAAGTTGATGCAGTAGAGTTTCAATGCCAAACTTGTAATGGTTGGTTTATTAGAAAATTTATTTCTGTTGATCATTTTGTACCTGTAGTGAGTGTTGAAGAGGGCTTTCAGACCTGGGACATTTTTATTGAACGAATCAATTGCGATAGAAAGAATTTAAAACGAATATGTGAAAATTGTCACCAAGCCAAGTCGAATGTAGAGCGTGATAAACGCAATGCAATTCAAGATGGAGTTGCACTTAGTAACTTGGAAATTAACATTCAAAGTGTTTGGACAATTCCAGAATTAAAAGAACTTAAAAAGCAAGTATCCAAATTCTTAACTAAAACCAAAGCCCAAGAAACTCGTGAACGTGCTTTGAAATTAAAACAAATTATCATAGACAAGATTGAAAAGGAAGATTGATGAAATTATTTAAACAGATCCTATCAACTGTCCTAATTTTATTTGTAAGTGTTTCTACATTTGCCGTAGATCGAGCATATTATGACGGATATTTTGTCAGCTATATTATTGATAATACAACAACCTTGTTTTTACGAAAGAATCTATTAGATCCTGACTCAAAGGAAATGGCCAAATGGGACAAATATTGGAATGACACAGTAATACAACAGTCACAAGGATTTCTTCCAGCGTTTCCATTTATGGATTTTGAAAATTCTTTGCTCAATTATTGTGTGATACAGGACCTTATTACGTACAAACAAGCAAATGCAGCAATAGAAAAATCCAAGCATGTAGGTGGAACGACAATCAATGGATACAATCTGCTTTATTTACACGCCGAAGTATTATGGGATTTGGTTTTAAATAAACATATAACGAAAGAAGAAGCGAAGAATTTGTTAGATGCTTCTTATAAAAAGGCAAAATAATGGAATTTTTTGGATGGGTAGCAACTCTTTTATTTGGAGCTTGTTATTGGCCTCAGCTTTATCGCAGCTATAAAAGAAAGAGTGTTGGGGATATCAGCTTTTGGAGTTGGTTTATTCAGATGCTGGCATACATATTTGGTTTAGTTTATGGATTTCGTTTGAATGAGTTACCATTAGAAATCGGATATCTTCATGGACTATTTTGTACGGTGGTGTTGTTAATTATGTACTTTGAATACCGAGAATAGGATAACAAACAATGTACAGAATAAGTGAAGAAGTGGCTCGTAAGATATTGAGAAATGTTCGAAGTCCTGAAATTGGCCCAATGAATATTACAACTAAAGATCCTTTTACACCAAAGAATTTGAACAGCCTTGGTTTCATTGATCCTTATGCTGCGATAGGAACTGACTTTCATTACCTTATAGAGATTCCATATCCATGGATAAATCCAAACCTTCCACCAATTCCTGGACTTGATGGATATTGGCTGTATCGCCGTGAAGAATTGTTATCACCAACTGAACCTTTTAGCGTTCCTCGCTATCTTGCAGATCCTAATATCTTGGATGGAGAGCAACAATTAGATGTAACTGATTGCTCAATAGTTTTGCCGACTGAAGTAGAGAAGTTGACATGTAGGAGCATTATGACATTTGAACAGCTTGTAAAATTTGAGCCGCTAATACTTGATTGCATTTCAAAGGATTTAAAATGACCGACGAAATTAAAGAAGTTTCTAAACCTCCTGTGGATGACATGGTGCCTTTAAAGACTCCTACAGTTCCTTTGTTTCAAATACCAGATGCCGTTCTTAACAGTATGAGTAAAGAAGTTGCCCCAGACATTGCTCAAATGACTAATCCCGTAGAATGGATCATGAAACAAAGAAAACTTGCAGAAGCTCAAGTATCGGGACCCAAAGAAACCGAAGGATTGGCTCCATTACCACCAACAATTATGAGTACTCAACCCTCAGTACAAACAGTTCCAGTACGAAAAACTAATGTTCCAAAGATTGCATGGGCAGGTCAAGATTTGAATGAGGAAGCTTTAACGATGTTATTTTACATGGTGGTAAAAGAAGTGTCAAAAGATAAAAAGATTAAGAAGTATTTGAAGGATTTACAGATTGAAATTTACGATATAAATAACACACTTTTATGGCCGTAAGGTTTGCAATTAACACACCCTTAAAAATATAATAAAAAGTGGTATTATTAGGAAGTATGTGGCCACCTATATTAATTTAAAAGGACAATAATATGAGACAGAAGAGTAAGAAATTTAGGCGTTGGGCAAAGCAACATAAAGATACCATCCTAACCGTATCATTAAGTGTGTTGGCAAAAAAATTTGGGTTATCCACCGTTGGTGTTTGGAAAATAAATAAGGAATTTAATATAAAAACCTCTCCAATCTTAGTAAAGAAATTCTGTATTCATGGGCATGAAATTGCTAAAGTTGGTCGCACTAAAGATGGCAAATGCAGAGAATGCAAAAGGGTACAAAGGAAAAAAACTTATATACCACATCCCCGCATTAAGAAGCAATTTTGTCCTAAAGGACATGATACTTTTATTTGTGGTAGAAGCAGCAGTTACCAATGCAATCAATGTTTAGCTGAGTATTATATGAACAACAAATCTATAATTTCGAAAAAAGCAAAAAAGTATAAAACTGATAACAAAGAACACCTTTCTCAAAAACAACATGAATATTATTTAGAACATAAAATAGAATTGTTACAAAAAAACAAAGAATACATTAAAAAGAATAAGAAAACCCTCGCTCCAAAGCGTAGGGAATACGAACGTAATCTCCGTAAAACAGATATTCAATATAGATTGGGTAAGAATTTACGAAGGAGACTTAAATTGGCTTTAGAAGGAAATTTTAAGGCAGGTTCCGCAGTTCGAGATCTCGGATGTACAATTGAATTCTTAATTGCTTATTTACAAGATAAATTTTATGGAAAAATATCTTGGGATAATTATGGAACTTATTGGGAAATTGACCACGTAAAAGCTTTATGGAAGTTTGATTTAACCCAACGCAGTGAGTTTTTAAATGCCGTTAATTTCACAAATCTACAGCCACTTACTAAGCCAGATCACAAAAAGAAAACCGTCAAAGAAATGGTGGAAAGAAATAAAATGTATGCTAAATTTAAATAATACAAATTGTCAAAAATGTCCTGCTTTGTGTAAAAGTAGGAAACAGGTCGTAAATGGGCAAGGGCCAATAGAAAATGTAAAAATTATGATAGTTGGTGAAGCTCCTGGTCCAGACGAAAACGATTCTGGACAACCCTTTGTTGGAAGGGCGGGTCAGATGCTCACAAGGCTTTTGGGCATGGCTGGTATTGATCGTTCTCATGTTCGAATCTCTAATGCTGTACGTTGCTTTCCCAAGAACGAAGATAAAAGTATTATGTCATCTTTCAGAGCCCCAACATTTGAAGAGATTACAGCTTGCCGAGAATATTTGAAGCAGGAGATTGAAGCGATTAAGCCCAACGTGATTGTTCCTGTTGGGAGTGCTGCGTTAAGTGCCATTTTAGGTTCAAAAGCCGCAGCAGCTTCTACAAAGATTACAAAAGTACGGGGCACAGAGTTTTGGTCCGAAGAATTAAACTGTAAAATTATGCCGACTTTCCATCCCAGTTTTGTAATGAGAGATCCCAACAAGGAACCCATCGTAATTCAAGATTTTGTTCGTATTCGAGAATCCTCACAATACAAAGAACTTTCCAAAGGTGACGAGGGAAACTACATTACGCTGGATACAATGGAGAAAGTAGATGCTTTTTTTGAACGAATGAAAGATGTGCCAAATTTTGTGTTCGACATTGAAACAAACTCCTTGGATTGGCAAGTGGGAGAAATACTTGAAATAGCTTTTAGTTGGAAAGCAAAAACAGCTTGTGTGCTTCCCCTTACAAAATACATCGGAATTCCTTACCAAGAACTTGAAATAAGAAAAAGAAAAAGTAAGAAAAAAGTAGATGGAAAGGTTCAAGTTATGGAAGTAGAAAAGCAGGTAGCTGTAGATAAGGTGCGGGATACGTATCAACCATATTGGGGTGATAAGCAGGAATATATTTTGGGCAAGCTTAAAGAACTCCTACAATCTGAAAAAGGAAAGATTGGACAGAACCTCAAATTTGATGTGAAATGGTTCATGCAGAAAGGCTGGCAAGTGAACAATGTTATTTTTGATACGATGTTAGCTGCTCACTTGTTGAATGAGAATAACAAGGGTGGTTTGAACCTCACAGCCCTTTCGATGCAGTACACAACGATGGGTGCATATGACGGACAAATTGAAGCGTGGTTCAAAGAAAATAAAGTGTCAGAAGCGAAACGAAACTACGCTCACGTTCCTGACGAAATTCGTTTACATTACGCTTGTATGGACGCTGATGTAACGTGGAGACTCTTTGAAAAATTTGTTCCCCTTCTAGCTAATGAAAATCTTACCGATATTTTTAACCGTTTAATTATTCCGTTAAGTGTCACATTAACCGAAGCCGAGTTCCGTGGGGTTAAGATTGATACGACTTATTTGAAAACACTTAAACAAGAACTTGAGACGGATATTGCCGCCCTTGAAAAAAGAATTAAAGATGTTACGGGGGAGATTAATTTAAATTCCCCAGATCAACTTAGAAAGCTTTTATTCAAAGATCTTAAGTTGCCAAAAATTAAAAAGACTAAGAAAGGTGAAGATTCGACAGATGTGGAAGTATTGGGAATTTTAGCGGATATGAATCCCATTCCGCAGTTGATCCTTGATTATCGTAAGTTGGAAAAGCTTTACACAACCTACGTTGTTGGTATTGAAGAAGTATTGGACAAAGATGGGTATTTGCATGGATCGTTTAATATTACAGGAACAGAAAGTGGGAGACTTTCCAGCAGTGATCCGAACCTTCAAAATATCCCAAAGAAAGACAAACGTATTAAAAAGATGTTTCGAGCTGAAGAAGAAAATGTAATGGTGGAAGGCGACTTGTCGATGGCTGAGATAAGGTTCTGGGCTGAGTTTTCCAGGGACCCTCAACTCCTTCAGGATCTTTATAATGGGTTGGATATGCACCGAGAAGTAGCAGCTAGGATATTTAAAATTCCACCTGAACAAGTAACCGACGAACAGAGGACGTTTGCAAAGAGAACTGCTTTCGGACTATTGTATGGAATGTCGAACGACAAGTTCAGTAAGCAGAATAAATGTAGCTTGGATGATGCAGAGAAAGGCCGACAAGCATTCTTTGGTCGTTATCCAATTGCCAAACAATGGCTGTTTCATATTTCTAGAGAAGCTAGAATGAATCAGTATGTTACAAACTTGTTTGGCCGTCGAAGACATTTGCCAGGAATTAACAGTCAAGACGAAATGGTTAAGTATGAAGCAGAAGCCGCCTCAAGGAATTCTCCAATTCAAGGAACTGCTTCAGATTACGCTTGTAATGCAGCTAATCGAATTGTTCAGAAATTTAAAGAGTTGGGATTGAAAGGTAAGCTTCGAATCCTTGTACACGACGCTATCATTATGGATATTCCAAAAGTAGAATTTGAACAGTCGATTAATATTATGCGAGAAGAGATGCAGCGTCCCGTTTGTAATATGGTTGTGCCCATGGTTGCTGATTTTTCATACGGACCAAATTGGGGAGAAATGAAAAAGTACGAATTTAAAAAGGAGACAGCAAATATATGAAAGCGTCTGATTACCAGTTATGGACGGAAAGAACGGCGATTTACCCAAAGAATGAAAGCATCATTTATACCACCATTGGCCTTGCCAATGAAGCAGGTGAGTGTTTGGGGGTAGTAAAGAAAATGATGCGGGATGATAATAACGTTCTGACAGAAGAAAAGCGTACAAAGCTGATCGCTGAAGTTGGCGATGTATGTTGGTATTTGGCGCGTGTATGTACCGAACTCGGTGTTTCTATGGAAGATGTATTTGAAATGAATATGGAAAAACTTGAAGACCGCCTAAAGCGAAATGTGATTCAAGGATCTGGGGACAATCGTTAATGCTTATTTGTGATAAATGCCACATAGCAAGTGCAGACGTTCAGAAAACAGTAGATCCTTATTCCAGCGATGTAAATAATGAAACGATTGAAATAAACCTTTGTGATGCTTGTTATTGTGAGAGGGTTTGGGATATTTAAATGTTTGATTGGCTCCATAAAATAAACGTAAGAGTGTATCTTTGCCAGGCAATGACGGGCATTAGACAGAACGTCATATATCAAAGGAATGCGTATTGCACTCGCGTCTTAGAAAAGTACGGAATCGAGGTTTGGTCCCCCGTAACCGAAGAGGGTGTAAGCCCTTCCAATAGAAAACTTGATCAGCCTTCCCAAGAACAGCTTCGAAAATTTTGGCGCAGAGATAAGTTTTTGATAAAGCACAGTCACATTCTTTTGGACATAACAGGTCCTTCACGCTCACAAGGCAGTTTGCATGAAATTGGATTGGCGCGTTATTTTATTTTCCAACCTGTAGTGAGAGTCATGAAGCTTCGTGGACCTTCAGTAGTAATTGAACAAGAAGATATTGTAACAAGTACCGTAGAACAGGCTGCGAAACTAATAGTCCAGGAATTTGGGACACCTTGGAAAAGATTGAAATGGAAATTTAAATTGTTTGGACGATGCTTCCCTGGGTATTTGAAAACACGAATAATGTGGTGGATGGATTGGATTTAAATCCTAAATTTGCTCAGGGCGTAATTCAATTAGTTAAAGACGGAATTTTAACTAAAGGGTACGTTCAGGGATATTTAAAAAGCAGATTGGAAATGGGGAAAATAGATAACCTTTCGTATATTGAAATTATGGATGCAATAAAATGACAAACATTTTCAAACACGAACCAGGACAATTTAGAGGGTTCTTTTCAGAAACTTTGGACAGTTTTTTGAAATCCATTCAGGCTCCGTATACAAACACGAAAGTTATAAGGCCCTCTCAGATCCATTTATGTCAGCGTTGGATTGTTGGGGATCTTCTAGGCAGAATTCCATTTGAACCAAATAGTGCTGTGCAGCAACGAGTGTTGGATAATGGAAGCTATGTACACAAACGAATCCTTCAGAAGTATTTGCCAAGGATGGGGATTGTTCCGTACATCTTAGATATTAAGAAAGGTGAACTTAAACAGTTTATCGAGGTCAGCCTAAGAGACGATTCTTTATGGTTGAAGGGTAGCCCAGACGCTTTAATTTTAAATCCTAACGATGGGCTTGTTTACGTCTTTGAATTAAAAAGTATGCGGGATGGAGAATTTAAAATACTTGAAGATGCTAAGATTGAACACATCATGCAAGTGCATCTCTACATGTGGCTCACAAACATTCCCAGAGCAATTTTATTTTATGAAAACAAGGATAGCCAGCAGACTAAAGAGTTTGTTATCCAAAAGAGCGATATTCTTATGAATAAAATTTTAAATAAAATTAGTTTGATACAGAAGGCCGCGACAGAAAGTAATTTAAATATTCCATGCGAAAATACTTCAGTAAATGCTTGTAAATGCAGCAAGATTCTGATATAGTTGAACATATGAAGCTCTTCCATCAATCCCGTAAACTCGTATACGATACAGAGACGAAAGAAATCCAAACATTCGAAGAGTTTGAAAAGCAACAGGAGAAGAAAGAAAATGAGTAAAAAGATTTCAAAAGTGTATCTCGATTGGTCACGTTATCTTAAGCTGATTGATATTCTCGCAGAGAAGATTGATTGGAAGGATGAACAGTTCAAAAGTATTGTGTCGATTAATCGTGGTGGAAATATTATTGGAACAATTCTTTCCCACAAAACTGGAATCCCTTTAGTTGTGTTGAACAAAGCTGGAATTATTTATGAACGTGAGAAGTTTCTTGTCGTCGATGATATCGCTCACACAGGCTCTACTCTCGCCAATACCATTTATCTTTCCCAGGGAGCTAGGCTGGAATATCATCCTTTGGAATACGCTAACAAAGATTTCAAGATTGCAACGCTGCATTACAGGAAAGAATCAAAAGTGATGCCGGACTTCTTTGTTGAAACAGTTAACAAATGGATCGTCTATCCCTATGAATGTGCTTGATATTTTGTGTAAGTGTGGGCATTCTTTTTCACAACATCAAAGGGAACAGGATAGTAGCAGTTGCGTTTGTATTGTTCCTTCTATGGGAAAATCAAGTGATTGGGAACAATGGGCAGATAAGTGTATGAAGTATGTTCCAGACAATCTCACCCACATTGAACAATTAGCAAAACAGAAAGGACTTGTATGAAAAAAATCTATAACACAACCGTTAAAACCAAAGCCAAATATTATAAGAAATTTTCGGACTTAGTTGGCAAACAATTTTTACATGGGGGAGATAAATACAAACTTGAAGGCTTTTCTGACCGCGAGGCGACGGATGTTATTAGTTCCGTATTTGGTGGAGAGCTTGGGGATCAATGGATTTTGGGCACCATTTTAAAATATTTATTTCGATGGAACAATTTTCATCGAGAGAAAGATATTTTAAAGATGGCGACTTATTTGTATCTTCTTTGGGTCAAGCAAGGATTCCACTTACAAAAAATACACGATGAAGATATAAAGAAAAACAATGAACGCTAATTACGTTAAATATTTTAAAACTTACAAAAGATACCGTAAGAAAAATGCCAAAATTCGAGCGGCCAAACAACGGGAATATTATCGTAAACATACAAAACGAATTTTAAAACAGCATAAAAAATATAACGAAACTCATAAACGTTCTTACAAGCAAACTAAGAAAATTTTGAAAAAATATAGGGTAACAATTAAAGGCCGCTTTGCGACATTAAAATCTCAGGCTAAGAAAAAGAACTTAAAAGTTAAATTAACTTTGGAACAGTACGCAAAATTAATAAGCCAGTCATGTTATTATTGTAAAGGACCTCTAAACGAAACTGGATGTGGGTTAGACCGTATAAACAATTCTAAAGGATATTTATTAAACAACGTTGTTCCTTGTTGCAGAAATTGTAATATTATGAAAAATAGCTTTTTAACTTTTGAAGAAATGATCGTAGCTATGAAAGCCGTTTTGAAACTACGAAAATCGAAAGAAGGATAAAAAATGAGTGTGAATGTAGGATGGTTTTTTATTGCGGCAGCAATATTTCTTTTTGGGGTTGCAGCAGGGATTTTAATACGTTCCTGCGGAACAGATGAATTTTGGAAATCCTAA